TGGCTGTGCCGCATTAGAACACCAACGACTTGTTGTAGTTACACTCACACCAAGTTGTTCTGCCAACCATTTGCCTGTTCGTTTCTGTTCAACAAGAACTACCTTCAATCTATTAAGTTCATCCATTAAAAAATATTATAAATTTGTATTTCTATAATATTGTTTATAGTGTGAATTTTAAATAATTAAATAGTATGACATCTAAAGAATTATATAACGCATTTTTAGAACATTTATCAAAAACAACATCAGAATCTTTAGAAAAAGATTGGAAATTACTAAAGCAATACAATACAGGTATACTTGTTTCAGAGTACAAGGAATACGTCTGCAATATGTCTGATGTGGATGCAGTACTGACTAAAAATAAATTGAATTGCCAATTTTAGTTCTGTCTTAATTTTATTAAAAAAAGCGGAAGAACCACAAAAAGTTCAATAGGTATATTATTGCCAACATTAATTATACAGTTTATAAAAAAAGGCGGATGAACTTAACTGTTCATCTGCCTTTTAGTTTATATAAATAAAAGCTATTTATAGTAAAAAAGAACAATATGTCTGTAATACAAGCAAAACCATTTCTTCATTATATGGATTTAAGAAACCATGCCATAGGAAAAGAGGACAGGCTTAATATGTCAAAGAAAATACTTGATAAATCGAAGCCTTTCCCTAATACGGTTGGTTATAAGGATATTGACGCATCGTTTAAGGAGTGGGTTGATAACAAACTCGAAATATCATATAACGGGAAAAAACTCCCTACAATGGAATTATATTCCAATCAGAGGATATCAGAATTTGCACAGAACTGGTCGCATCAGGATAAAAATGGAAATATGGAAATGAATTTCAAAACCATAACAAGGGATAACAATCCTAAAAAAGGGACCATATATGGTGATTCTTATAACATACCAAAAGATATATACTTTCCATTATATTCCACTCCTGTATTACAGGAAAATGGTCAGCAGGCTTATGATGTATATGAAATGAAACAGCCAATGTCTATCGATTTTACATATACATTATCAATAATAACCAATAAATTTGATTTGCTGAATGATTTTAACCTTATTGTAAACAATGAATTCAAGTCACTGCAATGTTATATATTTCCTCAGCAGCATCCGATGTCAATGAAGTTAAATGACATATCTGATAAATCGGAATATTCAATAGATGACAGAAAATTTTATTCCCAATCTTATTCCATATTGGTGAGGGCTTATATAATAACAGAAAAAGATTTTAGGGTTCGTCATGTTGCTTCCCGATTTAGACAGGTTATTGGAATACGGGGCGATAAGGATAACAAAAAGGAAAATTCTGTTATTGCAGAATATGATGATAGATGTCCAGAACAAAAAGATGATTCTCAATATGAATACAGGGGCATAACGTTTACCATGACCTTTGGGTTGTGTAATAAAGATGTGGAATTTGTTTTTGATTTATCTGGAAGCGCATTCGTTTTGCAAACTATAGATACTGAAAATATTACAGAATTCACAATGTTCATTAATGAGGAGCAGATTGATTTTAATGAAGAGGTGTATTTTCTGAATGGAGATAAAATACGAATTTCATGTAAGCGAAAAGATGTAATGCAAGAAGGAAACATGACTATAATAGGTTATGACAATAATGTGATAATAGATACAGAAAAGGAGAATAATGCAGAAACTGTGCTTGACGATGATAATCCAGAAGATATAAATATCAAGATATCTTAAATTTGTCAAAAAAAATAAAAATAAATGATTTACAAATGTAGGTATCTATTTATAATAAAATAAAGAAATAAAATAAGAATAAGATGGCAGATACAGCAAGAGGTTCGCATACCGCTCCTGGCGTTTATACGAGGGAGTTTGAGGTTGCAGCGAATGTTAAGAGTCTTGGAATCACTACTTTGGGAGTGGTTGGAGAGACACTACAAGGGCCTGCATTTGAGCCTATAAAAGTAAGCGATTGGGCTTCTTTTAAGAAGGTTTTTGGAGGCACCGATGTTACTACATACAAAGGAAGTAAATTTCCTAAATATGAATTGCCTTATATCGCAAAATCATACTTTGAACAGTCACAGCAGCTTGATGTTGTAAGAGTTCTGGGTTTGAGTGGATATAATGCAGGACCAGCATGGCTTATAACTGCAGGAAATGGAGCTACTGGAAACAAGCCTACAGTTATTGCGGTTATTCGTTCAAGAGGACATTATGAGAAATATCATAAATATGTACCTACAATAGCTAATGATTGCAAATGTGCAGGTTCGGTTTATGATAAGATAAGATATGATATTGGAGAATGGGATGATGATGCTTATGATTGTACCGCTCCTTCTTCATATAATATGGATGCCCTTGGTATAAGCAATTTCGTTTCTCTTGAAGATAGCGGAAACGAATGTGACGGATATACCATTAACGGAGTTCCTGTTCAGATGTATGTAAGCGCAAACAATTATGGTTTGTTCTGTCTTGAAGGAACCACATCAGAGGGACATTATCTTAAAGTAAACGAGGTGTTTTCTACATGTACTGGAGATACTTATGTAACTTCTGGAGACGCAAAAAATCCTCAGAAAATAATAGTTTATCCAGATGCTAACGGTTTGTATTTTACTTCAAAATCAGCTATAACAACTGCAGATACTGGATATATTGCTGTCAAATATGGAGACAACACAATATATGTAAAGCCTGTTTCAAGAGAGATGAGCGAGGGTTATTTCAAGTATTCATTATCTTTGAATCCTGCTGATAAGAATTATATTCTTAAAGTTATAGGAGGAAACATGGATGCCGCAAATGCACCTATATATTGTGAGAGTCTTTATGATGTAGCACTGCAGAATGGAATCAATGACGGAAGTATCACTTTCATCAGCAATAAACTTACCGCTTATGATGTATTTAACACATACGATTATTGTGGTATGAAATCTGTTTCTGATTTTGTTCCTATATCGGAAGAGGCTCTTACGAAGAAATATGTTGGAAAACGTTATCTTGCTGATGAGGGAGCAAATGTAAATGTACATTTGTATAATTATGTGAATAACAGACCTTATGTCTTGTCGGATAATTCTTCTTCCGCTATTACCAAATACACTCTGATTGCGGATAAGGATGCAAAAGAAAATATAACTTCTTATACCTTTACTGTAACTTCTTATACGGGTTATGATTCAGCTGTTACAGAGTCTGCACCATATTCAGCGACACAAGAGACTTTCAAGTTTACAGCGGGAGATGACGGAATATTTACCGCCACGACAAAGGGCCAAAGAGTATTCCTTGGAGAAACTGGAGATACTGGAATAACATTGTATATTGATCCTAAGACATATTCTGTTTGTGTACGTTCTGCTGATTTTATCGGTCAGGTTTTAGTTGTCAAACAGTTTACTTATAATGGAGTAAGACATTATGTATATTCATTCTATTCAAAAGGAAGTGTATGGTTGGAGAACCTGAATACCACTGCTGCAAAAGTATCTATTGATAATAATGTCGTTCCTATATTGGACCAGCTTAGATACACATCTGCTGGAACATCAGTACAGGAAAGCAATTATAATATCAACAAGATGGCTATTGTCAAGAACGAGGCTGATGGATATTATTATAGATTGCTTGATGAAAATGGAGTAAAGTCTATAGTTCCTGTCACGGTTGATTTGAATGATTATAAATCTTCTTACAGATTTGCATCAACACCATGGATCGTTTCAAACGCCAAGGGTGATAGAACACATATTGAACTTCATAAGCTGTTTAGATTCCACACAATATCTGATGGAGATAATGCAAATAACATGTTCAAGGTATCTATTACAGATATCAAGCCAGATGATTTGACATTTACTGTTGTTCTTCGTGATATCAATGATACCGATGCCAATCCTGTTGTTTTGGAGAAATACTCTAAATGTAATCTTGAACCAGGAAGTGCCAATTATATAGCTTACAAGATAGGTTCTTATGATGGTACTTATGAATCAAAATCGAACTATGTTACCGTTGAGGTAAATGAAACAACCACTACCAAATTGTCGGTTCCTGCTGGTTTCATAGGATATCCTATCAATTTCTATAATGGTTATCCTACGGTTGGAAATGCGGTTGATGCTGTATCTTCTCCTACAATACCTTATAATTCAGATGTATATACAGAATTAAAGGCAAAGAAACAGTATTTTGGACTTTCCGATTTGGCTGGAATTGATGTAGATACATTTACATTCAAGGGAGATAGATATTACATTGAGGGTGATAATAGAATACTCGGAAATGGTTTCCATTTGGATTGCAGAGTAAATGAGGATTCTTATTCTGATAACAGTGAATATAGCGGAGTATCAATAACAGTCGAGGGAGAATCGGGTTATACATTTACAACCGTCAATTCACAGGCAAGAACAGAAGATAAGGATGACGCTCCTATTATAGCTACCGAAGAGGATATGTCAAATACTATCTATTCGGATGTAAATATGCGTAAATTTACCGTTATGTTCTACGGAGGTTTTGATGGATGGGATGTTTATCGTGCAGATAGAACCAACACCGATGACTTTACTTATGCAAACTATAAGGGACGTGTAAATAGCGTTAATAACGAGGGAAGTAATTTCAAGGGTATTTCAGATGCTGAAAGTCTTGGATTGACTGGAAACTCTATCACTTCTGACTATTACGCTTATCTGGCTGCCATTAGAAAATTCTCTAATCCTAATGATATATATATCAATTTGCTGGCAACTCCTGGAATTGATATAGAAAATCAGAACTTATTGGTTAAGAGTGTTATAGAAATGGTAGAGGAGGAAAGACAGGATACATTGTATCTGCCTACACTTCCTGATAAACCTTATGGAGCTGATGATAGCAAAGACGAAATGTATTCGGCAGACGATGTATCTGATGTGGTTGATGATTCTACCATTGATACCAAATATGCTGCAGTATATTATCCTTGGGCCAAGTATCTTGACAGTACCAATAATATGTATATCTATTTGCCAGTAACTCGTGATATTGTCCGTAATATGGCAAAGATAGACAATTTCTCTTTCCCTTGGTACTCTCCTGCAGGATTCCAGAATGGAAATGTGGACTGTATCAAAGTCAAGAAATCTTTGAATATCGGAGAACGTGATGCTTTGGCTAATAATAGAATTAATCCTATTATCAACTTTACCACAGACGGATGCAAGGTATTCGGACAAAAGACACTTTATGATGCAGACGATGACAGAATGCCATTAACAAGAATCGCCATTAGACGTTTGATGCTTTATGTAAGAAAGAGCGTTGTTGATGCGTTGAATCCTTTGGTATTTGACCAGTATGACCAGACAGAGGTAGACAAGGTTTATGGTTTGCTGAATAACATAATGTCGGTTATAAAGGAGAATAGAGGTATTGTTCAATATAAGATTGAGATTTCTTCTTCTGATGAGGATAAGGACAGAAGAGAAATGCCAATCAAGATATGGATCAAGCCTACCACCCAGATTGAGTACTTCTCTATCGACTTTATGATAACTCAGCAGGGAGTTTCGTTTGAGGATTTGTAAACATTAATATTTTAATAAAAAGCGGAGATATTCAATATATTTCCGCTTTTTTTTTGATTTTATATAAAATCTTAAATTTATACTATTTATTTTAAAAGAACGTAAATTATGCTAAGAAAAAATAATAGATTTTCGAGATTTTGCGAATCTAAAAGATTTGCTCCTCGTTTCCGCAGATATGGAATAAATGAAAGTTATTACAATTCCGAATCAGGAAATGATATGAATGACAATGGTGCTCCCAATGGAAATCAGCAACAGTATGATGACGGTTCCGAAGATATGGATATGGACATGGATATGGGAAACATGGGAGGCCAACAGCCAAATGGAGGAAATAACGGACAGCAAAATGCTGCTGATAATGCTGATGGTCTTGTTATTCAGATAAGAAGCATGGCTTTGCAGGGACTGGAATTACTTGCAAACGATATTGAAAATCCAGCTTATGAATTGTTCAAAAAAGTATGGATTATGTGCGACAAGGCACAGCAACCAGATGATGACGAAATATCAAACGAATAAACATTAAAAATTAAAAAACAATGGGTGATTTATTAAATAAAGTCCCGCTCAATTATGAGCCGTTAAGACAAAATAGATTCTTATTAAGATTCCCTTCTGATTTGGGAATTATGGAATGGTGGGTTGCTTCTGCTGCCAGACCGCACATGACACAAAGTGCCGTGGAGATACCATTCTTTAATACTTCAACTTATGTTGTAGGTAGATATAAGTGGGAATCTATTACGGTTCAGTTACATGATCCGCAGGGACCTTCCGCATCACAGGCTGTTATGGAGTGGGTGAGATTACATTCTGAATCCGTTACTGGAAGACAGGGATATGCAGCAGGTTACAAACGTGATTTGGAACTTGAAATGTCGGATCCTACGGGTGTTTGTGTGAGCAAGTGGATTCTGAAAAATTGCATGATAACCAGTTTCGATGGCGGTCAGCTTAATTATAGTCAGGATGCCCTTGCTGATATTACACTTGGAATTCAGATGGATTATTGTATATTGGCTTACTAATCAAAAATTATATAATATTAAAAGAGGGGGAAACGAATATTTTCCTCTCTTTTTTATTTATTATCATGAAACAGGGAACAAAGAGAAAAAATGATAGCATACAAAAAGCCATTATTGAAGATATTAAAAACGGATATGACGGAGAAGAAAAGCAGAAATACGGGACATCAAAATTGGAAGAATTGTTTGCCAATGACTTTTTAAAAAAGAATGATATAAAATATATCTATCAATTTGAAGCCAAGGATATCCATCGCTATTATGATTTTTATCTTCCAGACAGAAACACTTTGATTGAGGTTGATGGTGATTATTGGCATTGTAATCCTATAAAGTTCAAGAAGAAAAATCTTGTTCAATATAAGAGCGGAATCGTTGATACCATAAAAGACAACTGGGCTAAACTGCATGGAATAAAACTGATTAGAATTTGGGAGAATGATATCCGAAATAATCCCCAAAAAGTAAATCTCATATTGGAAAATGTGAAATAAAAAAAGCGAGCACAAATAAATGTGTTCGCTTTTAGTTTGATATCCAAGTGATTGATATCACAAAAAGAATTAAGCGTCAAGGATATTCTTTGAAGCCTTGAACTTTACAGCTTTCTTTGCAGGAATATCCATCTGCTTATGGGTGATTGGGTTTACTCCATGTCTTGCAGCACGGGTAATTGTCTTGAATGTTCCCAAACCGAACAACTGTACTTGTTCATCATTCTTCATAGAAGAAGAGATGGTTGATACTAAGGCGTTAAGGAATTTTTCTGTGTCTGTCTTTGTCAGACTTGTCTGCTTTGCGATCTCGCTAATCAATTCTGCTTTATTCATATTGAAAAAATTAAAATTATATATTTACTATTAAAAGAATAATGTTCTTTGAAGCAAAGATATGTATATAAACGCAAAAAAACAAAAAAAATGTTATTTTTTATATGAATAAAATAAAATTAAAATAAAAACAATGGATAATAATACATCGCAGCCAACAAATATTGAAAGTTTTGGTTCAAAGGGAGGTGTTTCCGATACTCGAACCACTATTAACAAAAAAGAACAGGATATAAAAGATATAAAATCAATCAATTTTTCTTCCGTCATGATATTGCAGTCTTTAAAAGGGTTGCATAAGAAAAACGAAAAATATCGTGAGGCCAATAATGGTCAGGATATGCCAAAGTATAAAGACACAGAAGAGACATTAAGAGTTGCAATTAAGGAGAATGAAGCTAAAATTGCTCAGTTAGATCCCAATTTTAAACCGTTTGTCGTTTATAGTAATATAGATGATAAAATAAATGAAATAGAGGATGAGGAGCATAAGTTTGAGGAATATTCAGTTATGTCAAAAGATGGAAAGAAAATCACAAAGTATTATGACAAGGGCGGAGTTGAGCAAAGTAAGAGAATAAACGATATGGTTCTTTCCAATACTGGTAATATCAATCCAGTTCAACGATTGGATAAAGATGTTCAGATTCCTGTTGAAAATAACATGAAACAAAACGAGTCAAAACAGAAAGAGGAGCCTGATTATTCTTCTTTTGCAAATGATTTATTCTCAAAATTAAATCTTAACAGAAGCCAAGAAACTACGGAAAAAGTTAAAGATACAATCACAGAAAAAAAAGAATCTGAAAATAGCAAACAGTCAACAGAAGATTATGTTTCAACAAAACACAATTCAAGCAGTGTTGATGTGGAAGAGATTCGTTTGAACATGATGAAACAAAGACCAGTGACTGATGTGAAGACTGTTAATGGCATAATCCCTCCGTATGATGTCATTTCTTTGCCGTCCAAGGGACAGTGTTATGGCAACAAGAAAGATTCTATTGCCGTGGCTTATATCAATGCCAGTGACGAGGATATGATAACATCCCCGAACCTGTATGAAAACAACAAGATTATAGAATATCTGCTGAATGCCAAGGTGATAGATAAGGATTTTGATAATCCTAAAAAGTTATGCAAGGGAGATGTTGATGCTATAACATTGTGGCTTAGAATAAACAGTTACGGAAGTGATTATCCTATTTCAGTGACCGATCCAGATACCAATACACCTTTTGATTCGGTTATAGATTTATCCACAATCAAATATAAGCCTTTTGATTTGGTATCAGACGAAAATGGTTTGTTTGATTTTGAATGTCCCGTATCAAAGGCAGTATTGAAATTCAGATTTCTGTCATTATATGACCAAGATACTCTTGATTCCAAATACGAAATGGATAACAATAATATCAGACATTCTGTCGTTGTATCTTCCATTTCAAGACTTAAAAACGCCATCAAAATGGAGAAGAATCTGAGCGAAAAGAACAAAAAGGCTCTCACCGAATCTTTGGGAGTGGTATCAAAATGGTCTGATGATACTGCCGAAATAGATAAAAATCCTTTTTTGAGAACTATAACCGATTTCTACAAACTTGCCATTGTTGCTGTTGATGGAAATACAGACAGAACTTTTGTGGATAACTTTGTTATGAATATGCCTGCTCTTGATTCTTTGAAATTTAGAAAATATATGACCGACAATGAGCCTGGTGTAGATTTTAGTGTGGAAATTGAGAAGCCGAAGAATCTCGGAGGTGGTTCTCTTAAAACCTTTCTTGAATGGGACAAGTATGTTTTCACTAATATCGCCAATGTATGAAATAAATTTGAAAGCAGAACTTGCAAGTTGCCAGAAATACATGAATATCCCTTTTGAAGAGCTTAGAAGAATGCCTGTAAGAGATAGAAGATTCTTTATTTCATGGCATAACAAGAAATGTGAGGAGGAGAAAAACGGACTTGATGGTAAAGAAATGATGAATGCTGAAAATTTCAACAAGACCGTAAATAACCAATAAAACAAACATATTAATAAAACGAAGTTAGTGTATTCTAATTTCGTTTTTTTTCTATTTATCTATAATAAAACTATCGTAATAACATGTCATCACAAAAAATAGAACTCACACAAGAGGAACTCGACGAATTGATACGAAAGCGGATTGACGATGCTTTGTATCATGCGAATCTTTCTGGAAAGGGAAAAGGTGACTATCTTGGTGATATTAGATTCCAAGGACAATTCAGCAAACAATTCCTTAGACGTGAGGATAGAAATCCTTACGAGGAACAGGGAACGTTTCTGAGAAAAGGTGTGGAGGCGTATGAACGTCTTGGAAGAACCGATAGTGAAGTTGCAAAAACTCTTCGTGAAATACCTGCTCTTACAAAGGTAATGCCCGATTTGATGAAGGCTATTTCCAGTCAAAATGTGTTTATGAACAAATTTGCTCAGGATGCCAGAAACAAAGGCATATCTGATTCGGATTTTAGTAAAATGACTCATTTGTTGGAGGAGAATTCCTATGAAAGTTTACAAAAAAAGAAAGCGGAAGTTCAAGCTGAACACGACAAATATGCAAAATCAACAGATTCTAAGGATTTGGAGCATTTAAAAACCACAACAGACCAGCTGGAACTTTTTGAAAAAATGTCAAATCTTCTTACAAAAGAAGAATATGAGACGGGACATAAATCTTTTTTGCTAACCAAGGAAAAAGCGAAATTAGTCAAGGGAATTATAGATGACAAGAGAGAGGAAAACGATCTTGAAAAGGCTGGGAATGAACTTATTCAGAAAGGCAATGAAACATGGAGTAAGATAAAAAACACCATGATGGCAATATGGAATATTGCCAAGGAAGCTACAAAAACATGGAGAGAGTTTGATGATATAGCTTATCAGTCTGGACGACAGATAGGTATGAATAAGGACAATATGGAGGCATTGCGTTCCACTATGGTCAAGGCATCTATTGATATTGCAAAATATTACAATATGTCATCAGAGGACCTGAAAGCCATGGTCACATCTTATGCCTCTGGAACAAATAGCGCACGTCTTTTCAATGAAACGGAAATCAAGTCAATGGCTTATGTTCAGCATTATGCTGGGGAAAATGCCACTGCATTGGTTTCTGGATTCGATGCCGTAGGTGGTTCGGTAAAAGTTGCTTCTGCCAACTTTTTGCAGTTACAGAAAAATTCTGAAAAATACGGAATAGACTTATCCAATTATACCAAGAAGGTAACAGAAAATCTTGCGCTGATGAATAAGGTAACATTCAGTGAGGGAGTATCTGGTATGGAAAAAATGACCATTCTTTCGGAACGTTTGAAATTCAATATGACCAGCGTGGCTGGAGTCGCAGATAAAGCAAGCAGTATTCAGGGTGCGATAGAAATGTCGGCAAAGATGAATATGCTTGGAGGAAGTATGGCATCCAATATGTCTAATCCTTTGTCTTTGCAATATGAAGCCAACTATGATATGGAAGCACTTACCAAAAAATTGGTAGGTACGGTTGCTCACATGGGAAGATTTAACAAAAAATCAGGAACGGTTGAAATAAGTCCCATAGGGAAACAGTTAATCAAGGCAGAATCCGAAGCGACAGGTTTTGATGCTGCCGAATTGACCAATATGGCTACTCGTGAGGCTCAATCAAATGCGATAAGCTCTCAACTTGGAAATAAGTTTAATGCAGACCAGAAAGCGTTAATTGCAAGCAGGGCTTATTACGATCCATCCAAACAAAAGTTTATGATTAACCTTAATAATCATACTGAGGGTGGTGGAGCTGCTAAAGAAGTGGATATAAGTAGTTTGAACGCAAAAAGTCTGGGTGATTTGTATTCTCCTTCTGCTGAAACAAAAAATATAGAAAATGATGTTCATAATCTGTGGCTTCATTTTGAGAAAGAGGGACAGGATAAGGCGAGAAATGAGATGTCAAAGAATGAGACTTGGGATTCAGCAGGAAAAGAGGGACGTGCACAAACTGCACAATGGACCGAATCATTAAAAGGAGGAATGGATGCGGGACAGTCTTTTATTGAAACGATAAAAAATCATCCTGCTATTTTGGGAGCTGCTGCTCTATTGCCATCGGTCGCTGCTGGAGGAGGGTCTTTTTTGGCATACAAAAGAGTGAAACGTATGCTGGGAAAAATTGCTGAAAGGAACAATCCGCAGACTTCACAAGATATAATTCAAGCGGAAGGAGGTGCAGGAACAGCCGTAGGAGCAGGAGCAGGAGCTGCTGGTGGTGCGGGAGGAGCAGCGGGTGCGGCTGGCGCAGCTGGTTCGGCTGGTGCAGCGGGATCAGCAGGAGGAGCTGCAGCTGCTGGTGCGGGAAGTGTAGCTGGAAATACAGGAAGAGCGGCAGGTGCAGCAGGTAAAAGTAAGGGAATCTTATCTTTTCTTAGAAAAATAAAAATTCCCAAAGGATTAAAAAAAGCAGGATATATAGGTCTTGCTTTGACTGCAGCAGGATATGGAATTTCAAAACTAACAGGATCGGATTCTGATAGTGATGGTGATGAAGAACAAGAACCATCATCAGGAACAGGAGAAAACATATCAAGTCCTACACAAACCAACTTTCAATTAAACGCTGCCAATCAGACAGCAATTGCAAGTATGAATCCATTAAATGATATTTATAATGTTTTGGTATCTATTGATAGTCGTGTAGCAGGTATTAGGGGAGCTTCGGAATCAAAAAATACTATTTTTGGAAATGGGTATATTCAAGCAAATGATGGATCTTTTGTTGACAAATATGGTGCGGTTGGATTAATGTCAGCCTTGTCATTGACTGGTGTAAAATCCACATATAAAGGAATACAATCAGCAGGAGGAGTAAAAGCATTGGCATCTGCCATTAGATCCAAGGGGGTAATGAAATCAATGTCAATGGGGGCATTGAAAAAAATCCCAGGAATTGGATTGGCTTTGAGTTTGGCTTCCGATGCTTATTTGTTACATGATGCTTACGATGATTCCGCAATAAAAGCTTTGGATAAAAAGAAAGAATATCAAGCAGGGAAAGTGGATGGTTTTATTAATAATCCCGATTATTATATACAAAAATCTGCTAAGATGAATGAGAAAACCGACCAAAAAGGAATGACCATGGGAAGTTTGGCTGGAACGTTAATCGGAGGTTTCTTAGGTAGTTTGATACCAGGTGCTGGAACTGTTGCAGGAGCCAGTTTAGGTAGCGGAATCGGAGCTGCTGCTGGAAGTTGGATTGCAAAGGCTTTTCATGATAATCCGAATGATGTTAGAAATAAGGACTTAAATAAATATGCCAGTCAGGTAGAGGGAGCGGTTGATATCAACGATCCAGACATACTTGTAAAGGCAGCGTTGTCAACAATCAAAATACACGAATTGTTGGCTTACAAATTCAATAAAAGCGAAATGACGGTTGTTGCTCATCAAACCAATGCGACAGCAAATGCTCACATGGCATCCAGTCCGACATCAGGAAACGGAGGACAAAAAGGAGGAGCTGGAAATAATGGACAGTCAAATAATGGATATAATGTTCCAAATGCAGGCAGCGGAAACGTGAATGTCGGAGGAACGATAAAGATAGATTTTGGAAATGGTAATTCAAAAATAATTAATTATAGGGAGTTAGCCAATGACCATGGATTCCAGCAGGCAGTAAAGAACTGTATAGCAAAAATGCACTCGGCGGGTGGTTCAAGTGTGAAAGAAAGATTCAATTAAAATGTTATATTTTAAAAAATGGCAGAATTGTTAGACGAAAAACATTTACAAACCTATGCAAATGTAGGAATAATAATAAAAGATTATAATTATATTGCCAATTCCATAAGAAAAGATTATGGAGTTAAGCAATATACGGGAAGTCATACATTAGGAGTAGGTCCAGGAACAATCCTGAACCCCTATGATTACGAACACGTTGTTCCAAGATATGTAAGTGATTATCAGCGGTCTAATTCCTTTGATTATGTAGATTACATACGAAGAGTATATTCTGACAGACCGTCATTTGATATAAGTATGTATCTTGGTTCATATACCATCGGGGATAAGCCTTTTACATTTCCAAAATCATTGGAATCTCCGTATATATTGGATGATACACATAAAGGAATAACAAATTATAATATACAGAGTCCAATTACCAATGATAACGGTAAATCCGATACATTATTGGCAAATATGTCCACGGTTTACAGAAACAAGGGATTGAGGACCGCTTTTGCAGAATGGGACAATACAGGAACTTTTGGAGAAAATTATGATCCTATTTCCATGAGAATGTCAAGATATTATTTTAATGATGTCAATTATGGAAATGGACTTGATTTGAATACCAGAGGAGCTGGAGAAAATATAAATAGGGAATATATAGATACGATAGTAGGACCTCTTGATTATGCAAAAGAAGCATCAGACAACAATAACGGATTGCTGCCTATTGATGCTTTTAATGCTGATTATTATAATGATTTAGGGTGGAGAAGCAAGGATTTTGTTTACAGAACCATGTATAATGTGTTTAATACATTATCGGAAGATGACGATAAATTTGCCCATTCCATAAAGCCAGGAATAACACCATCAGATACCTATTTCCCTGTAGGAAGGTCATTGTATAATTCTCCTCTTACCAACATATATCCATCCACAACAGACGGAGATGTTTCAACTGTAGGGTTGGGAGATATGGATTACAGAGAGCGTTCCATACGCTTTGTATTTAATTATGGCAACAAAATAAAAGACAGACACTATAATTATCAATATCTGGAATATGAGGGTTCTGGTGACGATTATGACGGTCATTATGATACTGTAAGTTCAAACGAGGATGGCGTTAACAATTCCTCTGAACGAAACAGAAACAAAGGAACCGCAAACGGAGTATATGTAGGATATGATGAAAAGAACAAATATAATGATTTGGTAAACAAGACCAACAGGGCTTTTCTGCATGGTAAATATGATTCTTTGGTTTCAAGATTCCACACATCAACAGAAGACGGAAGAACACCACAGCAAATACAGACAGCATTATCAGTCAATTATGGTTTAAGCCATGGCCGAAATCTGCTAAAGGCAGATGTTGATAAGGATACCAATACAAATGGGTATGATAATCCTTATTGCAGGGTGTGGACTTATCATCATGAATATCATACTATAGTAGATACCATACGACCATTCTCCAACAGAACAAAGAATACGGACAATGATGACGATACTGCCGAAATAAGCGCATCAGGATCGTTGTTTAAGGATAAAGAGGGAGAAATATATCCATTCAGAAGAAAAGACGGAGTCGGGGGAATGAAAGGACCTGATAGTCTTGCTAAATATTCTGTTCTTAATCAGAACAACGGTTTGGTGAATATCACTCCTACAAGCAACTCAAATGCAAATTTGAATGTTGATATCAAACACTGCATGTTTTCAATAGAAAATTTGGCATGGAGAGATTATTATAAAAGCAATTTATTGTCCGATGAACAAAAGGGACCACTTGGAGGAAGAATTATGTGGTTTCCTCCGTATGGTTTATCATTTAACGAAAGCGTGTCGGTACAGTGGGGCGGACAGGACTTTATAGGAAGAGGAGAGCAGCTATATACCTATAAAAATACAGAACGTACAGGAAATCTTGATTTTATTCTGCTGATTGACCATCCGACTATTATAGATCATATAGATAAGGATAGACAACAGTTTTATGGAAATCAAAAGGATGCAAACGTGAAAGCAGATTCTGTCGATGATACTGGTTCTACAGAACAGACGTTACTTAGATTTTTCGCAGGATGTGATATTCTTAGACCTAACAAAGCCCAAAAGGAAACGGTTGTGGAGCCAGTCAAAAAAGAAACTCCAGAAGATTCTCCTGCGAAAAATGAAAGTCCTCATGTTCTTGAGTTTTCTGTATTTTATCCTAATAATTATACGGGATATTATGATATAAAAAGCAATGAACAGCCTTATGGAACATTTTTTCCTATAATGTATCTTGCAAATGGAATAGGCACTGGTTATGGGTTACAATTTGATAATGATTCTTCAGCATCATCATACGATTATCATGATATTTTGGTGAGATTTTCAGACAAAATAACAGTGAATGATATATCTTCATGGGGAACCGATCCTCATTATAGGGGATACAATGCTGATGTGGATGAAACAATATCTGGGCTTCCTTATGATAAAGTAGCTCCTGTTACATCGGATACGTTTGGTTATGAAATGGTACTTGACAATCAAGATACATTATCAGCATCATATCCTAATCCAAATCATGGCGTTTCAAGGGTTTCCGACCATTGGAACAGATATTATACTTATGATACCAACAAAATGACCGATTCCTTTTTGGCGGTCAATATAGATTCTAAATCAACAGATTCTGCCTCTACAAACGGAAATTGGTATATATGCACATTCAATGAGAGATTATCTGCAAAGGAAAGTGAGTCTAAAGCATTGAAAGATAGAATTCAGTGGCTTTATAGAATAGATACCAATGTGAAAAAGAAAAAGCTGAAATCTTATGATTATGTAAATGAAGCTGGAGATGAGGAATTATGGAGAAATGAAAAACTGGTCAATTTTAAGGATTATGCTGACATAAGAAGTTATGGTTTGAATTCGCAGCAAGGTCTTGGAACAGTTGCAGATAAGGTTTTTCCTAATGAATTTGGTGCTTCAAGTGCCAATACAACAGGACTTTATGTTTCTGAAGATGGAAAGAAAAGGCTGGTGTCTTATGCTGATTTTGTGATGGCTATATATCAATATTGTCCGTTTGAAACAGATAAAAACATATCTGATTATAATATCAAAGAGGGAATTCATTATAAACAGGAAAATGTTGATTTGTTCAAAAAAATATTTGGTATGAAAAATGTAAAAATTGAAATTGAAGGAATTTCAAATGAGCATGGTCATCCAAAGACAGCCAGAAAAAAAACGGAATCTTCAAATCAGCAACTTGCAAAACATAGAGCGTTAACAATGTCTACTTTCATAAAGGAACTGATGGAAAAGAATAAAATACTTGATTCAGCTGAGATAACTACAAAATCAACGCCAAGCAAGGAAGTTGGAGATAAGAAACAGGTCGATGTTAGTCATTTAATGGCTAAAATAAATCGCTCTGCAGTTATACGCATTACTTATGATGATGTGGATGATGATGATACGACCAAAAAGGCTACTGACTTAAATACCGCAAAAAGTGAAACTACTGGTACAAGCAATTCCATATTGGCAACAATGGATGGCAGAGGGAAAGAGGTTCAAAGTGCACAAAAAACAGACAATTCAAAGAAAACGAAAGAAAAGGATAATAATGAAAAAGCGGAACAGACCGCAGCGGACGTAACCAATACCACTGGAGCTGTCACTACGCATAGATACGAAACAGAAGCTGATTATTTCAGAAATCTTGGAATTACAGATCCTGTCATGCACAACAAGATTGTTGACAAAATAAAATATTTCGATCCAGCTTTTCATTCCATGTCTCCAGAGGGTTTTAATGCAAGATTGTCATTCCTTCATCAGTGTACCAGACAAGGACCTACTGATAGTGTATCTGATGGAAATGAAATGGGTGAAAATTCTGCAAATATGGCATTTGGTAGACCTCCTGTATGTGTGTTGAGAATAGGAGATTTCTATTATACAAAGATATATATAACGTCATTGGGAATTAATTATGATGTCGGAGGAGGTATCCAATGGGATATGAATCCAGAAGGTGCTGGAGTTCAGCCAATGTATGCCAAAATAAATATAGGATTCAAGTTTACTGGTGGTAGTGATTTGGGTGGACCTATTTCCAGATTGCAAAATGCGTTGTCATTCAATTATTATGCTAATCAGCGTGTATATGATGATAGATCCGAAATGATAGGATATACCAAAGATACGGATGGAAAGGAATTCACATTCGTTCCAAATATATATCAATAAAACAATTTGTTATTTTTTAATAATGATTTACGATAGATATAAAAAGTTTAGGAAAAGCGGTAATATAAGCGAGGTCCCATTTGTTAAAATTCCTGTCCGTTCATCGGATGCGTATATTTTATACAAACGAGGAGAAACAAGACTTGATCTGTTATCATACCAGTATTATTCAGATCCTAATTACGGATGGCTTATTTTACAGGCAAATCCGACAATAGGAAATATGGAATTTGAGATACAGGATGGGGAAAGGATAAGAATTCCTCTTCCTTTGGACCAAGTCCTCATACAGTATGATACCGATATAGATAAGTATAACAAATATTATTAAGAAAAATGGCTGATTCAGTAAATACAGATATAAATGTTAATGTTCAGGATATCAATGGAAAAATATCATATATTGACCCGAATGCAATAAACGATTCGAGCAAGGAGTATAATGACCTTAGCGGACAAAAGAAACGTATTCATCAGCTTTGGGATGGTACCGACTATTGTATAGCCGTTGATTTGCAGATAGAAATAAAAAGCAGATTTCAAGAGGCTACAAATCCGACTTCGGATAGTGATGGAAATAATGGAACATCAAACAGAATATATCTTATTTCATGGAAAGCAGATAATGGAAGAAAAGCCAGCATATTGTCTGGAAGAAGATTTTATTACGGACATAATCAGCCAGAATCAGATGAATATGCCGAAAAACATAAAAGTGATAAGCATATAAATTATCTTACCAACGAGGGAACAGAACATACCTATTATGATGTATATGAGGATAATATAAGCAATGAAATGCTTGGAATAGAATCCATAGATATTACTTATGATAATTATTATTGTCCTCAGGTTAAGTTGAATCTGGTTGATGTAAGAGGAACGTCATTATTTTCCCCACAAGAAAGAACTCATTCCAAGGTGGTTGATGGCATACCAGGATTTGATAAATCAAATCTTAGTGGTTCGTTATTCCGAAGTCTTTTCTCATTGCCAAATCCATCCATAACCATGTTTGTAAAAGGATATTATGGTACTCCTATAACTTATGATTTGGCATTCCAAAATGTCAATGTTGATTTTAATAATAATACAGGAAACTTTAATGTGGATTTGGAACTTATAGGATATCGCTATTCTTTATTGAACGATATCCCAGTCAATCTTATGGTTTGTGCTCCGTATTGTTCTTTTGCTGGTGCTGATTATTGGAAAAATACAATTTGTACCAATTCTGATTATTTATTGGATGGGGCGACTCCTGTTGGATTGATGCAGGTATTTAAGGTTATTTCGGAAGTCGATTCAGATACAGAATTACAACAGGCCAACAACGAAGTGGCAAACACACAGAATACACAAAATGCAATAGAGTCAGATATTCCTTCTCTTGCTACTGTTTTTGACGGATTTAAAAACAATTTACACCATGATTCTTCTTCTTATTTTCTTTCTGACGATGTAGGAAGAGGAGTATGTATTATTCTGTATCAGGGAGATTTAGACAATATAGAACAGGATGTTTTAACTCAACAATACTATAAGGATACGAGTAAAAACTTTGAGTCCATGAAGCAAGGTCTGGTCAATATGGGGAATTCAGATGCAAATCAATTTAGTATTGTTTATGGTACTGGAAATTCTGTATTGTATGATCCTACCACATCAGGAGTATCTATATCAATAGAAGCCTTTAAAACAGCGAATGTAAATAAGGTTTTAAAAGAAATAGTATTACAGAATATATCTACCAATACAGTATTTAATCAGACATGGAATTATGATGTTTTTGTATTGATGAATAACAAGACTGGAGAAATGTTTTATGATTATCTGAATAAAATCAAACAGAATTCAGAATCAAAGAAGCAGGCAGCTATTGATAATGCCAAAGCAGTTAGAAATTCAAAAATAGTTTCTGGACTGGGTTTTAGACCAACTGTCAAAAACATGATGAAATTATTAATGGAGCATTTTGAGACTTTGTTATATTGTATGTATTCATGTGCTGAAAATGTGTATAAGAAAAACAGAACTCCGTCTGATTGTGGTTTTATGATGGTGGAAGATTCTGATTTTGATATAACAAAAGCAGTTGTTCCTCCTTTCCCAAAAGTAAATGATATTCAACACGGTAAACAGGTAGATGGTTGGGTTGGTAACAAAGGAAATGCCACCATGTTTCCCGAACGGGATTTGGTTCTTGGTCTTATTGATGCCACAAAATATGCAAATGCACAGATGAATAACATTGTACCAGATAATACTGGAGCTAACAATACAAATAGCACCAATGCTCAGGTTCCTACCATTTATATGCCTCTTGTTATGTCGGACTTGTTTACGACAGACAAGTATTTAGGAGAATTGACAGATGCTGATTTGGATAATTTCTTTGGAACGGATCCGTCTATTTTGTCATTTAAATTATATCTTCGTGCTTCATTGATATTTAACTATTATAACACAATGGGAATGAATATTACAAGAATTAATTCCAAATATGCTGATGTTAAAGATTATGCATATCATTGTGGTATAATGGATGCTAAAAATTTTTATTATGCTTATAAAGACATTATTTCGGATTCGTTTAAGGATAAGATTGGAGCGGTAAGTGATTTTGGAACACTTGGAGAAGGCATGTTGAATATAATGCAAGGAAAAGGATTACAAAACATTACAGATGGAGATAAAATAAAAAAATACAAACAGGGAGATTTATCGAAATTAGTCGCAAAAGATAATAATCTTTTCAATAGAAAAGGATATAATATTGCGATAAAGCCGTCAAATAATATAGATACGATAAATTCTTTGGTTACAGATTCCAATGTATCTTCTGAAACTAATGGTGAAGTACCCTCTAATGGTTGGAGATGGGTATTTATTCCTGATGTCTTGTCAAATGGATGGTATATCCATAAATCACATTTACAAGAAGTACAAACATGGATAAAAGAACATCCAGATGCTTATACTCTTGATACTTTTAAAGAATATGTTATCATAGATGAAAACTGTAATATTATTAATAGTTCAGCTTTTCAAAATTTAATTTCTTCAAGTTCATTCGGTTTTTTACATGATAGATTCGTAAATATGAAACGATGGACCATTCAACAGGAATGCAAGGAGAGACGTTATGATATATTGGATGACAATGGAAATCCTAAAAGTATAAAATCGGATGCTAATGTATTTAATGATATTGATTATTATGGGAACAAGGGATCGTATCAAAGGGCAGCTCTATTCTTAGATAATACTCAAATGGGAGGAAGTGGTTCGATGATACAATATTACGGGTCCAGTGTAGTTATAAATATAACAGATATAATGTTATCTTGTTTTAATAAGAAACAATCTTATATTAGTTATCCTAAAATAGAATTGCTTTACTTGGGTTCTTTATGTTGGGCTTATTTGTTTAATGACGGACTATTATATACAGTTAATTCTACAAATTCCAAGTGTATGGTTAAATATACACCGACAATAATTCCAATTGATAATTTTGTGTTGGCTAAATATTTTATGAATTGGGCTGATGATGGAAATGGATTTGGATATTTTAGAAATAATTTGGAATTTAATATGGATGCTGCTCTCAAACAGAATGGAGATTTACAGACAAACATAGAAAATGAAATAAAAAAATCTGGTAAAAGTGGATGGAATTTATCTGCATTTGATAATTTATTAGGTTTTGATTATACTTTTTCTGATGAATTTTTAAAATCAGAAGCAGTAACTTCTTTAACTAAAGATGTTGAATTATTAATAAACGAGTCATTAGTTGTATTGAATAATGGATATAAGAATAATATGGTTGAGTATTGTTCTTATTTTATGCAACAATTAAAAGACGAACTTTTAAATGCATCTGTTCTAAATAACGCATTATCAGCAGCCACCAATGAAGTAGTAGATACCGCCGTTTCTTTGGTAAACGAAGAGGACCCAAATCAGCAGATAGACACAAAGATTTCTATATATAATTCATTAAAACGATTATGGGATAAATGGTTGGTAGGTTCATCATTAAGTGATTATAATATTCCCAACTGGTTTGATAAGAATTTCCACTTTATTGATTCATTCTTTACCGATATTGGCGATTTAATATTGGTTGATATGTCAAGTATGCTGGAAATATATAATGACCAGCTAAAGCAGGGACAGGCTTTTACTTTGCTTCAATTTATCACGGATGTATTGGGGAAAACAAATATGACGTTCAATGTGATACAAAACTGGGCGAATTTGTCAGATCCAGAAACGATGAAAAAGGCATTTGTTCCTGTTCCTTATAATTCCATGGTTTTGCCTTCAAATTATGCAACACAATCAGATTTTGTGACTGTATATAATTACGAGCCATCCCATTTACTGGGAGATGATTCAGATGAGTCCGAATATAAGGGAGATTCATTTATGGCTAATAATTATGATTCATTGCCACAAGTAATAAAAGATTATGATTATCAGGATTTAAAGATACCAGCATTTTCTGTTTCTTATGGTCAGCAATACCAAAGTTACTTTCATAACATAAAGGTCAATACCAATAAAGGACAAAACACAGAATGGTCTATTGGGGCACAAATGCAGATAGCCCAAATGGGATCTGATAAGGTAAATAAGGCTGTAATCTTTCAAGGTCAGGATTTGTATACTATATTCTCAAACGTATCTTACGAGTGTACCGTGTCAATGATGGGATGTTGCTGGATTCAACCTCTAATGTATTTCTGTTTGACTAACATCCCTATGTTTAGGGGAACTTATATGATTAGTAAAATGTCCCATTCAATAAGGAACGGAGAGATGACAACCACATTTACGGGATGCAGATTGCCAAAAATAGCCAATAGAATTGTAGATAACGCATTTTTGAATACACAGGGCAACTTCGATGAGGAGGACAGCATAACGAGAGAAAATGCTATTGCTTCTGTTGAAAACGATTGTGCTTATAAGTTCTATAATCCGTTGATGCAGACACAAATAAATGCTTCTTATGAACATACGGTAAATATAGTTGCATTAAAAACATATAGACCAGATTATATTACAAAACTTGGATATGATAGTGTATGGGATGCTATTGTTTCTACGATAAACAGAGAGTTTTCAAATGGAGTTGATAATCTATCTCAAAAGCTGGTTGCGCTTTGTATGTTTAATCAGCATGCATTGGCTTCAAAAAAGAAAAATGGAGGTTGGCGTAACATATTCAGTTCTTCTTTTAAAGGTTCAAAAGGAAGTTTTAATTCAGGAACAGAGGCAAATGTAAAATCTATATTTGAAAATCCATTAAGCATATTGGGAGGAAAGGATGAATTGCCGTTGGATATTGATTTAAGCGGACAATATGCCAATAGATATGGAAACATACAGGCATATTCTTATAATAAGCCGATAGGTAAAATAAAGGATCAAAAAAATTCAATCACAAAATCATCTGTATATAGAATAGGACAATATTCATTAAATAATTCCCAATTTCCAGAATATACCTCTTCTGATTCAAGTATTAATCATCATAGCAGTAAATATTATTTTACTTATGGTAGAAATCAGTTTGTTCAGATATACGAGGGGTGTAGAACTGATGATAGTGAACCGATATGGACAGATTCAGATTTGGCGGAAATGAAAAAAGATCCAAATGTCCCTACCGATGATAAGAAAAGCAATGGAAATAATGAAACATTAATAAACGGGTTTGTAAATGCTGTAAGTAGGACTTCTCAATCAGTAGCAGCCATGGCTTGTGATGTTAAAGTTTGTTCGGAAGGAACCGATAATTGGATCATTATTTCAGCATGTGATTCTGTTAGTAAAAAATTGCTTCCTCAGAATAATGCCACCTTATTTGATATGATAGTCCGAACAGGAGCAGGGGAATCGCAAGGGTATTATGGATGGTTTAAACATGCTATATGGCTTACTTCTGCCAAATCACAGGAATATCCAGACTATATTCTTGTTCAGGTGATAGAAAAAACAGACGGGACAAAAAACATGAGAAGTATTACGGTCCAATTCAGTATAGCCAGCAATATCAAATCATTAAAATCAACATTTACAAAATCGGATTTGGATAAATGGCAGAATCATACTTATAATAATAATAAATTGATATATAGCAATGGTACGGGATTGGATAGCGTTCCTAAAAACTGGTGGAAAATAATGGGTAAAAACATTGCAGATAAGACCACATTTAAGGATACAGATACAATTTTGAATGCCTATACTTATGCGTTTATAGATGATTCTGTCACAAAGAAATATTGGGAAAAGATAAAAACCTATTTATTGGAGGACAAGGCTCTTCCATGTCCAGCTAATGGGGATGAGGTAAATGATGAATATGCTTTTTCCAACAAAGATACGGATTCCATATTCAAGACAAGTCAGTCTAAAATAAAAATGAAAACCATATCTTCTCCTATATCTGATTTCTGGGGACCATTTGGAAATACCAGTAAGACGGAAATTGCCCAGCATAAGGGTAGTCCATGGAATCCTGCAAGAACCAGTCCCGCACCTCCAGAATTTCATTCTGGAATAGATTTTTCTGAAAAGGGTGTAAAGGGCGATAGACTTGTGGCAGGACATGACGGAATCGTGCTTTCATGTCATCAGGCAGCTGGATTCTGCAATGTTATCATAGTTGCATATAATCTTGAAAACAAAGACGGTTCAATTCTGTTAGGTGTATATACTCACATGGATGCAGAAAGTATTTATTGTACGGCTGGACAGATTGTGAAAGCTGGTGATATTCTTGCAAAAGCGGGGAGTTGTGGCAAGTCAACTGGAATACACTGTCATTTTGAGTTATGGCTTATGCCAAAGGATTCAAGTGGAAAATATACATTCCCTGGGTATAACTCTTTTATCGCCAAGACAAAGGAGAACAATCATACCAATCAATATATATGTAACCCAGAAGAATACATAAATTTCAAAACAAAATAATATATAGATACTATTTATTTAAAAATTAGAGAATTATGTCTTTTATAACAAAGAAAATAAGAAGAAACGAATCTTGCATCAATAACAGACCTTTCCCAGTTGTAAATAGGACACAGCCTGTCGGAACTCCGTCAATACTTGTTCACGGAGAAAAAGATGTCAAGGATAAGGATGATTCTTCAAAAAAAAACGTCAAGGAAACTTCGTCAAAGAAGGACAAGACGGACAATAATGCAGATAAAAACAAATAATATGGATTACACTTCAAAACTGGCATATATCAACAAAATGATGTCAAAAAACAATGTCAATGGTTCAAAGTCAAATAAGAATGGAATTACATTTGACAAGGGAAACAATGACGAGCTTATAGAAATGGATAACAGCAAGAAGATAGTCATGTTTGATGAAAACAGACAGATTCTTGCAGACTAAACATATACAGATACAATGAATAAACCAAAGACTAAATGGGATAGATTTGTCATCAGGGAATGGACCACACTCACCGATGAAGACGATGACCCAAATGCTCAGCAAGATCCGAATGCCCAACAGGACCCAAATGCAATGGGAGGAGCACCCGCAGGGGACCCGAATGATCCCAACGGTGGAATGGATGGAGGTGCTCCAGCTGCACCAGATATGACTGGAGGAGCAGATATGGGAGGACAAGATCCTAATGGCGGAGGAATGGCACCTCCTGCCGATGATGGAATGGGAGGAAACATGCCTCCTATGGATAACGGAATGGGTATGCCTCCTGCTGGTGATGAGGGAAATGGTGACGAAGATGTTCTTAATGTTGACGACCTTACCAATGCTCAGGAGAAAATGAACAACAAGGTCAATATCATAGGAAAAGGTCTTGGAAAGACCGACCAGAGAATATCCGATTTGCTTAATGCGGTTGAATCAATGAAACAGATAATTGACAATAACAACCGAGAGATAGCAGGACTAAAACAGGATATAATCAAAAGGAATCCGACACCTACAGAGAAACTGTATTTGCGGAGTCTTGATTCGTATCCTTACAATACCGATATTTCAGATTATTGGAAACGTTTTATAAAGAGCGGGAAAGACAATTATGACATAATGGTAGGCGGAGACTATAATGACCGACCAGATTATGGCGGAGGAATGGCACCCGAAAAGGGGAATGACGAGGATAAGGAATATGAGATAACGGTAGGAGACCTCAATCACGCTTCGGACAATGATTTATACGATTCCTTTGATGATGATGATGACGAGGACCAGAACACTCCAAATTTCTTTAAGCCAAAAAGAAGATTTTAATCAACACTTTAATAAATGAAAGATTGGATAAAAAAGTCCAATCTTTTTTTTGTTTCAATAAAAAAAACACATATATTTACAACATAATTAAAAGCAATTATAAAAATGACAGAATTTAGTCAAAATCAGGACCCGTTTTCACGCCATCAGGGAGCTGGATTTTCGGGTGGGGAAAAGCAGAACGCTTTTAACCCTAATTTATATCTTAATGTTTATCCACCCAAAGGGGTAAGAGAAAAGAAATTGAAGATAAGAATATTGCCTTCGGGAGATATTAACAATCTTGATCCGTTTATGGAGATTTATGCCCATAATATAGAGGTGGAGCCATCGGAGAACTTTTCCAATGGAAAATGGAAAACCCTTATGTGCCCAAAGAGTTTGGCATTGCTTGGAGGAAATAATGCCAGTCCTTGTCCTATATGCGAGGCTCACGATAAACTGCTGAAAGAATCAAAAGCAGAAACGGACACATTAAAGGCGGAAACCATTCATACCACAGCAAAAGGATATTATGCAAGACTGTTCTATGTCATAAGATGTATTGACAGGGAACATGAAGATGAGGGAGTGAAATTCTGGAGATTCCCGTCATCTGCAAAGAATGATGGAATTTTTGACAAGTTGAAATCCATATATCAGTCCGTAATGGATGAGGTTGGGGTAAATATCTTTGATATCAATAATGGATATGATATCAACGTGACTGTATCTGTGGATGGAAACGGCAAGCGTGCGTTTATGCTTACTCCAGTAATGAATTCGTCTCCTTTGAATACGAATACGGATATTTCCAATGCATGGCTTTATGATAACAAGACATGGGTAAATGCTTTCCCTGTAAAGAACTATGATTATCTTAATGCGGTATTGGTATCAAAACGAAAGCCATTGTGGGATGATTCAAAGAAAACTTTTGTTCCTAATTTGACAAAAGATGAACAAAACAGCGTTCCTCAAACCAACATGGTGAATGAGAATCAGCCTGTTCAGAATAATGTTCAGCAGAATAAGAATTATTATCAGCAAAGTAATAATATGCAGGAGCCACCTCAGAATGACAACACCTATTATGAAAACAATACTCCATTCTAAAGACGTTTTTGTGATTTAAATAAACTTCATGGAGGGATGTCCACATTATGTTGGATGTTCCTCTTTTTTGTGTAAATATTTTGACATTGTTTTGCGTCTGGCACGGTATTTACGGGGAAAGGGTGAATTATGTAAATTTTGCAGATATTTATAGGAAAAAGAACAAAATATGAGAAGAGTAAGACTAACGGAAAATCAATTACACAAACTTATAAAGGAATCTGTTTCTACAATTCTTGAAGCAAGTATGAATACATGGAACCATGCTGCAGAAAGAGCTTTTGGTCAAGGCAGATATGATTTAGGTAATGCTTTTAATGACAAATTCGTACAAGAGTATAATAAAAAGTATGGTCGGTTTCCAACTCAAGGTGGCAAATATCAGTTTCATTTACACGGTGGTAATGTTGATCCAGACTATGTAGATGGAGATAGGGCAACCGATAAAGATGCATTTATGAATAACCTCCACAAAAACGGGTTCAATAGATATGATTCTTACGTTGAGGCTAACCATCCAAAGTCCCGTAAGTTGACCGCATTTTATAGCGAGAATGATGGACCCACAAATGCGCACAGTGCATATCAAAAAGACTATGGAACACAAGCCATGAATCCCGCTAAGAGATGGTATGATATACATGATAATTTTATAAATGGGAAATATTATGGGAATAAAAAATATGAAGATTATTTAGACGATGATTTTCATCCTAATGGAGATTATACTACCAGTTATCCTGATTTTGACAAAGATCCAACTGCGGTTACATCAATGCCTAATCGTAAATATGTTACAGACGGAATGAAAGCATTCAAGAATATAACTACACATCAAAACATCTGGCATCCTGGTAAAGGATGGTTCGATCCAGATGGCAATAAGTGTGATTATTGATAAATATTTCAATTCAATTATAAAACGATGCTATTTTTATAACAGCATCGTTTTTTTTGTTTTATTTGCTTTGTATTTATCAATAAAATAAATAACTTTGTGCCTAACATAAAAAAATTATGCTGATAGATAAGTTGAATGGCTTTTGCGGAGTGGTATTCTTCGTTGCCTGTATGGTGATTTTGATAGAGGGATGCTGTTATTCTCAGACAGATGAGAATGAATTCAGCATCAAACATAGACATAAAATGATTTCTTATATGGTTATCGTAATGACTATCATATCAATGGTATATGTTATCATTAACGGATTACACTGTGAAAATTACTTTTAAAAATAGACAATAATAAAAAAAACACATAAATGCAACAAAGTATAAAAAAACATATTGTTGAAGCTGGATTATCGGAAGAACCGTCAATATACACATTGATAGTTGACGGAAACAATCTGATGAAAATAAGCGGTGTTTGTAAAAAAACAAGTTATACAGGTATAGAATATGGTATGCTGTTTGAATTTATGCTGCAGCTTAAGCTCATGCTAAGAAAAAAGGATTTTGATTTCGTGTACGTTATGTTTGACGGACAGAATTCAGGTCAATTGAGATATAATTTTTATCCAGAATACAAGGCCAATAGAGGAAAGAAATTCATACAGGGTGGAGAAAGTGATTATTTCAAGACTTCCCGTGATTTTATACATAATCTATTAAGTCATAAGTATAAGAACAAATACGAAAAAAGAGAAGAGAAGAAATCCGAAGAGGAGATATTCGCCATGCAAGAGGGGATATTGAAAAACATGCTTGAGGATTTGTTCATACGTTCAGTGTTTGCTGATTCGGTAGAGGGTGATGACCTTATTTCTTATTATGTCCGTCATAAGAAGCCAAATGAAAAGATAGTCATTATGTCGTCAGACAGGGACCTTACACAGCTTATAAATGAAACCGTGTGTATTTATTCATTTTCAAAAAAAATCTTCATTACAGATAAAAATTTCAAGGAGCAGATGGGTATTCCTTTTGAAAATGTGGTATTATATAAAACGATATGCGGAGATGTTTCTGATAACATAAAGGGAATAAAGGGAGTAAAAGAAACGACTCTTGAAAATCTTGTTCCAGAAATAAAGGAACGCAAAATGACACTTAACGAGGTTATTGACAAAGTAAAGATACTTCATGACAAACGTTCGGAAGAGAAGAAAAAACCGTTACAGTCAATAGAGAACATATTGAACGGGATAACAGATGGGGTTCAGGGAGAAAAGGTATATGAGATAAACGAGAAGATAATAAATCTTTTCACGGATGAGATGATGACAAAGGAGGCCATACAGTTGCTTGATGATATGATGTATGCCCCATTGGACCCAGACGGACGTGATTATAAGAATATCAGCAGACTTATAAGCAGTTACGGTTTGTCGGATTGGAATACACCCAATAAGTTTGCTGCGTTTTTTGGAGATTTCAATAGAATAAAAAACAAAGAAATTAAATATTTTTATTCCAATTAGTATAAAAAACAATTATATTTGATTAATTTTTAAATGATTTAACAATTTAATTTATATACTTTATGTATTTTAAAAACAATAATACAGCCAATTCTGTCAAAACGAGAGAGTCTGTAAACCATGTGAATGACCGTTTTTCTTTCGTGCTTTATTGCAATAATGATATTGTATGCCAGAGAAATTTTGAAATAAAGCGGTTTGTGGAGGGAAGTATGGATACAATCGAATTCAAGGATACCGTTGATGATATCATGAACAAGATCAAGGAACAGCTTAATTCACAGACACGAGTCTATATGGCTTATAACTATTCTGGTTGCAGACCTGTATGTCCATTCAATCCAGACGAAAAGTATGCTGGACTTGGAGATTATCAAAATCCAGACATAAAAAGTAATGGTGGATGGTATGATGATACGGAAATATTCGATTCTTCGTTGAATCTGCCTTTGCAGAAAGAATGGACCGATGTTCTGAAATTTGTTGTGTATGACAATATTGATCCAAAGCATCCAAAAGAGAAAATCTCACGGATTCTTGATCTGTCCTGCTATCCAAAAGATGTAAGGTATATTGATATCACAAAAAGAAGAAACGAATTTTATGAGGATGATGTTGAGTGTCAAAAGTTGTATAATGAGAATTATATCAAATTGCGATTATATAAGAATAACACCAATATGGTTCGTGATATTATAGAAATGATGTATCCCGTATGTTCTATAAGCTGGAACAAGGATAATAAAAAGGATATGATTGATATGGTGAACCGTAAATATATGGGTTATGAACTGAATATTGAAAAGGCCAACAGAAAATATCTTGCATCAATCGAATAAACGATATTCGTGATTATTTAATATTACTTATCAAGCGGAGAAATGTAACAGTTTTTCCGCTTTTTTATGTAAATTTAGGGCAAGCCTAAAATAGACAATTCCGATTTTTATTTTCAAAAAAGTATTGCATATTTGAAAAATATAACTTATCTTTGTGAAACGTAAAATTAAATATCAAGCAAGTTGAATACAAATACGGAATATACAGATTCTTCTGAAAAGAAGCTCAACAAAAATCTTGGTTTTCTTGGAGTTGATTTCCAATACAAGTTGATGAAGTATCTAATGGAGAATCCCCAATCCTTTGTAAGCATAAAGGACCAGATTGAGGCAGGGATGTTTACGGATTCAAAACTTAGATTCGTTGTTGATAAACTAAAGCAGTATTACGATAGATATTCAGAGGCACCTACTTATGAATCTATTTCCACATTTGGTCAACAGACCAAAGACGAATCAGATGTAATGAAAGAGGTCATGGATAAGGTACAGGTGCTTGATATCGCCAAGGATATCAAGTATATAAAAGACCGAGCTTTTTCGTTTTTCAAGCAACAGGCATTGGTTAAAACGCTGTCTGTTGTGGCAGGAATTGTGGAAAGAGGAGAAACAGACAAATATGATTCTTGTCCTAAAATGTTCGAGGATGCAATAAGAAAGACCTCGTTTGGAGAAAAGGAGGACTTTCATCCTTTTGATGATGTTGAAAAAACATTGTCTGGAGAAATGAGAAAGCCGATTCCTACTGGTATATTGTCTTTGGATGGAATATTGAATGGAGGTATAGGAAAGGGAGAATTGGGACTTATCTGTGGTCCTTCTGGATTCGGAAAGACCACAATCACCACATCAATGGCATCTTATGCTGCGTGCTGCAAGAACGCAAGCAATAAATATCAGGGATATAAAGTATTGCAGATAATATTCGAGGACAGCAAGACGCAAATTTCGACAAAGTATATTGCCAGAGAGCTTGGAATAGAATGTTCAAAGGTACCTTTGTATAACAAGATTGAAAAGAATGCAGCCAAACAGATAAAGAATTCGGAGCGTTATAAAATGCAACAAAACAATATCATGATAAGAAAGTTGCATGATGGAGAAAAAACGGCATCAGATATAGACAATATTATCCGCAATGATTATATCAACAATGGATTTGTCCCAGATTTGGTATTGCTGGATTATTTTGAATGTTTAAAGGCGGAACATGGGACAATGGCTTTGGGACAGCATCTAAGCGAGGCCCATACAATGAGAAAGCTGGAAACAATGGCTGCCAAGTTGAATGTCGGATTATGGGTTACCACCCAAGGAACAAAGGATTCTTATGGTTCCAAGGAATTTGGAGGTCCAGACAAGATTTCTGGTTCGGCATCAAAATATAACATCTGTCACATGTGTCTTATTATTTCGAGAAGTATGGATGATTTTTCTACCAATGTATCATCTATCAAGATTACCAAGAACAGGGCAGGAAATGCTGGTGTGGTTATTTCTAATGTTTATTTTGATAATGGCAAATGCAGAATTTCATCAGAGGGAGAAGGACATGTACAGGGATATGAAGATACGATGTCGGTTGAAAATGATAGAAATCTGGCGATATTCAATGCTATTCAGAACGGGGTTACAATGGAAAATGAATCCATAGAAACCAATCCAGCTCTTGAATTTGTCAATTCTGGAGTGACTGAAAATAGGAATACAAATTCTGGATATACAGAAACGGCAAATTCTTCTGGATATGCAGAACCAGATGAGAGTGTAAATAGTCCAATGGAAAAAAACAAAGACTTTCCATTAGATTGTCCTTTCTGATTTTAAAAGTTACATAATTTTTTTTCATACTAAAGTTCTGAAAATAATAGTTTTGTACCTTTTAAAAAAAGTGTAACATTTTTATCGAATTTTAAAATGACAAGAATCAATATTTATATTTTGCAGGAATGATTCCTGTATTAAATAAAATAAATTTATATGAATGAACAGATAGAAACAGCAGTGGCAAAAGTCAAAAAAAGAGACGGAACTTTTGCAAAGTTCGACATCAAGAGAATTATCAATGCAGTTGAAAAAGCTTTTGAATCAACAGGGAAAGACAAAGTACCTGATGAGGTAATAAATTACATCATGATTAATTATTCCAAACAGAAAGGAATTATTTCTGTTGAGAATATTCAGGACAATATAGAGTCATTCCTGTGTAAAAATTATTATGAGGTTGGGAAGAAATTTATGCTGTATAGATATCAGCATAATGAGGACAGGGAGGTTCTTGACAAACTTAACTTCATGATGAATTATTGTAATGCGGAGAATCCTGCCACGGGAAGTAAATATGATGCCAATGCCAATGTTGAGAACAAGAATATCGCAACATTGGTGGGTGAACTTCCAAAATCAAATTTCATTAGACTTAATAGAAAAATTCTGGTAAATAGAATTGAACAAATGTATGGAAAAGAATTGGCAGACAGATATGTATATCTGCTTACCAATCATTTCATATACAAGAATGATGAGACCAATCTTGCCAATTATTGCGCCAGTATCACAATGTATCCATGGCTGTTGGGAGGAACGGCATCTATAGGCGGAAACTCAACCAAACCAACCAATCTGAAATCATTCTGCGGTGGGTTCATCAATATGGTATTTATGGTTTCTTCTATGCTGAGTGGTGCTTGTTCGACACCCGAATTCTTCCTTTATATGGATTATTTCATAAGAAAGGAGTATGGAGAGGATTATTACAAGCGTTCTGATGAGGTGGTTGATTTGTCTGTCAGAAAGAGAAGTATAGACAAAGTTATTTCTGATTGTTTTGAGCAGGTTGTTTATTCATTAAATCAGCCTACGGGAGCAAGAAATTTCCAGGCTGTATTTTGGAATGTAGCTTATTATGACAGATATTATTTCCAAAGTATTTTCGGTGATTTCAAGTTTCCAGACGGAACAGCTCCTGTTTGGGATTCTTTAAGCTGGTTGCAAAAGAGATTCATGAAATGGTTTAATGCAGAACGGACCAAAACCGTATTGACGTTTCCTGTGGAATCAATGGCGTTATTGTCTGATAATGGTGAACCAAAGGATAAGGAGTATGGAGACTTTACTGCAGAGATGTACGCAGAGGGACATTCGTTCTTTACATATATGAGCGACAAAGCCGATTCCCTTAGTTCCTGTTGCCGTTTAAGAAACGAGATACAGAATAATGGGTTTAGCTACACTCTTGGAGCGGGAGGCGTTTCTACTGGCTCAAAAAGCGTTCTTACAATCAACCTGAATAGATGTATACAATATGCAGTCAAACATGGAAAGACCTATATGTCTTTTTTGGAGGAAATTGTTGATCTTGTACATAAGGTCCAATTGGCATATAATGAAAATCTGAAGGAATTGCTAAAGAAAGGAATGCTTCCTCTGTTTGATGCTGGATATATAAATATAAACCGACAGTATCTGACAATAGGAGTTAACGGACTGGTAGAGGGTGCCGAATTCTTGCAGATTCCAATAAAGGATTGTGATGAATACAGTTCTTATGTACAGTCGATACTTGGATTGGTTGAAACGTATAATAAGAAATATAGAACAAAGGAGGTCATGTTCAACTGCGAAATGATTCCTGCAGAAAATGTTGGAGTTAAACATGCAAAATGGGATAAGGAGGATGGCTATTTTGTCCCTCGTGATTGTTATAACAGCTATTTCTATATTGTTGAGGATGAAAATACCAATGTTATAGATAAGTTTAAATTACACGGCAAAAAATACATAGAGCATCTTACTGGAGGTTCGGCATTGCATTGCAATCTTGATGAACACTTGTCATTTGAACAATACAAGCAGTTGCTTAAAGTGGCAGCAAAAGAGGGATGCAATTATTTCACTTTCAATATTCCTAATACGATATGTAATGATTGTGGAACGATTGATAAACGATATTTGAAAAAATGTCCTAAATGCGGAAGTGAGAATGTTGATTATATTACCCGTGTTATCGGATATATAAAGCGAGTTAGCAATTTTTCTTCTGCAAGACAGAAAGAGGCAGCAAAGAGATACTATGCTGATGTTTGATTTTTACTTGTTTGATTTGTTTTAATAAGGAAGCGGAGGAACGTAACAGTTTTTCCGCTTTTTTGTGCATTTGTTTTGAGATTGTTTTACGTTTGGAACGGTATTTTTGGGGTGGAAGCAAATTATGTAAATTTTGCAGATATTTATCAGTAAAAAGAAATAAAAGTATGAGAAGAATAAGATTAACGGAGGAACAGCTCCATCATGTAATAAGGGAATCTGTCAGCCAGATATTGAACGAGATTGATTGGAAAACGTATGATAACGCAAGTAGAAAAAAATCCTTAAAACTGCTTGATATGGGTATTCCCTATGATGAAGTGATGGAACGTGTTTATCCATTAAAATTAGCCAGATATCAGAATATAGATAGAAAATATCCAAATTTAGGAGATATATTGAAGAAGAAGACAACCTATCCACATGAATCACTCACTCCAGAAGAACAGGAGGAATTAGATACATACGTGAAGGAATATATAGATCAGGACCATGGCAAATACAAATACGAAAAGGGCGGAAGAGGCTATTATCTTGACGATGAGGACTAACACAATCTCATATTGTATAGAATACAATCAAGCGGATGAACGTAACAGTTTTTCCGCTTTTTTATGTAAATATTTTGACATTGTTTCACGTCTGGTACGGTCTTTTCTGGGTGGTGGAGATTTATGTAAATTTTGCAGATATTTATCAGTAAAAAGAAAAGTATGAGAAGAGTAAGACTAACGGAGGGACAGCTCCACAATGTAATAAGGGAATCTGTCAACCAGATATTGAACGAACTGGATTGGAAAACGTATGCAAGTGCTGCTCGAAAAAAAGATGATTAAATGAAGAATCCAGACGATTCAGATGAATTTAGCAGAGAAGTAAGTCCTTTAATGAGCGCATCTTCTAAAGCTGTATTTAGAAAATATCCACATTTAAAATCTGTATTTAATAAGCTGGAATCTTATGAACCACTTACTCCAGAAGAACAGGAAGAGTATGCTGCATTCGAGAAAGATTTTCATAATTGTTATAAATACAAATATGAAAAGGGCGGAAGAGGATATTATCTTGACGAATACTAATACATATCATATTTTATAGAATAAAAAAAAGCGGATGAACATAACAGTTTTTCCGCTTTTTTTTTGTGTAAATATTTTAACATTGTTTTACGTCTGGCACGGTATTTGCGGGGGAGGGGGTAAATTATGTAAATTTTGCAGATATTTATCAGTAAAATAACAAAACAATATGAGAAGAGTAAGACTAACGGAGGGACAGCTCCATAATGTAATTAGAGAATCTGTCAGCCAGATACTAAACGAGCTTGACTGGAAAACGTATGATAATGCTGCTAACAAAAGATGTCAACGAATAAAGGATAGGGATGAATTAGACAGAAAATTTTGGCCTTTAAATGATGCAGCTATTGAAGCTGAATATAGAAAATATCCACATTTAAACTCTGCAGAGCATAAGATTTTAGGTAATACACATGAACCACTCACTCCAGAAGAACAGGAAGAGTATGATGCACACGATAAGGAATGGGATAATCAAATGAATGGAAGATACAAATACGAAAAGGGAGGAAGAGGATATTATCTTGACGATGAAGAATAATTTAATCTCATATTTTATGTCATAAACAGTAAAAAGCGGAAGAACGTAACAGTTTTTTCGCTTTTTTGTGTTTTCATTATTACACTACATTAATCTATTTATATCTAAAAGAAAGAATTATAATGGAAATGAATATAAACAATATACTGGTAAGGATGTTATTGAGAGAGAACAGGAAAGTCGTGTTGACCGAAAACTCTCTTGACAAGGCAATAGACAAAGCGAGAAAGCAGGTCTTGTCACCCATATATATAGATTTATTCAGCCAAATAGAAGACAAAGAAGAATTATTAAGAGATATAAACAGTCCATATATACCACATCTTACAGCACAAAAATATATAGAAACGATTGATTCAACGACTGTTGGAGAAGCAGAAACACATATCAACGAGTGGGTTTATTCTGTGGTAAAAGCAATAGATATAACATTTGGAGTGGATATGACATTGGTAAAAAAGGACCCCGCCAGACAGCCGTTGATTCTGGCAATGAACAATATGCTGATTAGGACACTTGCGGAGGGTAAAATAGACCTGTATGTTCCAGAAGCAAACAAGATAGCCATGTTCATGAACAATCTTAAAGTTGACAAGATAGACGAAAATATGCTGAATGACATATCGTCTATGGATATGGGACAGTTTATGGACAAGTACGCATCGGATATAATGGCCAATCAGAAGGAGACAGAAGCGAAGCATCAAAACATACAGTATTCTGGGAATGGGTATACATGCGTCAAGATAAGCTCATTTGAAGAAGCCAGCAAGTATGCTCCATATTGCAAATGGTGCATATCTCATACCAAAGCCCAATGGGATAAACATACCAATTATAATGGAGGACTGTTTTATTTCTTTTTGAAAGATGGTTATCAGAATATACCAGAACAGCATGGAAAAGATTTTCCTTATGACGAATATGGTTTAAGTATGATTGCATTGTGCGTAAATGAATTCGGATTGTTTCAGTCCAAAACGCTTAGATGGAATCATGATTGTTCTGTAGGAGAGTTCGCTTTTGATAACAAGGATATGTGTGATACGGTGGGTATGAATATCTATCAGGTATGCAGACCACGAGTTGAGGGACTTGCAGACAAAGTGTATGATATATCAAATGCCAAAAACATAGGTAATGGATTGTATGTGGTAAAAGAGGAAAGCAACAAGGTTCTTGTCAACAGATACGGTAAAATCGTTCTTCCGATGTGGATGGACAAGATAGGTGATTTTGTAGGTAATTATGCGGAGGTCGTAAAAGATTTCAAATACAATTTCATCAATACAAGAGGACAGCTTGTAAGTCAGGAATGGTTTGACAGAATGAATGATTTTATTGATGGATATGCGAGAGTGAAACAGAACAACAAATACAATTTTATTGATACCAACTATCGTCTGATAAGTAAGGAATGGTTTGATTATGCCGATAATTATTCGGATGGTTATGCGCTGGTCGAAATGGATGGAATATTCAATTATCTTGACAGACGGGGAAGATATGTTACAGATGACTGGTTTGATGATGCTCTGCCGTTCAAGGAAGGGTTTGCGGTTATCAGCAATGATGATCAGTATAATTTGATAGACAATAAATTCAATGTTATATGTGACACTTGGTTTGACGGAGCGACATCTTTCTCGGATGGTTTGGCAAGGGTAACCAAAGGCGGTAAATTCAATTTTGTACGGCCGAATGGTCATTTATTCAGTAATGTATGGTTTGACAATGCGGATGATTTCTCGGACAAATACACTTCCGTTTCAATCAATGGAAATACCTATTATATGGACACGGAAGGATATCTGTATGATATGGAGGGAAAGGAGATTGCAGGTAAAAGAATACAGACAAATGAAGAAAGACACAAAACCAAAAACTGTCTTAATGAGAAATATATTCACAAATCCATTATTGATGAATTGAAAATCATGGGAATTTTATATTGAAAATCATTGGAATTTAATAATAATTAAAATATTGATAATCAAATTAACATTGTTTCACGTCTGGCACTGTATTTGCAGGGTGGTGGCGAATTATCATAATTTTGCAGATATTTATAGATAAAAAGAAAAGTATGAGAAGAGTAAGACTAACGGAGGGACAGCTCCACAATGTAATAAGGGAATCTGTCAACCAAATACTGAACGAGCTTGACTGGAAAACGTATGAAAACGCTGCTCGGAAAAAATATGATCAAATGGATCCAAAAGATCGCAAGGGATCTTGCAAAGACTTAGCGTCTTTGGACCAAGCATCCGATGATGCTTTGAAAAGAAAATATCCACATTATTTTGCTGAGAAAGAATATGGAAATAAAATAGGAGATATGTCTCCAGAAGCACAGAAAGAGTACTTTAAATATAAAAAAGACGTTGACAATCAGTTCTATGGCAGATATAACTACGAAAATGGTGGAAGAGGCTATTATGTTGATGATGAAGATGAATAACACATTCTCATATTTGATATGACAAACAAGGCGGAGAGACGTAACAGTTTTTCCGCTTTTTTTGTGTAAATATTTTGACATTATTTTACGTCTGGCACGGTATTTGCGGGGGGGGCAAGTTATGTAAATTTTGCAGATATTTATCAGTAAAATAACAAAACAATATGAGAAGAATAAAATTAACGGAGGGACAGCTCCACAGAATAATCAGACACGCTGTCAACGAAGCTGTAGAATCTAATGAAGAAAGTTATATGCTGAAAGGTATATCTATTAGCCTGCTAAGTTCAGATGAGGATGGAAATTGGGATGAGGAAACCGAATCAAATTGGAATGATTCACTCATGGCTGAATCATTAGAAGGACTTATTAAAAAATTGAGTGATACCTATAGAGTCGATTTTGATATGAATGCTTTGTCTTATGGAGATGGATATTTTCAGTATACTATTACTACAGACGAAACAAACGCCTCTCAATTCACTTTTAAAGTATTCAAAACAGCACCTATAAGTGATGAGGAAATTAGAAATTCAGGAGTTAATATGTAACATAATGTGATTTGTGATAATCATAAATCACATTAATTGTATGCTACAATAAACAATTTGGGTAATAACAGAACGTAATATGATAAAAATTCATATTGCGTTTTTTTTATGTTACTATTTAATATAAAAGAATTTATTTTTTAATAAAGCCATATCAATATGTCGAAGCGTCAATATATGGGTATCAAGTACCCTTTTCAAAACAATAACGACCAAGGATACTTTGTGGATCTTAATTTGAATAAAAAGGACAAGACACGAAGTGATCTTCTGCATCTGTTGTTTACTCCAAAAGGGCAAAGAATAAGATATCCCGAATTCGGTACCGATTTGATAAGATTCATATTTAATCCGAACGATTCGGAAAGTTGGGAGGCTATAAAAACAGAAATAAAAGAAGAGGTTGCATTATTCCTTCCGTATGTCACCCTCGACAACATTGAGGTGGTATCTGATGACAGTCAGGATTTTCAGGTAATAGTGAAGATTTCATTTACAGTTAAAGAAGGAAATACTACAGTATATGATTCTGTGGCAGTAACAATTTAAACCAATATACAATAAGACATGAGCGAAAAGAAAATATCATATTTAGCGAGGACATTTGATGATTATGAGACAGAGCTGTTGCAATTCAGCAATAAGTATTATCCTGAGATAACAGATTCCTTCAATGACGCATCTGTCGGCCAATGGTTTATAGATTTGGCTGCTGCTGTCGGAGATGACCTGTCGTATCATATAGACAGGGTTTTTCAGGACACAAATATCAATACCACCCAATCACGTTCTTCGGTTATGAATATAGCCAGAATGAACGGATTTAAGGTTCCAGGAGCCAAGGCATCTGTATGTCAGGTTGAAATATCTTGCAGACTGCCATTGTCAACGGAGGGAGTGTCACAGCCTGATTGGAGATATGCTCCGTATGTCAAACGGGACACCACAGTAGCTTGTGGAAACTATTCATTTGAATTACAGGAGGATGTGAATTTTGCAGAAGAATTCAATCATGATGGATTCAATAACAGAAAATTTGTTCCAGCAAGGGATTCCAATGGGGGAATCACTGCATATACAGTATCAAAAACAGTCATAGCGGTCGGAATTCAAAGAAAGATATACAAGAAAGTAATAAACAGTTCTGATTTGGAGCCTTTTATGACAATAACACTTCCAGACCAGAATGTTGGAAGCGTGGAGTCTGTAATATTCAAGGAGACAAATGATTATTCAAAAAATCCTTCTTTATCTGAATATTTTTATGATGAGGAGGAATATCAATTAAAAGATGAAGCCATCAATACATACAGGTATTTTGAAACGGATTCACTTGCAGATCAATTCAGATTTGGTTCAGAGACAAGCAGAAATGACGAGGCGAAGGGTTTGTATAAGATAGTTGACAAATATGTTGATTATACCGCCAGCGGAACTCCTATATATAGAATATATAAAGGACAATGGAAATCATTGAGTCAGAAATTTGTAACGGAATACACAGATAACGGTTATCTGAATGTGGTTTTTGGCAGTGGTGTAAGATATGATACCGTTCCAGAGGAAGCCAATGACTATACAAAGTTCGATATGGCCAAGTTGGTGAACAACAATATGATGGGAGTTCTACCGAAAGAGGGATGGACAATGTTCATATTGTATAATGTGGTTTATGGATCAACAACCAATTTTGCAAGCGGTTCAATTAACACGATAAAAAATCTTGATGCCGAAATACCTGCCACTGGAACAGATGCCACAAAAAGGACATTGGTTTCGCAGTCGTTCTCTGTATCCAATACGTCCAATTCCGTTGCAGGAAAAGACGTTCCTTCAACGGATGAAATAAAGTGGATGATGAGGTATAATCTAAGTTCCCAGAACAGGGCTGTGACGGTTAAGGATTACAAGGCCAAACTGCTGGATATGCCACCAAGATACGGTTGCCCTTTCAGAAGTGATGTGTTTGAGGAAAACAACAAGATTGTACTTTCGTTATTGGGAATAGATTCAAAAGGCAAACTGGACAGTATTCTTCCTAATACTTTGGTTAACAATGCTGTGGAATATCTTTCGCATTATAAGAGCATAAATGATTATCTTGAATTCAGATCTGGAAAAATATATAATCTATATTTTGAATTGGAGGTTTTTGTAGATAAAAATTATACCACTTCGGAAGTTCTTAAAAATGTAATGTCGGTTATCAAGAATTACATGGATATAGAAAAGCATGATATGGGAGAGGATATCTATCTTGGGGATTTGGAAAAGGAAATAACAAGTGTTGATGGTATGGTCTCTATTATCACTTTTGATGTATATAATGTATGGGGTGGAGCAAGCTATTCAAGTGATAAATGCACATTGCCAGAAAAGGGGAATCCGTCATTGACCAATATCTGTTCTACGGATATAAAGGAGCCAAGCGTATCCCTTGGAGTTGATGCAAAATATTACAATATTGATTTGGAGGCTATTGACGGGGTATTGTATTGTGACCACGATTCGATGTTTGAAATAAAATATCCTTCAACCAATATCGCAATAAAGGTAAAACAGATATAAAAGAATAAAATAAATAAAAAAAATGAAACGGAATTATATTTCAAGAATATTGAGAGAAAGTATCAATCATATTCTTAAAGAAAATTTTAATGATCCTTCCTATTATAGACGAAAGGCATTAGCCAAAGTGCTGAATGTAAATATGAATGACATCTCATGTGTAGATAACGATGATGACAATATGGAATATGAGTATGATGGGGATGATTATTATGTATTTGCACTCGATGAAGATGCCCAAAAGTGTTATGATAAATTGATGGAATTATTTGATGAAGATCCAGAATCGTTTCTTTATGATTATATTGGTAAAAATTCAGATAATTTTGAGAATTTAGAACCATTGATTAATCGTGACCAGATTGATGCTATATTGATAAATAATTATGGAATAGATGTTAATGCAGAAGAAGATGAAGATCCAATTGACATCTATATTAAATATTTTGGAGAAACAAAAACGGAAGATCCAAATAATCCTTGTCTTATGGATTTGATTACCGAAAATCCATATTTGTTAAATGTTGATACTATTATAGAACATGCGAGAGATTCTTATGGCAGCAATTATGCTATATTGGGAGAAAAGATTGGAGAACCTGTTGTTGATGATGAAAGATATTATGTTTATAAAATAGATTAAAAATCGGAATAAAAAGTAAAGAAATATGAGAATATTAAGATTAACGGAGAGGAATCTCCACAGAATAATTAGACACGCCGTTAACGAGGAATTGGAGGATGATGGAAGTTATCATGAATATGTTGACGCAGATAAGGCGCAGGCATTGGCCGAAGTACTTGATGTTGATGCTGATAGCATAACAAATGCTGATAATGGAAATAACATTCAGTTTGAGTGCGAAGGTGATACGTATTATGTGTTTGCAGGAACGGAAGATTATCAGGAATGTGTAAAACAGCTGATAACCATGTTTGAGCAGGACCCTGATACATTTATCCACAATTATACAGGTGAGAATAAGGATAATTTTGACTATCTTGAACCATACATAGACAAGGAAAAACTTACTAATATATTGGAGGATAATGGAATAAATGTTGACGAGGAGGAGGAAACAGATCCTGTCGATATCTATATCAACTATTTTGGAGAAAAAGAATCCGAAGGAGGTGATGGTCCTTGTCTGATGAAATTGATAGAAGATAGTCCAGAACTAATAGACATTTATGAGCTTGCAGAACAAGAAGGAACATCTTATAACAACAACTATTCCATACTTGGAGAAAAAATAGGAGAGCCAGTAATTGACGGTGAGATGTTTAAAGTTTATCAGCTGCAATAATTTTGTTTGATAGAGTATAATAACAAGCGGGGGAACGTAACAGTTTTTCCGCTTTTTTTTGTGTAAATATTTTGACATTGTTTTACGTCTGGCACGGTATTTGCAGGGTGGTGGCGAATTATCATAATTTTGCAGATATTTATAGGAAAAGAAATAAAAATATGAGAAGAGTAAGACTAACGGAGGGACAGCTCCACAGAATAATCAGAAACGCTGTCAACGAGGCAATAGAGGATGATATGTCAGGGAATGAAGATATTGAAGAAAGACGAAACCTAATAGTATTAAGATTAATAAAAGAAGGATATGATGTTTCGTGTTATCATCAAGATCCAAATAAGTTCATTGTATATTTAGAAGGATGGCGTTATGGTGTTCATAATGATGAAGCACAGAAAATAGCCAGTGATCTTAAGGATAGATTTAATCTGAAAAAAACTCGGCTAAATTTTGCAGGATTCAATGAGTTGTGGCAAGAGAGGTATAAGCAGATGCATAAGCATTGGCTTGACGCCTATGAAACGCTTACAATTGAATGTTCTCTTTGATTTTATAACTAATAAAAAAATAAAATTAATGGAAGTCTGTGGATATAATAAATCCCCAGGCTTTTTTTTCGCTATCTATTTATCATAAGAACATTAATTTTTAATAAAAATGAGTTGTAACTGCAAATCACAAAAGAAGATAGAAGAGGCTGTAAAGCATATACATAAATATTCTTTTTATGAGGATGAACGCAAACAGGGAAACACATCATTGCAAAAAGATATTGCAAGAATAAAAACAGTCGGTATGTACATATTGTTTGTATTCATGTTCCCTCTCGTTTTTGTTTATGTTGTAATATCTTTGATATATGGTTTGTTTGTATATAAACGACCAGTTATCGTACTACCTAATAAAATGTTTGCAATAATAGAAAATAACAAATAAGATAGATCTTATGGATAGTTTGACAAAAAAATACAGGATACATACAGAGATAGGGAAAGACAAAATGCTGAATATCAATTTGAATTCGGATATCGGATTGTTTCAGATTTTGTCAATGGAGTTGAAACAGCAAGATGCGTATGTGATAAAGTCATCCAATTATGGGGTTATTGTCGGCAGAATATTAGCCAACAAAGCATTTGGTGTGGAGAATGTAAGGGTTTCTGTCTTTATTCCTATTGACGGTAACGACTCGTTTTTGTCAAATATCAGAGATATTTATCCTTACAAAAATACGTCAACCAAAAATGACAATACAGATGTCAGATACAACCTTATGGAACAAGTATCAGACGATGATTGTCATGCCAATGTTGGAACATTCCCAGATAAAAGATATGTTCTTGATAATGAGAGTTATATAGAAGTATTTGATAAATATTATAAATATACCACCAGAACAAATAAAGCAGGAGACTATATGCTTTATGGAATTCCTGTCGGAAACCAGTCCGTACATGTAGATTGTGATTTGTCCGATATTGGTATGTTGTCTCAACGTCCAAGAGATTTTTATTATAAAGGATATAATGAAAACCTGTTCAAGAATTCCAATCAGTTCAAGGAATCCACAAATATTGATTCTTTGGTGCAGATAATAAGTCAGAATCAGAGTGTTTATGTGTATCCGTTTTGGGGAGATACAAATAGTGATGATATTGCAATAACAAGAAATGACGTTGACTTGAATTATGAATTTGAGCCAACATGCGTTTTTATCGGTTCTGTTATTACAGATACCACCAATCATGCCATAGGAGATAGATGTGTGGCGTCTGCAAATGCAGGAAAAAACGGAAATCTTGTAACAGGAAATGGAACCATAGAAATGATACGGAAGACCACGGATGGTTATGTGGAAGAGTTTTCGGTAAAAGGAGGAAGAGTCATAGACGGAGATGGAGTATGGTGCTATCAGATTCCAATGAACCTTGATTATATCAAAACAGATGAGGAGGGCAATATAAGTCCTTCTGATAATCCGAACGAGGGAATAGCCACACGATGCAGAGTAAGATTCAGAATTAGCATGGATAATCTTTCGGATGATGGAAGTTCAAGGTTTAGGGCTAAATATCTTATTCCCAATAATCCAGAATTGAATTCTGGTTCCACTGTGGCATTAAAAAATACAAGTTTAGATACGGATGATTCATTTTATACTTTTGGAAGCAATACGGATGATTCCAATTTTAGGGATATATGTTGGAATAAAGTTTATTCCATAAAGTCTTTCATTCCTCGCATTGATGCTTCCACATATTCAAGCAGCAGATCTTTTATAGGATTAAAAACAGCAAACACGGCTGGAGCCAACAATTCATTGCCGTATAATGTAGTGTCCATACGTTTGAATTTTTCTTATAGAGTATTGTGCATACTGCTTATGATAGTCATTGATATCATTACTGCTATCAATGAATTCTGGTCTAATCTTATGGAATTGTTTGTAATCAGAATCCCTCATATCTGGACATGGAGTCCATTTGGAAAAAACGGTATTATTGCTCTTAAATGTATTGCTTTTGTATCAAGTTTTAGCATCAATGAGGATGATACAGAAGTAAAGGCGTATTTTCCTGGCTGTGACGGAGCAACGATGTGGGAAACGACAAAGGCAAAAAACAAGGATAAAATATGCACAAGAAACACCAAAACGTTATCTGATGATATTCAGGATGCGTTGGCGACAGAGTATGATGCTGTAAATATGGATTTCAGCAATGATTGGCTGAATGGTACATTGTATTTTCCTGTATGGCATTGGATGAAAAAGAAAAAAAGGAAATGGTTATGGGGATTATTTTCAAAAAAGGCTATAAATAGATATTGCGGATGTGATTTTCATTTTAAAAACAGTCTGGTCTATTTGTGGGATTATGTCTTTAAAGGAAAGAAACAGACGGGTGATGTGGGAACAAAAAGCACGTCTTTTGTTAATGGAGTTATAAAAGATTTCAAAAACAAAGACAATCTGGATATCTATTATTATGCTTGTGGCATGATAAACGAAAGTAAAAAATATTACAGATTGTTTTCCACCGACCTTATATTGCTTGGAAGCCTATCATCCAATGATAGTGACGGAATAGGGCAGTTGTTCAAATATCTTCCTCCAACCACGTCAAACATGCCTCCTATAACATCTTCGATAGAACACAACGGAGGAAACAAAAACGAGCAGGATACATTAAGTGGTGTTACTTATCCTAACGATACTGTTCTGGTTACAGGAATGGATGACAGAAGAGATAAAAAAGGACTGTTTTATAGTATAGGATGTACATCTTACAGCATTATCAAACAGGGAACACTAAATGCTCAAAGAATATGTGAATTGGGAACAGAATTGGATATGAGCAAATATGAATTTTCAAATAACGGTTCGTTTGTTCTTAACAAGGCTGATGGCTATATTACAAAAACGGAAATATACAACAATGATATTAGAAGTCAATTCGCTTCAATGAATTACAATCCATTGAATGCCACTTTATTTGATATTATTACAGGACAGAAAAAATATGTATATGCCTATAAATATCCGTCAAATTTCAATGGAGCATTGGGTGTAAATGGACTTGGAATTAAATCGGAATCAGAATCGGAATCTTATTCAAAATTCAGATTTGGAGGAGATACTGCTAAATTCTATCTTTCAAATAACGCAGCTCCTTTATATAACAATTCATTTTATTTCTATTTTGGATTAAAAGAGGGTAAAACGGCTATTGAACAATTTAGAGATAAGTATTATTCAGATTGTATTCCAGACCAAAAATATGGAGCATCAATACTTGTTTCCACTGAAATATATGATTGTGATACGGCCAAAAACGAGATAACTGTAACTCTTACAAATATCAATACTCCATATTCATTTTATATTGTTGATGAAAATGGGAATACTGTTATGCAATATAAGAATTGTGAGAAAACGGCATTTTCAATGACAGGAACTTTTGTTACATCAAACGGAATTAAGTTGTATGGAGGAGGAAATATTGGATATCATGCTTATAAATTGGTGGTTGAGGATAAGTATGGTTCCAAAACGGCAGCCAATATTGACATGACTCTTGCTACAAATTCGGCATCATTGACTGCGTATGATTTTAAGGTTAAAAGTTCATCATTGATTAATGGAAACTCGGATATCATCAATGGAGGGTATATTTCCATATCTTCATTTTCAATCAATGGACTTACATATAATATTAACTCTATCAATGAAAACAAAGGAAAATATATCAATTTAACTGTTTCTTTATCATCGGACCCAAAGGTGTTGAAATATGTCAAATTGGTTTGTGATTCATCCATTGCTTCTGTTTCCATGCAGAATAACAATTTGTTGGTATATTTTAATGAAGCAGGGAATAAAATATTTCAAATGTACAGTTATTGCAATCCTAATTTTGAAACGGCAATTAATGAAGAGACTGGAACAATATCTGCATATATAAATGAATTCGAATATTTCAAACTTACCGTCAATGAGTTTTCCATTCCTTATGTTATCAATACTGGAAATACAAATCTTACTATTGCCGATAAGATACAAAGACTTGGAGATGTGTCTGTTTATCAGGACATAAAGCCTGCAAATAGAAGTGAATTCATTACAGGATATGATTATACTAAAGATACCAATAATCTCATTTATTGCGCTTATAAATTATCTTATATAACCGAAATGAGAAAGGTGTTTCAGATAACAGACAGCAACAATAAGACTGCGATGATTGGATATGACTGCAATACACTTGATGCTGCATATTCATCAATATCTTATTATTCTTTTGCTCCATTTTTCTCTAATGATGTTAATGAATCCGATGCGATAGCGTCTTATGGAATGGGAACAGATAAATATATGAATATTTATGGCTCTTATCCAGATGTGGTCAATGGATATTCTTATATGAAGAGCGTTACAACGGAGCATCCGATTACCATATATAGCAGTATGACATATTCAGATTCAGATCAGGTATATACCAATGAATTGAGTCCTGTTGCTGAAAAATTGGAATATATCAAAAATCCTTTTTATAACGGATATGGGACCAATGGATATTATATGGGAGTGGTAGCATCTGGAGATGGAGTGACCACGTTAAAGTCTCCTGAATATATGAAAATACCTACATCCAATCAGATAGAAAAAACATATACAGCAATAGACAGAAATCTGATAGTGGATTGGTTTTCAGCACTAACCATTGACAAGAGATTGTCTTATGAAATGTTTTGTATTCCAAAGATAGACGAAAATACATCAGCAGAAGCATCTGTCCCATTTGTTTTGAATATATATAATGGAAATTATATGGGATATGATATTGATGATTCATCAAATACAAAAAATGTTATAAGTAGTTCATATACAGAATATTGTGAATATTATATATCATCATCAACCCTTACAAATCCGAGCAAGAAGAAAGGATATCTGTATGATATGGAAATAAACAATTCTGCGATTACCAAAGAAAGTGTAATAAGCAACAATGAATATGATTCCAAACCATTATTCACACAGATAGTCAAGACGCTCAATTCCAAACAGGCCTTGACACTAAGAACGGGGAATATGGAAATAAAGATTACAGATTGCTCAAATGAATTGAATCCAATAGTTACTCAAAATTCTATTGTAGCCAATGCTCAGGCGGGTAACACGGAGCTTATCACTGTTCCTGTCACACTTAATAATGATGACGTGATAGATTACTCAAGGGTGGTTACTTATTCTGATTATAATATTCCAGAATATGATATTAAGACCATAGGAAACAATATAGATGTTTATAATTACAAATACAACTTTAATGACAGCACCAATATTATAGGAATCGGCTTCCCGTTTGTTAATGATATATCCAATTCATATATAATTCCGTTTGTTACCATATCTTCTTCTATTACAAGTCTATATGAATCTGCAGATACATTCACAACCGAATTGTCTGGAGTTATCAGTAACGAAATAGCTGCAAATGTTGATAAAATGGCAGACAAGGGAACAATGAAAATGTATTCAATATATAAAAATAACATATTTTCATCGTTCACTCTTTCTTATACAGGCAATTCGTTATCTGTTGTAAATGATTTTATATCAATGAGTTCATTCAGTAATGATATAAATTCTTATATGAGTGTAAACAACTTGATAACGAAATACAGTTATAATGATATCAAGAAAGTCCGTGTAATGCTGATAAGAAGATACTTTAACGGAAATTCTCAATCGGATCATTTGAGAAAGGATTTGTATATGATACATTTTGTCCCTTTAAGTTATTTCTTGACTGATAGAGAATATGTGCCTTCTGATTTATTAAGTACAAGCCAGTCGTCAGACGGAAAGACCAAATATATCAATATAACAGGAAGTTCTGAAAACTATTATTATTACAAGTCTGATGGAACAAAGGTTTATTTTTCAATTCAGGACAAGGTCGCAACTGCAGTTATTTCCGCAGTCGGAAGTTTTGCTTATTATTATTATGGCTCAGCTTCCACTAATAACATCATCACCAAATATGTGGTGGAATTTTAAATATTAAAACATGTACGATATTCTTCTTTCAAAATCAAAATCCCTGCGAGGAAATAATGAAAATATGGATATACCAGTTCATATCGAGCAGGAAGGAAAACTGATCGATACCGAATATATCACATCCATATTAAGTCAAAGCAAGGTATATGACAACGAGCGTTCTGCATGTACAGATGTTAGACTTAATGTCGATGTTTATCCTGTATGCTCCAATGTCCTTTTCAATAATGCGACAGAAATAGTGTTTAGAGAAGGATCAAATTCAGCATCAAACATATCTTATATGAGTACCAAAGAAATGACGGATATGACTAATGAGATATCCGCATCTTCTCCAGCTATAATATATAAAGGTTCTAATTTTAATTGGAATAAAGAAGAAATGATAAGGGACACCCAGCTTTCAAATAGCAGTGCTCTTACTTATCATTGCGGAATAGACATGCTGAATAATTATCATTTGCGGACCTTATCATACAAAACCGTATGTATGATGAAAGACAAAAATACAAGCGGTACATTCAATACATTGATGGATATGGCAAGAGAGGATGACGGGTCCGACATAACGGATTATCTTGATGTTACATCATCTGATCTGCAACCGACACATCTGTTTATTTCGGAAGAAATATATACACCTCTTGAAACTTATTCCAACTGTTTAAAAGAGAAAGAGGGATGGATGGGATTTTATAATAGCATATCCATGAATCCTTCTTCATCAGCCACACAGAATCAGCTACATATTAATGCTACACTAAACAACAAGAACAGTTATGATTTCATAAATCTGTTTCCAGAAAAAGATCTTTTTGATTTTAGCCCTAAATGGAATGATTATAAGAAAAGAACGGAAAAAAACTGGAATTATTGTTTGACTTATCCTTATTCTTCAACCACCTCATTGTCTTTTATAAGACAAAATACCAACTCACTGTATATCAATGATATAGATGAAATTGCTGATTCTAATTATATTTTGTTCAATAGTGTTTCAAAACATGGACTGAATGTTGGAGATAGGGTTTCGATTTATGTTGGAGATGAAATAAAATTCAACAACGTATTGGTAGAGGGAATAGGTGTATATGATACCGATAAATATGAAAGCACCAAAGATTATTCTTTTTACATAAAAGCTACGGATTCAATATCAAACAACTGGGTTCAGAAAGACGATGAGTCTCCTTCGGCATATTCAGAATCATATACGGCAATTACTGGGGTTATTGCCACTTATGGGAAAGGACAATATTATACTGTTGATGGAAATGTATTGTCCGCATTAAGCACCTCAATCACATCATATTATACAATATATAATTCGGAATATGTGAATGTGGATGATGATGCACAGGATATTTCGTTCAAGAAAATAGATAACAATATTCCATGTGAATATTATGTCAGAATAAATGCCAAACTCCCCAATTTTAAAAATGCGGATATTCCAGTCAATGAAGATACTGTAAAAGATGATTCTTTTTTACAAAGATGTTCTGTTCCAAGTGGAAATAATGTATCTGATGTGTTTGATAATGAAATAGATAGACTGGCTTTCTCCTCAACGATATATGGTGACAATATGACGGAAATAACCTATACGGATTTAGCGTCATTTGCATATCTTAAAGATAACAGGGGAAAACCTTTGACTTCGTTGTTTTTTACGATAGTCAAGGCGAATGACGGGTATAAAGAATGGTATGGAAAAATAAAAAGCGATGGAAATTTAAGAAATATAGTAATAACTGGAGATAATATAACATACAGCCATGTATTCGGAAAGGTTTCATGTGCGTTTGAATTGTCAGAACATTCAGAAAAAAACAGGAATAAGATATTCCAATCAATTCATACAATAAACAATGTTGTTGACTCCAATTTATTCAGGGACGGTTCTGTCCTTAGCGGAGAAAGCATATCATATTTAAATGGCAAAAGAAAAGACACAGACGAAAATGAAATTAATTTTTATCAGGATAGATTGTTTTATAATGATCTTGTATGTTATTCTTCGTATGATGATTATGAGACATCCATACAACCGATGTGTTTCAGATTCAATACCGCTCAAAGAGAACTTAACAGTGGAGATATGGCATATCAATATTTCAGCTCTATAACGTTTGACAATGTTGTTAGTGATGATTATGACGAGAATGGGTTTTCAAGCCAAACATCTACATATTCTACAAATATATGTGATTTGCCAGAAGGATATTATTATACTCCATCCTATGCGATGAAAGTCAGGAGCATATCTTCGTACAAGCAGACCGAAAGACCGTTGATATTGTCTGTTTCTGCATATTCAACTAAAATGAATGATACCACGGTACGTTTTATCACTTATGATGACAATTATGCCGAACTGAATGACGAGCTTATTTTATATTCATCTTTTTACGGAGATAAAGTATGGAAGATTTCATGTATAAAAGTCAACAGCACCACATCTTTTGACGGAATTGTTTATGACGGGGAAACTATGATTACAGGAGAATCCCTTTCTATTCTTGTAGGAAGAATAAACACCAATCCGAATCTGTTCAGGTATGCCAAACGATACTCTACAATCCCATATAACGCCAATTTGATAGCCGACAAAGGACTTTCTTATGTATGGAGGGATATTTACCCCAATGGCATGGGAAACGACAGCACAGAGGAAATTTATCCCTATGCTAACAAATCGCTGTATATAGAAAAAAGAATAAATTTTTTCCTAAAAAGACAATATGACAAGCGTCAGGATAATATTCAGGCAGATGTGTTCCCTTATCAGGTGAAAGGTAATCCCCAGAATATTTATAATAACAATAAGTATGTATCAAATTCAGATATGGAATGTATAATTTAAAAATAAGACAACAGAATGATATTCAATATGCGGATAATCAGATTCATCTTGATAGTGGAAGTGTGGTAATAGCGGAAGACTTATCTTATGTTAGCGGAATATGTCCTGCATCATACGCTTTGTTTGACAATGATGTGGTTGAGGTTTCATTTGATGGAGGAGAATCTTATTTTAATTCCAAAATAAAAGTTGATTCGGTGAGGAGAATGGGATATATAAATTATTCTGGTTCAACTTATTGGATTGAAAATGGAGAGGTCAAAGTAGGAGACATGTATTATCCTGCGTATTATGTAAAGAATGATGATGGCAGCAAATATGAATCTGCATATACGAACATTGACGGAGAGATTGTTTCTATTTCCGATTTTGATGATAGTGAATGGGAAAATATCAAAAAGGTTGTTATAAACAACAATTCTGCAAGAACAATATCTTTTACAGGAATTTGTGGAGCGGAAACATATCCAATGGTTACATTCGGCGATGATACTTATATGGTTCATTATAGCGGATGCTCAATCGTTCATTCGGATATAGGTTATACGGAATATTCCGATGTTCCATATATTGTTTATGATTCCAATATCGTTTATGCCAACGCCAATTACGTTAGCAAGGATTCCAGTTCGGCTGTTACGGTATATGTTCATGACGGAAGACCATCTGCCAATTATTATTCATTTTTCATCAACGGAACAGAATGCGATTGCTCGATTTTCAGCAGGGAGGTTACTGGTAATTCTGGTAATTATGTATATCTTTATGTGTCAAACAATTATGATTTAACTTATGCCTCTATTGGTGATAAGATTTTTGCCACATCGAGCAATCAGACTGTAGATAAAAAATATGTTGAAACAGATGATAATGGTTTGTATATAGAATATTGTGGAAATAAGTCATATCTGTCACGTGATCTTAGAATAACCGCACTGATAAACGATTCTGAATTTGATGTCACGTTTGTTTCTGAACAGAATTCGTATAAGATAGGTTATTTGACGGATTATTCTGCAATAACAATATCTGCTGAAGTGGATAGCAGTGGATATGTGGTTACAGACAGTAGCGGATATGTATCAATGTACAGAAAAGTCTTTGAAAATAAGAATGATGATTTATATATGGCTGTTGAGAAAATATCTGGCAATACTTATAGCGGGGTTACATTGGAAGGATTTAATCATTATGCCATTCATGAAACAGGAAAGACTTTGGATTCAAACGGAGATTATAAATCTTATGATAATGGTTATTATATTGAAATACAACAAGGTATAAGGTCTTATCTTGATATAGTTGATATCAATACGGCAGGATGGATAAAAGCCATTCCTTTTGCCATTAATATAGACGAGGATGATGATAAGTATAAGTGGTATGCCAGAAATGTGTGTAATGATTTGATTAATGATTTTAACTCCGTCTCTTTTAAACTTATGAATGGAATATGGGGCATTTATATTCCAGGAGTAGGAGTCGAAAATGTGCATTCGGAAGATATATATAATAATCTTATTTTAATTCCATCAAAAAGATATTTGAATATAGATATTCCGATATCTTTTGCAACGGATTCAAATCAGAATTCCGAATTCAGGAACAAACTGATAGGAGGCACTTATCTGGATGATGCCATAAACGAGGAGGTTGATATCGAACGGGATATTTATATGCCGACATATTACACTTCTCTTTCAGCCAATGTTTATTCAGAAGAGGTTCCTTCTCGATTGTTCATGGTTAACAAGATAAATTTCAATATGCACTTCAGGACAAGAGATATGACCAACTGGACAGTAATAGAGGATAATGACAATACTCCTACGAAAACCATGTCGTCATGGAATTGTCTTGATTATTATTTTAACAAATACACTTATGATTCGCAGAAAAAAACTATATCTACGAGCAATTCGGACAGGCAGAAGTATGCAAACGACATCGCAAGACATTCTGATTTATTGTATTATCTTAATTTTTCTGATAATGATGTTTTTTATAAGAAAAAGAAAATAAGTCAGTCGTTTTTAAGATTGTCATTTTATGACAGTATGGACAGCAATACTCAATCGTTATTGTGGACATCTACTATATTTTTGGATGAGAACAAGATATATTCCAATTATATTAAGAATGTGAACAATTTTGTCACAGATGATTCTTCTACAAGAGAAAACGGATTTGTGTCTTTTGCAAGTCCCGTATATGATATCCCTGATAAATCTGAATGGCTATATAACATAAATGTAGGTTCTGAATACGTATCAACAGGAGGAATAGTATTTGATGAGTCCAAGCGTTTGAGTTCGGTTCTGTCCGTTGATAACAAGAATGGAACGGATAAAAGTTCGGAGGGATTTTATATATACATATTCAAAAATCTGTCTTCTTCATATCATCCTCAAAACATTTATATGAAAGCCGATTTTAACCATGCTGGTACAGGAAAGATTATTCCAATGGTATCATTAAAAAAGATTAACGCTGCCGATGTAGAGACAAATATGCAGGCAGAAACAGCATCAGATATCTACCATTATATTGACGGTTTCCCTATTTCTGATTTCATGAATTACAGATATATTCCTTTGTCTATTGTATATGATGATACATTTAAGAAATATTGTTATTATTTCAAAAATCAGAATGTGGATAATGTTAGTGATGAAATAGATATAAATTTATTTGAACCAAAATTTAAAAAATAAAAGAAATGGAAACAGAACATATACATAAAATAGTTGGAACAGAGAGTATGTTATCCAGACTTCCTGCAAATATACCTCCGTCTAATTCCGCATTGATATGTACTTTTTATGACGGATTTAACGGGGATTTCGGAATGATACCTTCTGTGGTTGAAATACCATCCGCTTATTCTGAATCCATTTCAGACTATACCTGTACGGAAATAAACATACCAGTATCCGACAATAAGTATGACGATGAGTTTTATCCCATGGATAACTATTCCCAATGGTACATTGAGGAGCAGTCATATCTGTTTTCCGAAACACATAAATATGATAAATGCTTTTATGTCAAGAGTGTAAATGTTCTTGATGCAAGTGGAAATGTTGACCATACAAGATATGGAATCTTTGAACACAGTAATTATGACAAGGAGGATTTATCAGGAGATTTTGAACGTAAGTTCTTGTCTTATAATGAAATACACAAATGGCATATATGGTACTTGAACTATATTTCTGCTTATTTGTCTGATAATCATTCAGTTGGAGAAAAAGTATATGATACGGCATTGGAGCATTATAATCACGACAAGGCCAATGGTGCCATTCCGTTGTTTTCTGAAAATGACGCTGTCGAACAGGACAATATTCTTGTTTCACGGGGAGGGCATACGTTCATGAAGTGGATGGAGAAAAATTGTATAGGATTGTATATGGTTGATTTGGGAGAAAGTCATGTTTTAAAGACTTATGAGAATATACCTAAATGGCTGTATTATCCACAATTAAGAATGTTTAAGACATGGTACGAAACACGATATCCTTTGTATAGCGGTATGGTATGGTCTGATTGCGCATCTTTCGATGACTGTTGTGATTGCAAATATTATTTTGAACATGGAGGAAAGGATATGTATATATGGCTGGAATCTCAGTCGGCTCCAGATTCTGTTTCTTCTTGCTGTATTACAAGCAATATATCATTACCCATATTCATTCATAGAAAAATAGAGGATTTGGGAGAGATGAGTCCTGCGATTGAAACATGGTCTGCTGATGAAAATTATCATTCGGAATTGTATAGTGGTGGAACTATGGCTGTTTATGATGAGGATGCTTATGTTTTAAGTGGTGCTTCAAATTCTGGATTTAATTATTCCTCTTATTATCATGAGAAATTATGGGGTAATCTGGATCCTAATTCGTGGCATAATTCATTGTCTGGATATGGATATTATTCTGAATATAGTGATAATTCAAAAGATCAATGGATTAACTCTTTGGATTTAAGTATCAAGAGCGCATATACCAAAAATGTGTTTATGCAAAGATTGACTGGACCTGAATTTATCAGTTATACAGGAACGGTATCTGGATATACCACTTCCAAACTTTCTACTCTTATGGACAAGGTTATCACTACGGATTCCGTTGGAAACAAAATGCCAGGCCAGTTGCCGTTGTCTGCCTATCTGTCTTCCAGTACCATTTCATTCCCAGTACCAAAAGAAAAAGAGGAAATGGATTTGCTTTATCATGCAGGCAACGTTTATGAACTTGAAAAGGAAAAAGATTTGTCTGTTAGTGGAGATATAAAAGAAACTCTTTATTGGGGAGATATATTGACTTCTATCAGATTTTTCCTAAGAGATATGGATGGAAATGAAATTCCGTTGGTATCTGGAGATACAAGTTTGTTCGAGGGAAATTCTGATGGAAATCTGGTTGCCATACATCAATGCGAGAATGAGATAAAGAACAACTATGGATTGGAAGTTACAGACAAGAATTTTGTATCTTGTATTGCTGAAAATGTAATTAGTGATGGAAAAATATATTTCAGTATTTCTTATTCCATAGGTACTCTTATTAAAAACACTTATAATTCAGCAAATACGATTATAAACTATTATGAAAAGTACGAGGACCACAAATATCCAGTAGGTGTTGATTATGTCGAAACGGGATATGTTCATAGGGATGAAGTATTTTTTGTAACCAATGACGGGACAAGTGTCATGTTGTATTTTTACAATACGGCATTCGATAATATTCAGAATGTAGAATCTAATGGTTTGACAGCAAATGAGCAAACGGCTTATTTTGTAGTAAAACCGAGTAACAGCAAGGAAAATTCATACAATGGTTTTGTTGGAATACCTTTGCTAAGAAAAGAGGATATGATATTAAATTCCTTTCATAAAAAATATAATTCAGATATTTATATAAGTAGAGGAAATCAACATTCAATTGACAGAAATCTTATCTTGCAAGAAGTGAGAAGTTTGGAAGATTTGGAACAATATGGCAACGGATATCTTAATATTTCCCAATAAATTTTTATTTTTTAATTAAGCATAAATAATATGAGTGAAGGCGTTTATGGTCAAGTGATACCTGCTAATGTTAGCAGTGATGATGTGGATATTTGGTATAAATATTCAGAGACACGCAGTGCATCTTCTTCTGCAGAATATGATTTTAAAAAGCTTGATTCAAACATATTGATACAGTCGGTACATGAGGATACGGATGGTTATCCAGATAATGTGTTGAGCGGAATGTATAATCTTAAATTGCCAACAGATACATTTGGCAAAAAGGGTTTTTATACCATTTATATCAAGCCAAAGGAAATAAAGACAGTCATAACAGATATAGGAGTTCTTGCGGTTTATCCCGATATAAAAGGTATTATTATTGATACCAATACGGTCACGGATTCGACAACCAGACAGCTGCTTAAAACAAACAACGAATTGGTGGGGTATAGAATAGAATATCTTGATTCGGCAAATAATAAAACCAATTATTTTAGAATAGTCACATCATGCAATAAGTGTGAGCCTGTAATACAGAATATGGGTGGAACGAACCAAAAGGCGGTAAGATATAGATATAACGATAATTCCAATTTGGTATTTATTACTCTTACTCCATCTATCGCTCCCTCTTTCAAGTCTGATTTGCTGCCATTTATAGGAAATGTATCTCAGTCGATAATCATAACGAATACCAAGTTCACTCCTATATGTCTGGATGTTGAAATGGTAAATCATGATGCGGATACGATATCCACCATGTTGGAGGGCAGTCAGCTTAGAGATTGGGATAAGGGTTTGGTTACCACTTTCAATGATGATAATGAAATTTATCACCAGTCGGAGAATACTTCCATAAAGAACAAATATACTGGAGAACCAGTGTACGAGGCAAAGGTAAAGAAAACGGAAAGTGTTGATTATACACAATCATTGAATGTTTTAAACGAATAATATAAAATGAGCAAATATATAAAAAGTCATAGTAGTTTTTTTCTTAATAATAGACACCAGTCAACCAAGGATGGAACGATATATGAGAAAGAGCAATTGACCGTTAATGGAATTAGTGAGTTTTCTAATGTCAAGGGACAAACTCCTATTTTTAGAGATGGAAACTTTATGCTTACCACAAGATATAATCGAAGCACTTCACGCTCTTTTACTCCTATCAAATGGAGCAAGAACACTTATAGCGGTTCTGTTTGGACGAGTGAGGTTCTTGATAATTATCCTGATGATAAAAACAGCAATGATGCTACTATTGATTTCAAATTCAACTATTATTCATTGAAGGACTTTTCTTATTTTGGATCATGTGCTGAATTGATAAGATCTTCATTGTCAGATATATCCAATAAGTTTCCTGCCGAAATGTATGTTTCAACCATGCAGGGTTTGGATGCTTCTGGTAAAATGATTGAGACGGGAATTATAGACAAGTATTATGTAAAGGGAGGATTGGATAATGCCGAATATAATGATTTGGGAGATGCTACATATAAATATGTTGTTTCCAATCCATTTGATATCAATATTATAAATAATGTTGTTTATAATGAGGTATCAGATAATGACAGACCAAGATATTTCTCAAACGGAGAATATCTTAATTATGATATCATAGATGAAACTGGGGCGACTCATCCTATATCCGCATGGACTTCCAATCAAAGATATTATTATCTTAATGATAAGGACAATCAATATGCAATTTATAATGGAGACTCTTTAGCATGGGCACAAAATGCTGATTATGTTGAAATAAACGGTGAAAAGAAAAAGAAAAAAAAGTGTTTTAATCCAGGAGATGAATGTGCGCAGGTCGTTTTAATGACATCCGATGGAAAAACAATGGAAATCCATGCTTTTATGAGCAATGATAGCAATATCGTTTTGCTGGTATCTTCTGACTTTTTGAAATATCATATAAGACCAAATTATGCCAAATATGAAAGTTTTATTGATGGCCTTGACAGGTTTGAAAAACTGTTGTTTAGAACAGACACGGTGCCTTTATATAAATCTGTTTTTGAAATAGTAAAAGAGGAACGTACACATATTATCTCCAGACAAATGCGGTCTTTTGTGTTCCCTATCGGTGATGGAGGGTACAATATAGATATCACGTCTCAGGCTTATCTTACTTATGCTAAAAGTCTTGCTGATATAGCTCTTGATTATGACAATCTGTATTGTGACAACATTTACAGAAGCATGACACACGAGGCTATAAAGAATATGGATTGGACTTATGCCCATTTCTATAATGCTTCTAATAGTGATGATGACTATCAGACTCCAATGGATGATATCAGCAAGGTGATAAGGTTGTGGGGAAGAGAATTTGATGAAATAAAATATTATATAGATAATATTTCAACCATAAATTCATTATCATATCAGGAAGAGGGAACAAATATGCCTGATTATTTTATTTCCGATTCTCTTGAAAATGACGGATGGGACCTTTATCTGCCGTATACCAAAACACTTTCTGAATTCATAGAAATAAACGGAGTCCAATATGCAAGGAATATAGATTCCAAAACAGGAGAATTTACGAATACGTTTGGCAATCTTTGTTATGATGTTGATGAAAAAAACAATATAGCCACTCCTTGTTGTGAAAATCATACTTATATAAACTTTAACGGAACTATTGTTATTACAACGGACGGAAAGGCTGTGATTGACGGAAAGACATTTACAAAGGAAAACGATGGATATACAATCACATCTTCTGTTACTCTGGAAGAAAAATATATAAGCATAGACAATAGCAATTACTTTGTAGGCAAGGATAATGTTGTGACTTATCCTTATTTTAATATGGCTACTAACAGTATATTATATTCCTCAACCACTATTTCAGATTCACAAACATCCATTCCTGTTTCTTTTGAGAAAGATATTCCATATTATAATTACGAATTGAAATATGACGCTTCTTCTTATGTCGTATCTTCGGATACCAAGGCTACAGGGACTTCTTTGAGTTTTACAATAGATAGAAGTGTTGACAAACACATATTTCCCACTTTGCCTGCGTTGACTTCTGAAACTGTTGTTGCCACAATAACTTCAGATACGTCTAACTATGTTCAAACGACAGGTTGGACTTCTCTGCCATTGGGTAAAGACGAAAAGGGAGAATACTTTGTTGATCCTACTGATAATAAAACATTGATATATATAGGATATTATCCAGATCCGACCATAGATAATTATAATATGGGATTTTACAGACTTAGCGATGGAAATTCCTATCAGGTTACAAGAAATGCTGATATTGATACCATATCATTATATTACAAGGGTGTTAAAACGGAATATAAGGACAAGGTACATTATGTAAGATTTTCTCTTGGACGTGATAGACTTGACGACAATCTTGGATTAGATCAGGCAAATAGCGGACATATCGTATCTTTTGATGCCACCAACAACACTTTTGCTGCTGAAAAATATTTTGAAATTTATGATACGGCTTGGACTTGTTCCTCAACGGGAGCTACCAAGGTGGAACATGATACAATAGAACTTGGTTCTGATTATGCGTATGCTTTTACTGGTGTTGCCAATGCTACTTCTGAATCAAATTATAACTATTCCACGGATGATACGTGGTATGGTAAGGATAAGATTGACAGCAATAATAATATATTTGATAATGATGGTGCTCCTTTATATACGGGAACAGGATTGACTAATAATGATGCTTTGTACGTCAAAGATATTTCTACTCTTAATGACATATTGTATGCGTATAAGGAATCAGGAGGAACTTATGATTTGTCTAATTTTAAAACAATTAATTTTAAATTATATATAAGTTATACCTTAATATCTGATTCTCAGCAAAATTCAGAATATGTTGTTCCTAATCAAATCAACACAGAAGGAGATAATATAAACACATTAATATTATCAAGAGATGTTAATATTTGGAAGTACATTAGCGGATTTTCTGATTCATATTGGAGCGGATTTTATTTTGATTATGACGAAATGAATCATAATTATATTCTTCCACTTGGAGGCTCTGATTTTTCTATTATAAATGAATATCCTAAAAATTTATGTTATTGGATGTTTAAAGATGCTGCCACTTCGGTGTCAAAATCAGATATAACAGAATCTATAATCAAAAATATATTTAATATCACATCATATACTAAAAATGCAACAAATGTTCAAATTTCTTATACCGATTATGTGAATATTAGCGCATTGTGTTCAACTTATGATATAATTGTTATATATAGTTCCCAACAGGACAATAAGGTATTGGTTAATATAGATTCTTCTTTAAATTACAATTCCCAAGGTAGACCAAACTGTTGGATAGGTACTAACATTGATTTTGGAACTTTAATAAATACCACTTCTCGCAATAGATATTATTTAACACAGAATGGAATATATGTCAATAATGTATATTTGATGACTGGATCTAATCCTAATATTATTATGGATAAATATGATTTAGGAACAGGAGAATGGAAGTATGTTAAAGAAACAGAAGTTAACTCTCAGAATGGAGAGACTTCTTCATCTCAATATAAAGGTGATAATATTAGTACATCTAACGTATTAGAGTCATCGTGGAAATATTCTAAATACAAAAGATATAAGTTAATAGCTTCTGCATGGTATTCAGTTTCCGCCAGAAATATATTTGTATCAAAGACTTATAGTGAAGTAGCTTATGGATCCCCTTATAGATTAAAATATGACAATCAATCAGCATTGAATGAAGTCGTATTCTTAAACGGAATATCAGGAAATTTCATACATTTAATTGCAGAAAAGGAACATATAGACGATCTTCCTATTTTGGATAAAGATCATTTATCTAATTTACAGTCTACTGCCAAAACAAGGACTCTTATAGATATGGGATATTTCTATATCAATTCTGCGACTGTTAAACCTTCAAATTTCAATTTTTATATATCTGGAACGACATGGGATGGAACGTCAATTCCAGAATATTCTGCAGATGTTGCTCTGGATCAGCCTGTATACAGACTGACAGAAGAACAGAAGAAAAATCTGTTTACAGAAAACAGTTATACAGCAACAACATACAGGGATATTCCTATATTGGGTCCGTATGACAAATATGTCGTATCTGCTGAAAATAAAGATATATCAATACAAACATCCTCTTATACAGAAGATGTTGATAGTACATATTATGAAAAAGAATCTTGTTTCACGATATCTGATATGACAGGTGTCACTGCCACATCGGTGCCTATAATACGAGAATTTGCAGATGATGGAGATTATGAATTCACTCCATATACCAAAACATTAAATAAAGATTATGAAGATGGTTATTTCTACACTAAATGTTGTAAGAAAATTCCTTCAAGCGGATTATCCCAATATACAGAAAGAACACCATACATTGATTATGACGGAATAAAAATGTATTTGTGCAATGGACAGGTTACACTTGACGGAACATCATATAGTGCCACATTCTTTGCAGATTCAGCCACAACGGATGGAGTGATAGGAAGAATAGAAGAGTTGAGTGCGTATGTTCATAATGAAATATCATTGTATAACGTTATCAAGCCATATTCCGATTCCAAAACCTATACATCTGCAAATATAGATTATTCGTTTCTGAAAAATCTGCGACTTAATTCAAGATATCTGCTCAATGGGAAAGGAACGGTTGAATCTGTATGCAATCTATTGGGATTGTTTGGATTAAAGAGTAAGAAGTGGTATTATGGATTGACACAAAAGCAGCAAGCAAGTTGGGGATTTTATGATTATGACATAAAGGAATATACATGTATCGTTCCCAAAATACAGGATGCCTATTCTGATTTGTTGGGAATGGGAAAAATCGCATGGTATAATCAGACAAAACTTATAACAAGCGAAAATTCATCAGAATCCGAATATTACGGATTGCCAGTAACGGCATATACATATTATAAGGATGCAAGCGGAAATATAACCACAGACGCTTACGATTCTGATTATAATCTGAACAAAGAGGACCATAATGATTTATATCCTTATTTTGATTCTTCAAAGACGTATGATGGAGAAACTTATTTCCAGATGAACGGAGGATGGATGCCTATTTATCCTTTTGTATATGGAAGAAACAATGAAATTGTTTTGCCGTACGAGGGAACAGACGGAAAGATGAAAGGTTTATATTCGGAAACGGTAAGAAACTTTTTGGCAGTAGGATTTCTTCCAGATTTGGTTAATATCAATGCGAATACGCTGATTGACGGACAGATTGTAGAAGTATCAAATTTAAAGGATTCTTATGTCATTTTGAATGGAATTATGTTTGATATATATACAGATAAATGGATATTGACAATTAACGGAGAGAAAAAATCATACGACTGTTCATATATCAATTTGTATGTTCAAGCTGATAATACCATTAAAGTTGGGGATGTCGTATATAGCGGTACAACCTATGTAAGTGATCCAATGTACTATTGTATTGACAATTATTCCAAAGAGGAGGCATTTACAAGAGAAATACAGCTTGATGATTATAATAACGGATATCAGATAAGATTGTTTTTGTTTAAATATGATTATGTCAACGGAGACAAAGTCAAGGTTCCATTTAATATAAACAGCGATTCTTTATATGATGCAAGTGGAAATTATAATTGTGATATAACCCTATATGACAGTGTTAATGATAATACTTTTGATGTGTTTAAGCAGGATGACACTGTATATTCCCATTATTTTCTTATTAAGGATATTACATATTCCACAATACTTGGGAATGAAGGCTGGAAACATCTCAAAAACACAGATCCAGAAGCCATAAGGGCAGCAAGAATAGACAATTATTTCAAGGCCAACAATCCGCATAGCGATATAATAAACGGGTATGATGGAGGATATGAATATATATCAAGATTTAATCAATTATTCAAATATCCAATCAATAATGATTTGTTCAATTTCAAGATGTATGGATATAATGGAATAAGTCCTTATGAAATAGAACTTGAAAATTCATTATCAAAAGTCGGTTTTGACAATCTTGATACAGATTCTTCTGTTACTATTGACTTAAGGGATAATTATAATGAATATGTCGATTCAAAGATTCATTTCTTTGGAGATATGTATAAGAATAAACCGTCTAAACCATATATAAACGCTTTCTATGACTATATCAATGGAAGTGCGACCACTTTATACGGTTTGTCGGATAGCGTTGATATAACGAAAGAGGAAAATATATGGAGGTATGGCAAGAAAAAATCAACGGATACTTCTGTTTCTGTATATAATTTATACAATGTTCCACGTGAAACATTGACCATTAGAGACGTGGCTGCTTCCGCAAATAGCTGCTATGTGTCTTCTGCGGATGATACGGATTATCATACAGAACGAATTATAAACACCAAAGTTCTTGATATATCATTCAGGACTGGACTTAATCTTTATACCAAATCCTATCTGGAAAGGTACAAATATATTGATGATGTGCTTATCAAATATCTGCAGCAGTTGGTTCCTTCTACTTGTATATGCAGAATAAATTACGGAGGAAATTCTACTGTTGTTTTTGATACCACACATATATACAAGAAAGATGGAGACGGAAATCTTGAAATAGTAGATCCTGATTGTGGACATATCATTGTAAATCCTGACGGAATAACAGTGGAAAAACTTGACAATACAAAGAAACAGACTCCTAAACCGTCTATCGGAAACGTAATAGACATAGAGATTATGAACACCGTCAAGGATTCCGATGGCCTTTATAACAAATTGACAGGTATCACTTTTAATACCACACCTGTGAATATTTCAGCATCTTCAAATGAATATAATACGGTGGTCAATTCCGATAGTGTTTATGCTACAGATAGACTTGGAAATATTATAACAGGATCATCAAATATTATTATAAAAAGCAATGAAAGCATTTCATTTACTTTGGATAATATAGGATCTGCCGATTGCCTGTCGTTTACAATAGATAAAAAAGGAACATTCAATCATCCTACAACTGGAGGATCTTATAGCGGAGATGCTTATATGGAAAGTTCGGAAACGTCTGATATGTATAACATAACAGATATATCTTTTGTAGATGGTAGTACAGGAAACAGTTTGTATATCAACGGAGTTAAAACGTCTGTTACTGGTGATAAGTATTTTGCATTAACTCCAGCTGCTGATAATATTACATCATTTTCTGGAAATCAAGAGAATGAGGGGGATTCTTGGAATATTGTTTCTGTTAATCATTTGAATACAAGCAAAATAGATGATATGTCTTATTCTTTTGTAAATCAGAATAATTTGACTACCATTAATTCTTCTTTTGAACACGTTACAAGTTTTAGGGCTACATTTATGTTCTGTACCGCTTTAACTAATATAACGTCATCTTGTACGTTTATAGATGCTACCGATGGTGCGGAAATGTTCAGCGGAGACACATCTTTGGTATCATTCCCAGATACGATTACTTTTGATAAAATAGTTAATGCGGCAAGTATGTTTGGAGGCTGCTCTAAATTAGTTCATTTACCTGCTAATTTATCTGGTAAAAATATAACAAATGCTGATTCTATGTTTGTAATGGACAATTCTTTAATAAAGATTCCTACTTCGTTTAATCCAGACAATCTATATCAATGTGGTGGTATATTTAGAGGATGTGCCGCTCTGATATCAATTCCTCTTATAAATGTTTCCAATGCCTCCTCTTATCATGATATGGTAAGCGGATGTACTAATTTGGAGGATTTTAAATTTAAAGGAATAGGAAATATTGCACAAATTGAAAAATTTAGTTATCAGGATTTTACATCTTGTACCTCCGTATCAGAAACAATGATTGCTTCCATGGTTTATACCATGAACAATGTATATGATCGTTCATCCGCAACTTATGATTATACGTTTAAGATAACCACTGCTTTGTATAACGCTTTGAAAGCATCAACGTACTATACAGGTACAGATACACAATATGATACATTTAGAAGTGTAATGAACAGTCAAAATCACTATAAGGTAGTAGCACAATAATTAATTATAAAATGAATTTGTAATGTTGAATTATAAAGCGACATACGACAAGACCACTGGAAAGATAATTGTAAAGTGGTATGATGCAGACGGAAATGAAGTTCCAGGAGAGCCAGGAACATATAAAGTCAAAGTGCCTGCAGATTCTTTCTTATGGAGAGGAGATGGTATAGGTTGTGAGGGAGAAGAGGGGAATGAATATTATGAATATATATATACCATTCTTCCCGATGCTCCAAAACCTGTATTTTCTGGAAACACAAGTTCTCATTCCATTTTGTTAAAAGTAATTAAAAACTTTGTAGACGGTAGTTTTGGAAGTCATCCTTATGAGAGTAGCATTGTAGATAGCAGTAAAATTCATTATTCTGCAGATTTAAAGATATTAGGAACGGGAGGTGATAAGTCTTATCAAGGGATATCGTTTGATGATTCAAGCATTCAGGCCGACACCTCGTATTCTTTTGTGGTTGAATCAGGAGCTTGCTATAATACGGGAGATGGAGCAAGGTACAGTACCAATCCTATTCCAAACGATGAATATGTAATGACTGTAACGACAGGACCAAAGCCAAAAATAAGCCTTTACAATCAGGTGTTGAACGTTACCGCTAAAACGTTAACCATAACATTCAAAATAACGGATTATAAAAGTAATGAAACAGGAGAGACATTGTATTATACTTCAGAATCAGATGAAATGCCTTCTTCGATATCAATAACAAACAGTGGTAACACTATTCATCCCTATATAATCAATGAAGAGGAACATTCAGAAGAAGGATATTCCTATTTTACCATGCTTTTTAGTTATGTTGGTAAGGAATCTGAATTTATTGGATATAACAAGGAAACCGAAAGAAATGAATTTACGGGAGAACTATCCATATTAAGAGGCTACTTTTGGAATTATATGGTCGGTAGCGATGTCTATTGGGGGGAGACCATGTTCAGTGATAAATTTGATGACACTTTGAGTTATCCTATATTGTATCCTGTGCCCAAACCGACATTCAATAATATATATACAGATAGCAATCTTATTTCTGCTACAGTGTCAAATATATGGAGTGATGGATATTACACATCTTTTGATGGGAACAAAGTGACGGCCACTTTGTATGATAGTTCCAACAATCAATATGATATATCAAATTATATTAAATTTAATTATCCCCAAGAAAATAATGGGACTTTTAATATAAATGTTGATAGTGATTCTATTACTTCTTATTATAGCAACATATCTTATTTTACAATTAGTGTGTTGTCTGGATTTATTACAAATACGGGTGATTACAAAACTTATGATGGAACTGCGGTTAATGATTCTTTCAGTATAAAATACAGTATGGATACCAACGTTCCAGTTCCAGATGTGAACCTTACTTCCATGCCTGATAGTATAGGAAACAATGGAATATCAGCTGTATGCTCTGGATACAGTAATATATCTTTTATGTATGCTGATAGCTCAAATCTTGGATATAATACTACATCAAAAGACGGGAGTATGAAAATAATGGATAGTGCTGGAATTGCGACATTGTTATCTTCAACTGCTGCCGTAAGTGGAAATTATGATAATCAAAGTGCGGTTATTTTTAATACTTCATCGTTGAGAAATACGTCATTTTATGAAAGTTCTATTAATAATGTTATTATTGATTTATCATCAAATACCACATTATATAACAAAAGCAATACAGCTTCATTGGGGAATGTAAATGCCGTTGAAAAAAAATATACAAAGTATTTGTTACATTTAGAATTTGGTGTTAGATATTCATCTTATTCAAGTAAAACGGATGAAAATGCTTATCTTGTGGATTTTGGTACTTCTTATGATGATAATACTTTGAGATTAAGAAAACAAGAATTGAGATCTGGAAGTAATCCGACATATCAAAAAAACGATTATAAATGGCTTAGGACATATCAGGATGCTTTTGTATCTACACAATCAACGTATGATATATTAACTCCTGTGGATTATTTGTATTTTTTAGATTCTCCTATGGATAATTTTCAGATTAGATTGGAGGGGAATATATATGTACAAAGAATGGTATCATTACAAAAAATATTAAAAATAGACACGTCCAATCAAAAGGATTTTTATGCTTTTGCAGAAGGATGTCCATCTTTATCTTATATCACACCAGAATTAAATGTAGATAAGGCTCTTTGTACGGAGTTAATGTTTGCTGGTTGTATGAATCTTCCATCAATGACAAGCAATTATAATTATGATAGTGTCATTAGTGCATCCAGTATGTTTTTATATGATACATCTTTGAATACTTTATCTGATAATATATCTTTTAAAGGATTGAAGTATGCGGAAAAAATGTTTGAAGGATGCCATTCTTTATCCAAACTTCCAGATGATTTTGGTCCTAATAATATAATATCTACTGAAAGTATGTTTATGTATTGTAGTGCTATCACTTCTTTTGATAACACTCAATGGACATCCACTGATTATATTTTAGATGGACATTATATGTTTGATGAGATGACCAATCTGATTCGTATACCAAAGGATTGGAAGTTTACAGGCATGACTAATGCCGAAGCTCTTTTTTATAAATGTAATTCATTAAACTCTATATCTAATGCTTCATTTGATTCTGTTATAAGTGCGAATACAATGTTTTTCAGTTGTTCCTCGTTGACGGAATTGAATGATACTGTAACGTTTGAAAAAGTAGAAGATGCACATTCCATGTTTGAGGGATGTTCTTCTTTAATAACTTTGGGATCTAAAAATAACATGCAAAATATAATTAACGCAAATGACATGTTTTATAATTGTTCTGCTTTAACAGGAGATGTTGTGATTAATATGAACCAAACAAAACACGTGGAAGCTATGTTCCGTAACTGCAATTCATTGGAATCATTCAAGATTTCAAACCTTGGTTATTCAGGTCTTACAAATTATTATATAGATTTCAGAACATGTTATAAATATTCTGATAAAATGGTGGATTCGATGGTTTATATGATGAATAGTGTTCAGGACAGAACAGGTCTTAAAGAATTTGATATTTATATTCTGCAGGCTTTGTATGATAGATTGAAAGCAAGTTCATATTATACTGGAACAGATACTCAATATGCCACATTCAGAAATGTTATGGATGGAAAAAATAATTATGCGGTTAAAGTTGTATAATTGAAAATATTATTATATCTTTGCGAATGATTATAATAAATAATATGATAATATATGTCCGATAATTATAAGAAAATCATAGAAGAAGCAAGGGAAAAGATACATTCCACTTTTAATGGTTTGCAATTTAAGGAGGATACGCATCAATATTTTGTCAACGGAAAAGAATATGATTGCGTGTCAAATTTCACACATAATTATAAACCCTATGCTAATTTTGATGAGATAGCCAAACGCTATGCCATAAAACATGGATTTGACGGACCATATTGGACTCAAAAGTGGAAAGAATTAGCGGATGATGCCTGTAATATGGGTACACAGGTTCATGAATTTGCAGAAAGCATAGCATGGTATAAGGATAATCAACCCGACAAAATATGCGAAAGTGCTAAAAATCAACTTATTAACGGAAGATTGGAACCTATCATTGATGATTCTGTTTTGTCATTAAAAGAACAGGCAGCCAGAAAATTCTGGGATAATATGATACCAGATTTGCATTTTGTATTGGCAGAGACTTCTGTATATACAGGAGTCGGAGAATTTAGCAAGACAACAGATGTGAATTATGCTGGAACATTCGATTTGTTATTGTATTATCATAACGAGGCAGATGAAAGCAAAGATGGATTCTGCATATTTGATTACAAGGGACTTCCTGTTGATACTCCTATAATGACAGATAGCGGTTGGATGAAAATGGGTGATATATCCACGGCAGACAAGGTTCTTGATAAGAAAGGAAAATGGACAAAAATAAAACATGTGTCCGAAATTCACCATAATCCATGTATGAAATTATATTTTAGCAATGGACATTCAATTGTGGCTGATTCGGACCATAGATGGCTTGTTTATATAAATGATGAAGAGCAGGTTAAAACCACTTCTGAATTAAAGGATTATATGAATGAACATAAATATTACCGACCAGATTTTCCAAAGATATCAATATGTAATAGTGTGGATAAAATAGAGACCAGTATAGCTAATGGAAGTTTGCCTGCTGTTTATATGAACTTTTGGGATTTTCTGTTTTTTTGCAAGGGAAGTAGATTAACCAACAAGAAAAAGGATTTTTTAAAGAATAGATATGTATTTTTTGATAGTGATGATATTCCTATTTTCAATATGGGATTGATGGACAGATCAAAAAAAATAGAAATATTGAATCATATTACAGATTGCAATATTGCGAATACATATTTTGATTATTTTGAGGATTCAGAGAATACGGATGGTAAACGGAATGTCAAAGTCATATTTAAAACAAAACTGTTAAGAAAAAATATCATATCATTGATTTCTTCGCTTGGCATATCATGTGATATAAATTCCAAAACGGATATTGTTTCTTTTGTATTGGATTATGATAAGGACACAAAAGAATATGTATATATTGATGGAATAGACAATTGTAAATCTGTTCCTACAAGATGCATAGAGGTTGACAGTGATACTCACACTTATTTGGCTGGATATGATTTCATAGTCACCCACAATACAAATAAGACGTTGTTGAATGATTATTCAAGGAACAGATCAACTGTATTGCTTAATCCTTTCGGACAATATTATGATGAGCCATTAGGATTATATACTATTCAGCAGAGTTGTTATCAGATTCCATTGGAGAATATAGGATTAAAGGTTATTGCCAGAAGGCTTGTGCATTTGGGGGGAGATGGCAATTATACGCTTGTTCCTTTGGATGATGTCACTCCGTCAATACGAAAAATTATAGAAAAATAAAAATTAATAACAATGATAACCGCTTTTATTATAGGTTTGGCAACGTTCCTTATATACGTTATTGCGATAACAATCAGATTTGGAGTTCCGTCTTCATTGTCTGATAGTTTCTATTTGCTGAAAAAAGCATATTCGGAATATAAACTTGTTCCGTATCTGTTTACACTTGTATTATGGACAACATCATTTACAATATTGCCCGTATGGCTGGAATATTCAAATGAAAGTATTCAGTTTCTTGCTTTTTTTTCAGCTGCTGGATTGGCTCTTGTCGGAGCAGCTCCTGTATTTCATAATCCTTTTACCCATTTTGGCCATGTGGTTGGTGCATGGCTGGCAGCGGTATGTGGTACTTTATGGGCTTTCTTGCAGTATATCAGCATGTATGGTCTGATTGGCTGTTCTGGTATTCTTAATATAGCCAGCGTGCTTGCATTAACAATAATTCTTGTTTACAACATGCAGAATGACAATCCAAGGACAAAAACATTCTGGGCGGAAATGTGGGCATTTTCATTTATCTTCATTTCAGTAGGAATCAATTTGATATTGAATTATTAAATAAAAAATAAATAAATATGAGTAAAGAAAAAGAGATTGATAATCACCGATTTATAGTGGTCCGTGATTTGGAAACTCCGTTCGGGACATTAAAAAAGGGAATGACTATTGTTGTATTCAGAAACATAGCTTCCGTAGATGGTTATACGGTTGAACCCTCTTTCCAATCACTTATCAAACAGATAGTACTGAAAGCAGAGGAGGAGATTAAACAGGGAAAGACACCATACAATTTAAGAGAACATCCTTTTTTACCTAACGAATAAAATAAAACATGTTGATAAAGATAAATATTACAAAAGATATTATCAAAGCCATAGGAGCTTTTAATATCCAGCACAAGGAAACTGTTGATGATAATGAGGAACTTACACGTTCTGTCATCGTAGTGGATTCTGATGCCCTTTTATTTTCAAGCAGATTGATGTCCGATATGGCATTGCTTCTTGGTTATAAGGATAAGGAAATTTTAAATCCTGACGGGACAGTATCATATCCAAAGGAAATAGAATCTACCATGATGGAGACTTTCTCTTATATCAAAGACAATCTGTACTCCATAGAGTGCATAATTCATCAATTCTCCGCCAAGGGAGGGATATCGGAGGGTACATATATTGCCCGTGATGACGATATGATTTTTAGCAAAAAATGATAAAAATGGAGGGGAACTTTAAAATTCTTCTCCGTTTTTGCGTAAAATAGATGGATAATGTTTATTTTTTATCAATAAAACAATTTTTTATTGATAATGAGTTTTTCTAATACGGTTCAGAATTTTTATCAGGAGGGAATAAAAGATGAGGATATGGTTATGGAATCAACCATGAGAGTTTTTGGAGGTTATGCTTTCCATTCCACAAAAAATGAGGATTGTTATTCCCATATCGATTTTTTTTGGTCTCCTGCTGAAAATTCTGAATATAAGGTTGGATTTGATGTGAAGGGAAGAAGAAAAAACTCTCGTTCTGATTCAAAATACAGTTGTGATGTTACATGGATTGAAGTTCAGAACGTGACTGGAAGAAACGGATGGATATATGGGCAAGCGAAATATATATCATTTGTGACCGACAAGGATATCTTGTATGTTGACAGAACAGCCCTCGTATCAATGTATGACGAAAAGGTTAACAAGTCGTTGGTGAAAGATTCCATTCCTTCTAATTGTTATGAATTATATCAGAGAAAAGGAAGAAAAGACTTGATATTCAAGGCAAAAATAGAGGATATACGAAATATATCAAAATATGTTATTCCTCTGCAAATAAATTAAAATAAGTATGACAAAGTTTCAAAGCAAGAAAAACGATTCGTATAAAAGCGAGTCCACAAATGAAGAACCAGTACAGGAAAACAACTCAAAACCTGTAGAGGAGGTGAATAATACGGCAGAAAACACTGATAAGCCTATTGATTGGAAACGATTTGACCATATATATTGTATCAATTATTACAAGAATAATGATAGGCTAAATCATATTATGTCCGAATTCCATAGATTGGGTATTACAGACAATTTCTCGGTTGAGCGTATATATCCGTCTGTATTGGATGTGGATAACTACAATGTAGACAAAGACAAGTTTCCGAATATAGATCTTTACAGAAAGGCCAAGGCTCATTTTAACTGTATCGAAAAGGCCCTGTATGAAAATTATGAAAGAATACTTATCGTGGAGGATGATGCCAGTTTTATGAACGACAAGAAAATGGTTTTTGATTTGATAGACGATCTTCCTATCAATCAGGATATTGTGATGTTTGACAACTGTCTTGTAAACTATGCTGATTCTGCAAAGGAAATGCCAATGGTAAGCAAGTATTATGCCGATATGGATGATGTAAGAATGTGTTTGTCAACATGTTACTCTCTTTCAAGAAAAGGAATGGAGCATGTATATTATAATCAGAAGAACAAATTTATGGTTCCAGATTATTATCTTAGCAAGCAGTCGGGAGTCAAGGATATCGACAAGTTGAAAAGATGTATATGCGATTGCAGAATGGTCGTGCAAAGTCCTAATTTTACGAAAGAAAGCATATCTTCCGAATTGATGGGGGACGATAAGAATCCTATTATTAAAATGTATAAAAACGAAAGAGTGAATATGAACAATTACAATATTTGATATTTCATATTCTTTCTAAATATAAAAAACGAATCTTGTTCAATCAAGGTTCGTTTTTTTTTTGTTTTATTTAATGGTTCTCACAACACGTCTTCCAACTATCTTTCGTACTGATGCGGTATTTGGTCTTTTGACTATCGAGTTGGATGCACTTTTTGGTTTATTTTTGGTACAATTACACATTTTTTGTTTATTTATTTATAGATAAATAGATAATATTTTTTATTTTTTAATAAACCAGATTATATAATGAGTATAGAGGATAAAATGGGAACGTATGTTTCCTATCTTAGAAATGTAGGATATTTGCCAGACAAATATGTGGTACACATGGTATTTCCATCAGCAATAAAAGCATATAGTGACAAAAACAATATAATTTCAGTTTCGGAAGTTCAGGGAGAAAATGGAGGATTTTTGTATTCCATTCCAAAGAAATATGGACTTGACAAGCTGACCACATTCATTGTTGATACAATAAACAGAAGTATTGAGATAATGAAGAAAAGGGATATGTTCGCAGCAAAGGTAAAAGAACTTGAACACATATTCAGCACCAAAAGTTTGGATGAGCTACAGACGCTGACTTTTGAATTTCCCAGCAATAACACATCAATGATGGATATTGACAATGTAGATATTGCCGATATTGATTCAGATGAAGAGGAACCCAATAATGATTTGAAGGAAACGCATACGAAAGATTCCGTTTCTGAAATAATGTAAAAAGATAAAAAAACATGACAGAAATAAAACCGAATTCAATGCTTCTTATAAACACTCCACAGGTGGATTATATTCTTAATGACAAGTCTGGAGTATGGGTTAACGGAGCTTTACAGGCCGAAAGAAATATATTGGATCAGATATTTGTAATGGGTTATATGAATGCGATGCAATTTGTTGGCATAACAGTTGATTTCTTTTCATCAATGGCAAAACTGTTTAAGGAGAATGGAGGAACAGATCCAGTCCATTGTCTGTCGTTTAGCGAGGGAGCGGGAATAGAGGACAACCTGTTGAAAATACTTTCATTTTCACTTAAATGTCCTATCAAAAAACTTCCCAAAAACGATGAGAAGTCCAACGAAAAATCCGTATTTCAGAATGAGGATAGCGGTAAGTTTATTTTGCAGACTTTGGATCCCAACAATAAAGAGATATCTGTTTCTGATATTTATATATGCGGAATATCTTATGACGGGAGTATATTGGCTACGTTAAATGACCTGTTGCAGATATTGCAGCCAGGAAACATACACATATTCAAGGATTGCATTGCATGTTCAAGCCAGATAGAAACAAATGAGATTATGTCATTATGTTCATCAAAACAGATTGAAATAATTTAAAAAAAATCTAAATAAAAGTTAAAATATGTTAAAAATACAGTTATATTTGCATATACCAATATGTCAATAGCGATAATTGGTAATTATAAATAAGCATAATTTGAAGATATAAGTATCTTTCTATTGTGAGATATAATGTATATAGTTAATGTATCAGTATTTTAAGGAGGAAAACAAGTTCGCCAAAAAGGACAAGAAAAACGCATCCAAATCAGATTATACGGAAGAGGATTTTGCTTTGAGTTTGCGTGATTATTATGATGATCTATCCAATATTCCTCCTATTACCAAAGAGGAGGAAGCCGAATTGCTTAAAGACGGAATGACAGAAAAAGCGAAGAAGCGTCTGGTTGAGGGGAATCTAAGATTCGTTTTTAAGGTGGCCAATTTTTACAGGGGAAGTGGAGTCCCAATGACCGATCTTGTTAGCGAGGGAAATATGGGACTTTTAAAAGCAATAGAAAAGTTTGATACCAAAAAGGAATGTCGATTCTATTGCTATGCCTTATGGTGGATAAAAGCCAAAATCTCGATGTATGTAAGAAAGAGACACGTTGTGACCGCAGTTGAAAGTTATGCTGATGATTGTCTTTCTGCAACGAAGCCAGATGATATGGAGTTTGACGATGATAACGCAGATACCGACTTGTATTGTGATTATGAGGAGACTCCTCTTCCTCAGGATGATTTCAAGTCCGAAGAAAACGAGGAAAATGAGGAAACAAGTCAGGATAATGATGATTTTGTATCTTTTTCATGTGGTGCTGATTCCATTGAGTCCTATGTAGACGGAAAGATTATAGAAAAGGAAAGAAAAAAGCTGTTTGGAAATCTGAAAGCCATTATGACGGAAAGCGAATTGAGAATCATCCAAATGTATTTCGGATATGGAGAAAAGAAGAGAACTTTGAAGGAAATAAGCAGTACGCTACAAACACCAATCCAATCTGTAATCAAAGAAAGAAATTCTGGTTTAAGCAAGATTAAGAATGAAATAAAAAAGAGTTTCGTTTTGATGAGTACATACGCCAATCAATAAAAATATACCAAAATAAGAATAGAAAGCTATTTATAATAAAATAAAAGAAAAACATTTTAACAATGAGCAAGAAAAATACAGTTGATACAGAGACTGCTGAAACAGAATCAGCACAGTCAGAACCAGTGGCAGAAGAGACCGCAAAAACGGTAGAGGCAGCACCTGCTGCAGCAGAAACCATCAATTGGGCTGTTAAAGAGCAGCCTGCAAAGAAATCTTGTAATTGCGTTTCAAAAAAAGAGGCCGAAGCCCGCAATTTTAGAAATCAGGAAATTCTGCTTAACTGGAACAGAAGCGTTTAATATACAAAACAATAAGATATGAGACATCAAGATGATTCATTACGGGATATGCTTCATACAATCCGAAATATAAATGAGGATTATGATTCCATATTTGATGATGAAAACGAAGAGAATACAAGTACAGAGGATGATTCCGATATGATGAATGGTGTTGACGCATCAGACAACATAGATGGAAATTCCTATATGTCACTCAAATCCAAAAAGTGTTTCCCTATAACCAATGATATCAAATATGGCCAGAATACTCTTGATAAGGTAAAAGATGATATTTCGGCAGGAATGGGTACCAATGTGGAATATGGGCAGCATCCATTGCTTTGTTATCCAGATGAGAAGATTATTCAGTTTATTGGCACCGTTCCAGACTTAAACAACTTGAAGTTTGAATACAGATTCAACGACAGAAGCGGAAACGGATGCTATATATGGGCAAATACACTGCCGTTGAATGATAACAGCTCAAAACTGATAGCCAAGATTTATTCCCTGTTTGAAAACTGGAAGGATTTTTGGGTTCAGAATTCAGCAATGGTATTTTAATTATTATAAGTGATATGAGAAGAATTACAGACAGAGACATAGACAGACTAATAAGAGAGGAATTGACTCACACGCAGGTGAAGAGCGATATTTCTGATTATATTGGGACAAGAGATTTTGAAAAGAAAATCAAAGAGATATGTGCCGACTGCTTTGATAATTACTTCAAAGAGATGTGGACCAGAAAGTCCCTATGGATAGACGCAGTTAAAAGACAATAATAATATGATGAAAAGAAATATATACGCTGGATTTAAAATCAACTCTTTCAGAGAGCTGAGGGAGTCTGTATCAAAAGAAAAGGAGGAAGTTACATTTGCCGAATTCTTTTATCCATGCAAACGATTCATATCATCATTGCTTGAAAATCCATCCGTAGCTGATTACGACCTTGATGATGTGTTCACTAAAAGGGGTATTACTCCAAATGAACTTATAGACAAACTTAGAAAATTCGGATTGTTGAAAAGCAATGAACGGATAAGCGATAAGGATGGAGATCATAAGGCCCATTACATGATACGATATTCTGTTCCAAAACAGGATTTTGAGAAGAAAATGCACAGATTGTTCGGAACACTGTTTGAGTCATCCATAAAGAATGACAACTGTATTGTTGAATGCGATGGAGGAGCCTGTGCAGGAGATGCGGGAGGAGCTGGAGCAATGAGCGCAGCAGATTCAGGAGCTTTTGAGGTTCCCGCTTTTGCATCTCCTGTAAGAAGAAAAATAAAACATTTTAGACATAGAAAATAATATGGCTAATGATTTTGGCAGATATGGAAGTTTTGGAATGGAGAATACCGATTCTTACAACAAGGTGGTTGAGGATCTGTATGCTATTCAAAAGGAATATAAGCAGGAGCTAAAAAAAGACGACAAGGACAACGATAGACTTTTAAAACTGATGAACAAACAGTTGCAGAGAGGTCTTATGTTGCAGATGTTTCAATAATGATAAAATAAAGAAAATTAATAACCAATATGAAATCAGTAACATACACCATTGGTGAGCTTAAAAGACGTATCAATGAGAGCGCAAAGGTTATCAACACGTTTGAACCAGTGCTCGGTAACAATATGAGACGTAAGGATATGGACAGCCTTCAGGGGAAAAGGCTGGATACATTAAGTTCAAAAAGCAAGGATGGAAAGATTTCCAATCAGGGAAGTTATGTTAATGGAGAACATTCAATGAGTGACACCCTTAACAAAACAAACGCAGATTTAAGATACGATTCCCCTGTCAGTCAATCTTATTCGGATAAGGTACTTGCCAATCTGGAAGGATATACCACCGCAGATGAAAAGAAAAGAAGAGAAGGAGAAGTTGACAAAGACGGTTATTATGGAAACGGGTATTACAAGAAAGACAATGATGCCTATATTCAGAAAACAAAAGAGAAAGCAAGAAAAAATAAGGAGAGCAGAACCGATATGACCATGGCTGGATTGACTGGCCGTATGCTGGACAGAAGCAAGGTCAATGCCTTGAGATCAACAGCCTTTAACGAAAGCAAAACTCCACGGTTCACTTTCAAACGCACTCAGTTTATCAACGAGGGACACATGAGAACCCTGATACCAGAAAATGTGAAAAAAGACGGATGCAGATTTATAATGAAAGATTCTGTTAATGACACATATTTGTTGGAATGGGCAGGAGCGGATGCACAGGTAATCAAACATGAATTCAAACAGATGTTTAACGAGGAAACAGATAGAATAAAGAATCTAATGGGATTCAAAGATACTTATAACAATACCAGCACAGTAGCAGTAAAGAAAACTGCAGATACCGAATTCAAGAATGTTTTTGATACAATACGGAATATCAAATAAATAATAATGAGAATATTCAATTGCATTGTTGTTTTTATTGCCATATCCTCTTTGTTCTGCTTCATTAATTACAGGGTGGTATCAGCAATAAAGCTGATAGTCATGCACGAATGGAGCAGAGTGTTGAGTCCAGAAGAATTGTCTGGAAAGGAAACGACAGAATCAACAATGAAAATCAACGGTTTTTACAAGTCACTTGACAAGTCTGAAAACAAGGCAAATCTTATGCTGATAGTAACCATAATGGCATGGAGTTATCTGTTTTGTTATTATATAATCTTTTAAAACAAATATATATGAACGACATTATACGTATTATCATAACAGAAAATGCCGAATCGAAAGATGACAAGGATATAAATATCCAAGACTCTCATTCCAATAGCTTAATAATCAATAAGGTAAGAACAAAATTCACTTCTGACCATAAGCGATATATGATTTACAGACTTGGCGAAACGATAACGGATGAAACAAAAGTCTTGTATGATTTTCCTGCAGATAACTGCGTGATTTTATATGGCAAAAATATGGAATGCTAAAATGAGTGAACTAAAAGATTATATCACAATAGAAAAGGAAATAGATGAGTGTCTTGAAAAAACAGCAATGAAATTCTATTCTGATTTCTATATCGGTATCACCGATAATATTGAACATTGTTTGTTTACTAAGCATCATGTTTCCAAAGATACTTCTTGGTGGATATATCGAACGGCAATAGATGATGATATCGCTCGTAGTGTGGAAAACCATTATTTGAAATTAGGTATGCGTGGTGATGATAAAGACGGAAATGATAAAGGAAACATTGTTTATTGCTATGCCGTAAGTTCAAATACCATTGACTAACAGTACAATAACAATAATAAAATGGCATATTTAATGTTATAAATTTACCAACAAGGCGGAAATTCTTATAAAGATTTTCCGCTTTTTTGTTGTTTTATTAAAAAATTGTATTTATATTTGCAGCCAATATGAATTAATAGATATTAAATATGCTGATATTTAAAATAGCTTTTGGAATAATTGTTTTTGCAGGAGTGTTCTGTTATGTTTTAAAAAACAACGACAACAATATTACACTTTGTTTTGACAAAGACGAAGAGCGTTTAAGAGACAACAGAAATACACTGCGGAAAAGGAAAATAGAAAGAACGGTGGATTTGGTATTGAAATATTCAATGATTATATCAATCATACTTTTTCTAAGTTCCGTAATATATAGATTTTTTATCAAGTAACTTAATATTATAAATATATGAGCAAATCAAAACATAGTTTTTATCAGAAAATCAACACTGTATTTATGAGAGACAAAGCAACCAATTGCATTGTCCCAGAATTTGTTTCTCCCGTTGCAAAATGGATGTTCGATGAGGGTATCAAGATGTACTCCACCGAAAAGATTGACGGTACAAACACATCTTTTGTGATAGAAACAAGTTCCGAAACCGAAACCGCAAATATATACGCCAGAGGTAAAACAGAATCTGCTTTTTTTGAGCCACGACATAAGGCTTTACATCAAACCATTATAGATAAACTCAATAAAGCGTGCGGAGACGTGTTTGATTTACATTCTGACGCAGTTATAGAAGTATTTGGTGAAATGTACGGCAGTGGTATTCAAGAGCCAGCAGGAAGCAAATATGTGCCCGATGGCATCAAGTTTATTGTATTCGATATCAAGATAAACGGATTATATCTTTTGCCTGACAATGTAAAGGATATCTGTTATAAGGTCGGTCTTGATTATGTTCCAGAAATGGGAATGATGACCATAGGAGAAGCAATTGATTTGGTACAGAAAAGATTTTATTCCAATTTGGTAAAGGATAACAGCCTGTTTGCAGAGGGAGTTGTCATGAAACTTCCTTTGGGACTTCTTGATAGAAACGGAGAAAGAATTATTATAAAAGTCAAGTCTTGCGACTTTATCAAGTATAAAGCCAAAACCAATCAGAATTTTTCTATTTAATCACTTACATATCCAATTCTTTGCAGAACAATAAACATGAGCAACAATACAAATTTGCAAAAGGCCAATAAAGTCAAGAACGATGAGTTCTACACAAAACTCTCAGATATAGAAAAAGAGCTAATTCACTATAAGGAGATGTTTGTCGGTAAAACCATTTATTGTAATTGCGACAATCCTGTCAAGTCAAACTTTGTTCAGTGGTTCTATATGAATTTCAATATATTACACTTGAAACGCATTATCGTAACTGCTTTTAATTCAGCTGCTTGTAACGGGGGGGGGGGATTATTGGGATTCCGATTTTGCTACAGTGAACCCGAAGTCAATTGCTATCAGCAAAGAAATATCAAAGGATGTCAGGAAACTCAACGGAAATGGAGATTTCCGAAGCGATGAATGTATAGAGCTGTTAAAGCAGGCTGATATTGTAGTAACTAATCCGCCTTTCTCGCTGTTCAGAGAATATGTTAAAGTGTTGATGGATAATAACAAAGATTTTGTTATTCTTGGAAACATGAACGCTATAAAATGTAAGGAAGTATTCCCGTATATCAAGGAGAACAGAATTGGCTTAGGTTATCATCTTAATGGCGACAAGACTTTCAAAACTCCAGCAGGAACGGAACAAAAATTCGGAAACATCTTTTGGTACACAACTTTGCCGATTGCCAAACATAATGACAAACTTATATTATATAAGCACTACACTCCCGAAGAGTTTCCCAAATACGACAATTATGATGCTATTAATGTGGACAAGACGTGCGACATACCATATGATTATGATGGTGCGATGGGTGTTCCTATTTCTTTCATAGAGAAATATAATCCGCAACAGTTTGAAATATTGGGACAAACGAGTGGTCGTTTTGAATTTGGAATAGGTCCAACTGTCAAATATGAAAACACGTTACAAAACAATCCAGATGGGACCACTTCCAACGGAAGCAAAATAAATACCGCCCCTTGTTTATTATTTAAGGACAAGCCTGCAGATAAAGTATATTATACAGCATCTAACAGGGAGGGCTATATAAAACAGTTGTATATTCGTATTTTGATAAGAAAGAGAAAATAATAAAACATATAATATATAATGAGCAAAAATATAAATTTAAGCAATGCAAAGAAAAACAAGAATGATGAATTCTACACCAAACTGACAGATGTCGAAAAAGAATTGATGCACTACAAGGAGATGTTTGTAGGAAAGACAATCTACTGTAATTGCGATGATCCTGTCAAGTCTAACTTTGTTAAGTGGTTCTATATGCGGTTCAATATTTTACACTTAAAGAGAATTATTGTAACTGCTTATAATTCAGTAGGTTGTGGACTTTATTGGGATTCCGATTTCGCTACAGTGGATCCGAAGTCGATTGATATCAGCAAGGAAATAGAGAAAGACGTTCGGAATCTTAACGGAGATGGTGACTTTAGAAGCGATGAGTGTATCGATCTTTTAAAGCAAGCTGACATTGTGGTCACAAATCCTCCGTTCTCGCTGTTTCGAGAATATGTCAAGGTACTTATGGATAACAATAAAGATTTCGTTATACTGGGGAACATGAATGCGATAACGTATAAAGAAGTGTTTCCTTGTATCAAAAACAACAAGATAGGATTGGGATTTACAAATGGAGGAAAGTCGTTTATCATTCCCAATGGGGAAGAAAAAACTGTTAATATTTGTTGGTATACGACATTCCCTATTTCCAAACACAATGAGGAGCTTATATTGTTCAGAAAGTACACTCCAGAATCATATCCGAAGTACGACAATTATGATGCCATTAATGTGGATAAACTATGTGATATTCCAGAGGACTATGACGGAGTGATTGGTGTGCCGATTTCATTTCTGGATAAATATAATCCGAAACAGTTTGAAATTATTGGGAATGAGTACAGTTTGAATATAGATAGAGGAAGAGGTTATGTCGCAGGAAAAAGAATGTATTCCAGAATATTTATAAAAAAGATTGAATAATATTTGCAGGATTGAAATATTGTTTGTATCTTTGCGTTGTAAAACAAATAAAACTAAATAAATATGGTAGGATTCATGTGTTATAAAACAGCGGTTAGGAGAAATAGTAAATTCTATACATCCGAGGGTTTCTGTATTGATCCCAATGATAAGGATCATGAGATCAAGGTGTCTTATAAAACCAAAAACAATAAGAATTGCGGAGACCTTTTGGTATATAACTCTCCTTTTGATGCTTTAAAAAATGAATATTCCAACCATATCTATGTTTTGAGACTGTTGGTAACCGCTGGTACAAACGAATTTGCAACCGACCATACCCAATATACTGCCAGAATGATTCAATTTCAAGGAACCATGACGAAAAACTACTTTGAGCGTTATTATAAGGGTTACTTGCTGAAATTAATATATGACAGAATGGAGGGGAGATTTTATTTTGAGAATGAAAACAATTATATTCAATCCAGAACCTATTATAAGGCTGCGCCTTTTGCGGGAAAATTGGCTAATATTTGTGAGGAAAATAAGCAAGAAAATAATAAGTTACAATATAATTATATCACCTTTTTAGACACTGGATATAATAACAGAAATGTTGTAAGTAATATATATAGTGATAAGTATGTTGTCAAAACTGGATGTTTTGAGTATGATGATGTGGAGGATAAATATTATTCTGTTTTTATTGATAAGAATAACAAGTCCCATCTTATCTGTTCTGAAAACACCAAAGCCTACGAGGATAAGCTGAAACACATTCTTACACTCAAAACTGATGAGGAAAAGAACGATGCTGGAATGGTGGTAAAAGAGGTGGAGAATATGGTTATATGGAATCCTGAAAGAAGATGGGATAAGACTATGTTATGCAAGGTATTACATGACGGAAAAATGAATTATTTTGATTTAAGAACCAGACAATTCATATTGCCAGATTGGTGGTACAGTGTTATGTATTCCAATGGTTATATCAAGGTCATGGATGAGGATCTAATGGTCAATTATGCAGATTTGGATGGCAAATACATACTTGATGAAAAAATAGATAATGGCAGTCCAGTTGATGCTTATGGAAGCATCACTATTATTAAAGACGGTAAAAAAACAAAAAGATATATAGATGGGAAAAAATTGTGATTTCATTTATTATGGCTTGTTTCTTACAGATGATTCGAGAAATAAACTGTTGAAAGATGTAAAAAGATATGCTGATGGATTAGTTCCAGAAGATGCCAGACTGTATCTGGACCATTGTACATTGTTGCATTGTTCAAAAATTAATGGGAATGAGGATCTGAAACAAAAACTTGATTTTTGGATTCAAAGCAATCATACAAAATTCGATTTTAATGTTACAGCTATCGGTCGATCAGACAAGGCAATGGCATTTATGACCGATGTCAATTCGGATATGTGTGTCAATCAAAATCCGCATATTACCATATACACGTTCAATGGTGGCAAACCAGTTGATTCCAATTATATCACAGAATGGGAAACATTGAATGAACCTATTCATGTTGATGCTGAATTAAAAAAGATTTCATAGATGGAAAACAAAAAGTATCATTGGGTAAAATATACTGAGAACTATAAAAACAGTTATAATTTTGTTGACAATAATGATAATAAATTGTTTGACGAAAATCTGTTAATGGCGTTTACATGGCGATGTGATGGTTCGTATTTTATTCAGAATAAGAATAAGGAATGGAATTATATTACAGCAGGAGGAACCGTATTGTTAAGCGAATGGGCATCTGAAATAAGATTGCCATGGATGAAAATGCGTGATGGCTCATGGATTCGTGTTGATGGATATACTCCAGCTCCTCAAAACAAAAAAATGATTGGCTATAAAAAATGCAAGGACAATCTTATTGTCAAATTGGAAATACCAGAGGATGCAAAAAGATGTTTGTCGTTATCTGACGAAAATAGATACAGATGTGACAAGGCCAAGGTAATTGAGATTCTTGATTTAAACAGGAAGCATAGCAACAAGAAACAGGCCGTTTCTATCAATGATAAAGATTTTATATATAAATTGGGAGAAATGATTGTATGTGATAACTACAATGATGATTTCTCTTTTGAATGTGCAGGCGGAATCCATTTCTATCTTAATTTTGACGAAGCTGCCGAATATTGGAATTAAAAATATGGATACCAAAAAATTGAAGGAAGCCCAAAAGGCCAAGAACGATGAATTTTATACAAAACTTACAGATATCGAGAAAGAGCTGATGCACTACAAGGATATGTTTGTAGGAAAGACAATCTACTGTAATTGCGATGATCCTGTCAAGTCCAACTTTGTTCAATGGTTCTATATGCGGTTCAATATCTTGCACTTAAAACGCATTATCGTAACTGCTTATAATTCAGATACTTGCAACGGGGGGGGGTATTATTGGGATTCCGATTTTGCTACAGTGGACCCTAAGTCCATTGATATCAGCAAGGAAATATCAAAGGATGTGAGGAAACTCAATGGTAACGGTGATTTCCGAAGTGATGAGTGTATCGAACTGTTGAAACAGGCTGATATTGTGGTCACAAATCCTCCGTTCTCGCTGTTCAGGGAATATATGACAGTTCTTATGGACAACAATAAAGATTTCGTTGTTATGGGAAATATGAATGCGCTGAAATATTATGCAGTATTTCCGTATGTCAAGGAGAACAAGATACGTACAGGTTATGGTTTTAATAAAGTAATGGAGTTCGATGTTCCTGATACTTATAACTCGGAGAATGGAGTAGTTAAAGTGCCTGCAATATGTTGGTATACAACTTTTCCGATTGAAAAACATAATGAAGAACTTGTGTTGTTTCGGAAATACACTCCAGAATTATATCCGAAGTACGATGATTATGATGCCATTAACGTGGATAAAACGTGTGATATACCTGCTGATTATTATGGACTGATGGGTGTTCCTATTTCGTTTATGGACAAATATAATCCCAAACAGTTTGAAATTGTAGACTCTATTGGTAGATATTCATCTCTTGATGGTGGACCTACAGAAAAAATACAAGGAAAATATCTATCAAAGATTAATGGGAAATGTGTATATCAAAGAATTATAATCAAAAGAAAGATGTTAAAATAGATTGTATAGTCAAAATAAATATCTATCTTTGTGTAATAATAAAATATTAAAATCAGATATGAATAAATTACTGGATTTTTATGAGGTTCATTATCAAAAAGATGATGGTGTCGTTGTGTATGCTTTTGTGCCCATGTCTTTTGAAAAAGCGTTGTTTAACACAGGAGCATCTGAACTTATCAATCCTAATAGCGAGTTTTTTAATAAGGATTATTCATACAGACTTCTTACTGATGATGAAGTATCCAAACTTGAATCATTTAAATATGGTGCGGAGAGTTCTTTAACTGTTGTGGGAATAAAAAAGGTTCCAAAAGATGAAAACAAGGCGCAACTTCAACAATTAATGGGAAGCTATGAACCAATGATGTCTTTAAAGGATTATGGTAAGGCTGTTGATTTTGCCACGCAATTATTTAATAATTACGGCAATATGTTTTCTTGTGTAGGAGTGGCTTTGCAAATTGCATGTTCTGCCCGTCAGGAAATAGAACTGGGAAATCAGCTCCTGTTTCATGAAGCCATAACACACAACGATAGTCTTATTTTCAGCATTGACAAAGACGGACAGAAAGATTTATGGCCCGATAATGTGGTTTTCCCTAATACAAATTGGTAGAATGAAAGATACAGAAGCTGTTTTTATTAAATCATATCTTGATAAATGGTCAAATAAATATAAAGATATCCATATCAGATATTACTATGACCACTCAACTGAATTTCATGTGGTAGAGGTGGCTCCCGAAAGCATCAGAAGAGACAATCCTGAATATCAGAAAGACGAAACAGAGATGTGGAGTGAGTTTCTCGGAAAATACGAGGGAGACTTGCTTATTGGTCCTGTTAATTGTGCCGATTTAAGTCCAAATATTGAAATAATATTTGACAATGATATGAAACGATAAAACCAATTTTGTTAATAATTCTTAAACAGATGCAGAAATGTGTCTGTTTTTTTTGCTTTTGTGACTTTTGGTTTGTATCTTTGTGCTGTAAAACAAATAAAAAATGAACAATCAAAAATTGAATAGAGCCAACAAGGCCAAGAACGATGAGTTTTATACAAAGCTCACGGATATCGAAAAGGAGTTGATGCACTACAAAGATATGTTTGTAGGAAAAACTATTTATTGTAACTGCGATGATCCCGTCAAATCAAACTTCGTTCAGTGGTTCTATATGCGGTTCAATATTCTACATTTGAAACGTGTTATTGTAACTGCCTATAATTCAGATACTTGTAATGGGTGGGGGTATTATTGGGATTCCGATTTCGCTACAGTGGATCCGAAGTCGCTTGATATCAGCAAGGAAATTGAGAAAGATGTCAGGAAACTCAACGGGAACGGTGACTTTAGAAGCGAGGAATGTATAGAGCTGTTGAAACAGGCTGATATTGTGGTCACAAACCCTCCGTTCTCGCTGTTTAGAGAATATGTCAAAGTTCTTATGGATAACAATAAAGAGTTTTTAATTATAGGAAACATGAATGCTCTAAAATATAAAGAAGTATTTCCTTATATCAAAAACAATAAGATAGGATTGGGATTTACAAATGGAGGAAAGTCGTTTATCATTCCCAATGGGGAAGAAAAGACTGTTAATATTTGTTGGTATACGACATTCCCTATTTCCAAACACAATGAGGAGCTTATATTGTTCAGAAAGTACACTCCAGAAGCATATCCAAAGTACGACAATTATGATGCCATTAATGTGGATAAACTATGTGATATTCCAGAGGATTATGACGGAGTGATTGGTGTGCCGATTTCATTTCTTGACAAATATAATCCAAAACAGTTTGAGATATTGGGTCAAACAAGTGGTCGTTTTGAATTTGGAATAGGTCCAACATTTAAATATGAACAAGCATTATGTCATAATATAGACGGATCTATTATTAATGGCAGTAAAATAAATACAGAACCATGTTTCTTGAATAAGGAAAAGCCTGTAAATCAAATATATTATACAGCATCAAATAGAGATGGTTATATTCATCCTATCTATACTCGTATTTTGATAAGAAAGATAAAATAATAAAACATATAATAATAATGAGCAAAAATATAAATTTAAGCAATGCAAAGAAAAACAAGAATGATGAATTCTTTACACGACTTACAGATATTGAGAAAGAGTTGATGCACTACAAGGATATGTTTGTCGGAAAAACCATATACTGCAACTGCGATGATCCCGTAAAATCAAACTTCGTTCAATGATTTTATATGCGGTTCAATATTCTACACTTAAAGCGTATTATTGTAACTGCCTATAATTCAGTAGGTTGTGGACTTTATTGGGATTCTAATTTCGCTACAGTGGATCCGAAGTCGATTGATATTAGCAAGGAAATAGAGAAAGATGTTAGAAAGCTCAACGGCGATGGCGACTTCCGAAGCGATGAATGTATCGAGCTGTTGAAGCAGGCGGATATTGTGGTCACAAATCCTCCGTTCTCTCTGTTTCGAGAATATGTCAAGGTACTTATGGATAACAATAAAGATTTCGTTATACTGGGGAACATGAATGCGATAACGTATAAAGAAGTGTTTCCGTATATCAAAGAAAACAGAATCGGATTAGGTTATCTTAATGGCAACAAGACTTTCAAAACTCCAGCAGGAACGGAACAAAAATTCGGAAATATATTTTGGTATACCACTCTGCCGATATCAAAACATAATGAGGAACTTATATTGTTCAGAAAATACACACCAGAGGAATATCCGAAGTACGATAATTATGACGCCATAAATGTTGACAAGACTTGTGATATACCAGAGGATTATGATGGTGTTATGGGTGTACCTATCACATTTCTTGACAAATACAACCCCAAACAGTTTGAAATATTGGGAATAACCCAGGGCCGCTTTGATTTGGGAATGGGACCATCTTTTAGGTATGAAAATACGTTACAAAACAATCCAGATGGGACCACTTCTAACGGAAGCAAAATAAATACTGCTCCTTGTTTATTGTGGAATGACAAGCCAGCAGGCAAAGTATATTATACATCATCTAACAGGGAAGGCTATATAAAGCTATTGTATGCTCGTATTTTGATAAGAAAGATTAAATAATATTTGCATAAGATAAAAAATAGTATTATATTTGTGGTTATAAACATAAAACAATGAGTCATAATATATCACTTATAAAAGCAAAAGTGGAAAAGAATGATGAATTCTATACCAGAATGATAGACATAGAGAAAGAATTGTGCTATTATTCTGAATATTTTGCTGACAAAACGGTTTATTGTAATTGTGATGTGTATGATGATTGTTTACAATCAAATTTCGTGTTGTATTTCAAAAATAATTATAACACATTGAAATTGAAAAGATTAATTGTCACTGGTTATCGAAGTGGAGGTACAGGTTATTGTTATGACTCCTGCAATTCAACGGCATTTTTAAATGGAAATGGCGACTTTAGAAGCGAAGAGTGTATAAATCTGTTGAAACAGGCTGACATAGTTGTTACTAATCCTCCTTTCTCTTTATTCAGAGAATATGTATCATTGATGATGCAGAATAAAAAGGATTTTATTGTTTTGGGAAATATGAATCAGGTTTCTTCAAAAGATATATTCCGTTTTATGATGCAAAAACGTTTGTTTATAGGATTCAACAATGGTGCAAAATCTTTTATGTCTATCACCAATGAGGATATCAAGTTTGGTAACGTGGTATGGTTTACCACATTCCCAGTCTTATCTAAAAAGGAACAATTGCCAATTATAAAATATTATTGTAAATACAATTATATCCATTATGCCAATTATAGTAAGGCAATTGACATAAATAATTTAAAAGATATCCCTGTTGATTATGATGGCATCATGGGAGTACCGATATCGTTCTTTCATTTCAACTATACTGAATTTGATATTATCGGATACTCAGCTGATATGGAAATATGTAAACAATTAGGTATCGAACAGATTGGGGCTGATATTTGTCATAAAGTCAAGGAATCTGGTAATAAAACTCATATATCTCCTTCCATGAGATATGTTTATATAATTGATTCTAAAAACAATATCAAATTTCCGTTTACACGAATATTCATAAAAAGAACAAATAATAAGGCAAAATAAATATGAACAATAATGAACATACGTCTTCATTGATGAAAGAAATACAGTCTATTGTCAATGAGAATAAAGCGATAAAGAATGAACTTGAACAGTTACAAAGAGAAAACACTCCTCTAAAAGAAGCCGAGAAGGAGGTTTTTAAGGTAAATTCCGCTTTGGCTGATATCAAAAAGGATTGTCCTGCCATGGAATACGAAGAGCCAGAATTGGAATATGACGGAGAAGATCTCAATATGAATATTAAAATAAAGAATTACAACGATTTACCAGAACATATACAAAACAGAATATATTCAGAGGTACATTCCTGTTGTGTAACCACTTTCCCTAATATCTGAAAAAGAACAAGCAAACAATCAAATAAAATAAATAAAACATGAAAATAACATTGCATGAAATATCTGTAAGGGATTTATCAGATGGATTTATTGACAAGAACGAAGAGGGAGTATTTGGATATAAAGGCAATCTGGATATCAGACCTGCCTATCAGAGGGAATTCGTATATAAGGATGCTGATAGGGATGCCGTGGTCAATACCGTGGTTAACAATTTTCCTCTTAATGTTATGTACTGGGCGGTTAATGGTGACAGGTACGAGGTTCTTGACGGACAGCAACGCAGTATAAGTATATGCAGATATGTCCATGATGATTTTACTTTTGAACACAAGCTGTTCAGCAATCTTACAGAAGAGGAGAAGAATCAGATTCTGGACTATAAATTGCAGATATATTTCTGTGACGGTTCACCGAAAGAGCGTCTTGAATGGTTCAAGGTAATCAATATCGCAGGAAAATCATTGAACGATCAGGAACTAAGGAATGCTTCATATACAGGAGAGTGGTTGACAGATGCAAAGAAATTCTTTTGCAAAAAGGACTGTGTGGCATATAAGGTGGGAAGCGATTATATGAATGGCTCCGTGGAACGTCAGGATTATCTTGAAACGGTACTTAAATGGGCATCAGCAAAAGAACATATTGATATAGAGGATTATATGGCCATTCATCAGCATGACCAGAATGCCGCTCCGTTATACAGATATTTCAACTCTGTATGCACATGGGTTGATACACTGTTTGAAAAGAAAGCCAAGTTGCAGAAAAATGTTGAATGGGGAATATTGTATAATGATTATGGTGATAAGGATTTTGATACGGGATTCTTAAAATCAGAGGTAAAACGTCTTATAGTGGATGACGATGTGACATCTAAGAGCGGAATATATTCATATTTGATAACAGGGAAAGAGAAATTTCTTAGCATAAGAAAATTCGGTATTGGTGACCGTCTGGCTGCCTATGAGGCACAGGGGGGAATGTGTCCTATATGTGGAGGATATTTCAAGGAAGAGGATATGGAGGCAGACCATAAAATTCCATGGTCAAAGGGAGGACATACGGTAAGGGAGAATTGCCAGATGTTATGTGTGTCCTGTAACAGACAGAAATCGGATAAATAAAAAAAAACCATGCTATTCTCTCGAACCACATGGTTTTAAAAAACTGAATGTTTCACAACATCAAGTTTCTATTATGTCCGAGTTTTAAAACCGAATTGCATATAATTGCTATGTGTAGTATATTAGTTTGATATATTCCACTCGGACATTCAGTTTATCCTCTCGTCTTTATCTTTCCTCTATTAAAAAATAGTAGTGTTTTTATTTTTTTATATAAATTCTATTGTTTTTTTGAAATTATTTTGTATCTTTGCATCGAATTTAAAACAATATCATTAAATATCAAATGATTGAGCATAGCAAATACACCAAAATTTTTGTAAGCAATTCTCTTACACGTTCAAAATATGACAAGATTCACGCCAAGGCGATTGAGATTATCAAGTTCAAAAATGAGCTTTCGGTATATGTTAATGCCAATCTGAATGATTTTTTGGATATGAACAAGTTTGAGTTTTCCAAATTCATAAGAAACAATTATAATAAGATTGAATTGGAATCCGCTTTTTATGCAATGGCGATTGATGAGGTATATGTAGCTTATCAGAACAAATTTGAGGCCATAAACAACAAGATGAAATTTGTTCATACGGTGTGTTCTGGATTTGAAAGATACAAGAGAACTTCCAACGGACATAAGATAGGTGAAATCAAAAAGATAATCAGAAAGGATGAAACGACTCCTCTTTCCATTACATTGTCCTATCTGGCTAAATATGGACGGGAATCAACCGTGGACTTTATCAACACATCAATAAAGTCTGCTGATGAAAACAAGAAGAAGTTCTATCAGAACATTTTGAATCATATCGGCAAGTTCGGATTTGACAGACTTTTCCGTATAGCGCAAGATCATAAGACACTTGTAATGGATCGGTATAGTCATTATCCTATCGTATTTAAATCTCTTACTTTTAGTATCAAAAGCGGATTGAACAATCTTATATCTTATAATAAGAATTATAATTCAAATATTAATGCTTTTGTAAATCTTTGTATATCGAGACATGTTATATGCAGTATTCCAGTGTCTTATTCTTCTGATTATCATGGAGATATGAAAAGATATGAGAAATTGAATACGACATATTATAAAATACATCTTGATGATATCAAGAAGCAGGTAAGAATCCTCTTTTGCGTAGATGGGGACAGATATCTGCCAGAAGTGTCTGATAACACAATGACCATGGGAATTGATGTGAACATAAAACACAATCTTTTTTCTTTGTCTGATGGCTCTGTATTCGATTATGACAGAACACTTCTTAAAGATTATTGTGACGAAATGACAAAACTGGATACCATTAAATCAAGATGTCCGTCTTACCAGATAGGAAAGAAAAGACAGGCAAAGATTGATAAAATACGTTATAAAATACATCATCAAAACCAGCGTATCATTGTTGATGTTTGCAAGTATCTTAAAGATAAGCATATCGGTCAAGTGGTTATGGAAAATCTGGATAACGGATTCGGAAAATCATTTGTACACGATTCGGATAATTCAGATATCAACTTCAATAGAATTGTAAGTGTTCTGAATATATCCTCTCTCAAAGATGAGTTTGAACATATCGCCAGAAAATACAATATTGCCATATCGACCGTTCATGCCAGTTATACTTCCAAAATGTGTCCTGTATGCGGTTGTATAGATGATGACAATAGAAAATGTCAGGAACATTTCAAATGTGTTGATTGCGGTCACGAGATGAATGCGGATATCAACGCAGCCATTAATATAAGAAACAGAGTGCTCGTAACTGTGTTGCGGAATTCACTCTTAAAAAAACGTGATAATGGAGCTTTTGAACCCAAGAAAATGAAAAGAGATAAGGTCAAGGAGGTTCTGTTGTCGTTTCAAAAAAGTCTTGTAAAAGACAGAGGAGTGTAACCTTATGGTTACGTTCTTACTTTTTGAAAAATAATCATGAAATTGATAGAGTGTTTGGAACTGTGTTCCATAATTGCTCTTTAAACAATTGACAACAGGTCTTTATTGGTCTGTTGCCGTATTAAAACAAATCTTTAAACAAGATTGGAGACATAATAATATTATGTTGAGTTTTTAATAAGGCTAAATCTTAATTTTCATTTATAATCGATTAATTTTAAAAATATGAATAAAGCAATTCAATTAAGAAATAAAGATTCCCTATTGTATTTAGGGGATTCTACATATATGTCAGAAATACAAGACAATAGTGTCAATCTGATTGTTACCAGTCCTCCTTATTGGACCTTGAAAGATTATGATGTTAAAGGACAAATAGGTAAAGGCAGTTCTTCTTATGAATCATATATTGAATCATTAAATAATGTATGGTCTGAATGCGTTAGGGTATTGGCACCAGATGGAAAGATATGTATAAATATCATGCCTTTTCTTTTAACGGGTAAAAACGCACGATTTGAAAGAAGAGAAACAAAGCTGGTCCTTGGAGATATTGAACAATTCATGGATTCAACTGGATGTATGTTTCAGTTTGGACTTTATATATGGGACAAGAGAAAGGTAGGAAGATTCAGCTCTTTTGGAAGTTATCCATATCCACCTAATATATTTTCGACTTATCCTTACGAATGGATTACAGTATTTTCCAAAGCAGGAAAAAGAGATCCTGTAAGTGTTGACATAAAGACTAAAAGTAAATTGACTTCAGAAGAATGGCAAAAATGGGCGATTAATTCTATTTGGGATATTCAACCAGCCAAAGCTAAATTGGAAGGTCATCCAGCTCCATTCCCTATCGAATTACCCAAACGTCTGATAAAATTATATAGTTTTTGGGGAGATACTGTTTTAGATCCGTTTGCGGGAACTGGTACGACAATGAAAGCTGCAATAGAATTGGGACGTAAGAGCATAGGTTATGAACTAAATCCTGATTACATATCTCTTATAGAAAGAAAAATTAACAATATAACAACAGATAATGAAATCAAATTTTAATTTTATTTATAATCGATTAATTTTAAAAATATGAATAACTGGTTTGACAATATCAAAGAGTGCGTTAAAACGAATTTAAATGGCATCTACGGCGATGTTTCGGTTGGTGGAGATGGTTCTGATGAAATTGTATTCTGTCCCCATAAAAAACAGAACATTAAAATCCATCTATATCATATCAACGATAAGGATGCTGATTTGTTTATTGAGAATAATGGAAAGATAGATTTCAAAAGAGTTGTTCATTCATTCTCTACCAACAAGGAAATAAAAGAGTCTTTGAATAAAATGATTGATATGGAGAGTGATTCGTAATAATGAAAAAAGCGGAGGAATAGTTACGTTTCTCCGCTTGTTTTTTTTGCAAATTAATAAAAGCCTAAAATAGACAATTAATCTTTATTTTATTAGTTATAAATCAAATAAAACATTCAAGTACAGGTGTGTCATCGACTTCTTGTTCTTCGTATTCCTGAAACCACAATCCTGGACACCACAGATTAGCTTTTTGTAGATTAAATTTATCCTTAATGTCACGGGCAATTTTAAGAGCTTTGTCATTATCAACACCATAAGTCAAACCATCTAAATATACATCGAATTTATTGGGCTCGCCGTGATCATAATACGAAGCATCATATCCTTCTTTTTTTAATGCTTCAACTATTTCGTCTCGTCTTTGCTGAACATCTTCATATCCTGACATATCATCCTCTATTGCCTCGTTGACAGCGTTTCTGATTATTCTGTGGAGCTGTCCCTCCGTTAGTCTTACTCTTCTCATATTTTTATTTCCTTTCCTATAAATATCTGCAAAATTATGATAATTCGCCCCCCCCGCAAACACCGTGCCAGACGTAAAACAATGTCAAAATATTTACACAAAAAAGCGGAAAAACCGTTACGTTCCTCCGCTTGTTTGTTATATCAAATATGAAAATGTGTTATTCATCTTCATCATCCAGATTAGTGGTATTGTTACAAATTAAAAAAATCGGGACCGATATAAAACAATCAATCCCGTTTTTTTATATGTTAGAGATAAAATCAATCTGGCATTGGAACGTTCATTGCTTTTCCTAATTTTACCCAAGCTGCATGTCCTTTTTCGTACATATCTTGTGTAAGTTTGGCATATCCATACATTATCTTTTGTGCCTTTTGTGTTTCATATTTGAATATGGATTCGGCTTTGTTATACGCTTTTATCAATGCCTTTTGTTCTGCAATTTCGAGTCCTCTCTTTTCATCGAAGGTATCGCTTTCATGGCATTTGGCTATTCCTGTAACCGTAAAATCGAATCCATCCCATAATTTTTTCACATTCAGTCGTTTGGTTTCTGATTTCTTTTCGACCAGATCCACACAATCGAATTCAAGTTCTGGAAGAATGGTATAAACATGGCAATAATAGACAGCCACGCATGTTCTTTTGTCCTTGTTGACAATCGTCTTTCTAAGAATCGTTTTTATTCTCATAATGTTTGAAACAATTAATTTTAATAATCACAAATATATGATATATTTTTTAATTATCAAAATAATTTTGTATATTTGTGAAAAATAAAACAAGCACAAAATGAAAAATATTAAAGAAAAAATAAACGTTATTGATTCGGAAAAATGCGGATTGTTAGATATAAAAAGTGTTGAGGTCTTAAATGGCTCCAAACTGTTCTATGATATAGAAATAAACAATCACATGCTGAACCTTAACAGCAAAAAAGAGTGCACTATAATTTCCGAGTATAATGGGCAGCCACATGATGTCTGTATTTCTTTTAATCAAGTAACAGGAAGGAAAGAGGATGTGATCTTTGATTATACCAAGAGCCTTGATTTTGAGCATGCAGAAGAATGGGAACAGAATATATTAAAAACATTCCATGACAATGTCGGATTTATACAATTGGCGAATGGCTGGATGAAAGGCTCCCATTTTATTGAGGTATTATGGTCTATACCAATATTGCATCAGATGAGAATAAAGGCGGCTAACAATGATCCAATAGTCATAAGCAATCCATCTCAACTTCAAGAGTGTATAGATATAATGCTGAAAGAAAGGGATAATGAAAATAGAGACGTGGAAGTCGTGTCAAAACTTGCCCAACTGGCTTTATTGTCAAAGGAGGAAAAAGAAAGGACATTCATAAACATACAGAACAGCAATGATGATTGTATCAATATCACCCATTATTTCTTGCTGAGCAATATGTTCCCATTCAGGGTAAATTTCAAGCATCATACAATAGTTATTGGAGAGGACTATGTGTTCAATACTAAAGATGTGTATGCTGCCATCAAGGATATAAAAGGAAATGTATTATCTTGATTTTATTATATTTTGGGTTCTATTTATTGTTGGTTATGTCATCATGACTGTACGTTGATAGATACCACAATGTACCATGATAATAAAAGATAAAATGATAAAATTAATGTTGATAACAAATACAGATTTAATTGTGATTTCTTTATGTGTACTTTTTTTATGTGTCATATCAATTTATGAGATACTGGCTAAGATTGGCTCATATCATGCAACCATAAACGAACTGATGGTCAGAAGTTTTATGAAACATATCCAGTCTGTTGTATATTCCCAATGTGATATCCTTTTAAAGTTCAAAAGAATATTGAAATCAATGGCTAATGAGGAAAGAGTGCTTACATATTTAGGAGAGAACAAGAACATTTCAATAACCGTCTGTTATTATGCTGCATCTAAATTCCTGTATGTTATTCTGATTTGCAATGGTATAAAAAAGGAGTTTTCTTTTTCTTCCAGAGAGGACCTCGAACGATTCGATTTTAACAAACAATTATCCAAAATAAATAAAAAATCAAACATGTAGTTTTTATGTGGCTTATAATTTTCATTTTAGCATCCTTTGTCATAGGTGCATTGGTTGGGATCTGGGCATCGGAATACAACAATAACGAAGACGGCTTTACCATAAACGATATATCAATGATTATCGAAGATATGGAAAGCAGCCTTGGGATTAAATTCGTCAATGATTCTGATTGCTCTTTTCTTCATTTCAGAACATCGGCAATAGTATCTGAAACGCAGTCAAGAATTTCACTAAGCAGAAACAATTTATTGCCTTATTCTCCATTGGTTCTGCAGATTGACTGGAATAAAAATATCAAGCCTTCGTCTTTGTTGTATCACGGCAGACAATACAGGTGGAAAATCGAGATGCTGAATAATGGATATCAATATCATTACTCAACATCCATCAACAGTATTGATTATTGGAAACAATACAGAAGTGATATCCTTCCAGAGATAATAGATGAGATAAAGTCCAAATAAAAGGAATGATATACACAAAAGCGGAAGAACCATTCAAGATTCTTCCGCTTTTGTTGTATGAAAAGACATATTGGTAGATACCAAATAAATAATCCCGATTCAAATTATTGAGTCGGGATTTTATGTGTCTATGTGATCTTAGAAAGATTGGTTATAAAGATTCATAAATGTTCCATTGCCGTTTAATCTAACTCCTGTCTTTTCAGCCATTTTACCAATCACCGCAAGAGCTTTTTGTATCAATTGGGAGGCATTTTCTGGATCTTGGTTAATTTCATATAACACATCTATTAAATCTCCGAACATAGCTCCCAATCTATTGTTTTCGCCTTCAAATTCCTCTCTGATGATTTGATTCATTGATTCATTAATCACTCTGTGTAATTGCGATTCTGTTAATCTAATTTTACTCATAATTTTTATTTCTTTTCCTATAAATATCTGCAAAGTTTTGATAATTTACCCCCACCCCCGCAAATACCGTGCCAGACGTAAAACAATGTCAAAAATATTTATACAAAAAAAAGCGGAAAAACTGTTACGTTTCTCCGCTTAATGTTATCATATCAAATATGAGAATGTGTTATTCATCTTCATCATCAAGATAATCATCGTCATCATCAAAATAATATCCTCTTCCACCCTTTTCGTATTTGTAATAATTATTACTGAAATTAAAATATTCCTCATCGTATGCTTCTAACTCTTCCTGTTCTTCTGGAGTGAGTGGTTCATCGGCGTAATTCTTATTCAATGCAGATTGTAAATGTGGATATTTTCTATGTAGAGCTCTATATGCTGCATCCAGTAAAGGCCCTGTTTCTCTTTTCCATTCATCCATATCACCTGGATTCTTCATTCGTCTCTGTTTTCCATAAGCAGCGTTCTCATACGTTTTCCAATCAATCTCGTTCAATATCTGACTGACAGATTCTCTAATCACGTTGTGGAGCTGTCCCTCCGTTAATCTTACTCTTCTCATACTTTTCTTTTACTGATAAATATCTGCAAAATTTACATAATTTGCCCCTCCTCCTCAAATACCGTGCCAGATGTGAAACAATGTTAAAATAAATATATATAAAATAAATGTTGTTTGATTTGCATAAGTTGAAATAAACATTTATATTTGTGAAAATATATTTTAAGACATATAAAATGAAAGAAAAAGAAACATACTTTAATAATGTCAATTTCCATAAAATAAACCTGATGATGAAGTTCAGGGAACTGGTATCAAAAAGTTTTATGTCGTGTTACGTCAAATCTGCATGGACGGATAGTATGGAAATAGAGTTTTTTGCTCCTTATGTTTCTGGTTTGCTTGTATTTACAAATCATGAGAATGGAAGGGATATTGTGGTGGATATAGATTTTTACAATCCCATTAGCAAACGGACTTATAATATAAAAAGGAATGGGCAACCAGTTATATTGCAATTAACCGATGATTTTGTGGATGAGGGAAAAATTGCGGAGGATTTCTGGAACAAATATGTGGTTAATGTTTATGACCATTATCCATTCTTAAGATCGGAGAACGTGGAAGATGCGAAAAATCTGTATTTTGATCATCTTAACAAGAAAAGTGATATTACCATTGTTTATTTGAAAAAATCAGATATTAATCAACATTATAGTCCTGTTTTGTTTCATGTGAGACATTCAGATGAGCTGGTATGGAGTGAAGAGGATGCACAAAGTGTATGTTTCAATGGTAAAAATTTGGATGTTCCATTTATTATTGGATATTATACTCAAAAAGACAGATACTTGTCTTTGACACCTTTTGCGATGAAGGTATATCGTGGATATGACAATAACGAAGATATGCATTCCTTTTATTCCAGACTCAAAAAAAGAGAAACAATGTTTTATATATATTGTCAAAAATATTGTCAGGATATAAAAAGGTATATGGGATTAAACGTTAACGAACCACTGCTGGATCATATAATAGAGCAGACCGTATCTTTCATAAAGGCAGAGAAAACAGATATCCAGTATTTTCCCGAAAAGGTTATAAATGATAATATTCCATGCCGAGTCGGTTTCCATGAGACGGAGAATGGGGAGGTATGGAAAAGAATAGGAGAAAAACAGATATATCCCTTCCCGTTGATAATATATTCGCTTATCAATACTTTCAGTTTTGAAATCCATCTTGATTTTGCATTTGATTGTTTGCTGTTCAAAGTAATGGATATGAGAATGATATATGATTTCTTTTGTCAAAAGTCCAATGGGCATTTGGAAAATGTTTTCTTTGTCAAAGAAACAGACAAGGCTTATTTTCTTGTGTTTGGTAATGACAAGGATACATATCGGACATTTAATTGTGACGAGATTAAGGAATGTTTTGATATGAATATTGGCAATGATATTATTGAGGAATGTAAAAGTAAAATAAAATAAAAAAATGACACAAATGAATAATACAGAAAACATGGTTGAAACATTCAAGAGTATAGGATTTTTATCTGATATACAGAATATGCTGAAAAACATACGCAGGGAAGTGTCTGCTGATTTTAGATTGAAAATATTAGATTCCTCCGAAAACACTCTTACCATTCAATTTTATGATGTATATACTTCCATAAAGGTTGTTATGGAACAAAATGAAGAGGACATAAAAGATTCTGCACTTCGTCTGTCTATTTCTGTCAATAATCTTGTTAATGGAAAAAGCATCACCACACAGAAAATATATCATTATGCGGATAAAAAGAATAGCAATTTTGCAGAATTATGGAACAAGTGGTACAGTTCGGCAAATGCAAAATCCGTATCAATGACAAAAAGTGATGTTCATGCAATGTATATTGACAATATCACTTTGAGCAAACAGGCTCCTATTCATGTTTTTTTTAGACATTATGACGAGTTGCTACATAATGAATATCAATATGGAATTGAAATGACAATTGACAATATCAATGAGGTGGTGAGAATCAACGATGACAGATACAAATTTGAGGACCTATATGGATATTGCATAGGTGAAAACAAATTTAATATCAAAGAAGTTTTAACAGATAATGAAATAGGCTCGGAAATGGAGAAACAGGAAATTGTAGGAAAAAACAAGATGAACTGTTTTAAACATCTGTTCGGGGATTTGATACATTGTCGTTTTAAAAAGGAATTGATAAAAGATATAGGTGATTTTAAAAAGGAATATGATTCATGGTTTAAGAAAATAGGATGCGTTTATGGAATAGATCATGCCATGGATGTATATGGAATGCTTTCTGATAACGAAATAGGTTCTGCTTCACTGGTTGAATTGAATTCGTTTTGGAAGAATTCCAACGAATATGGAATAAAGAGTATGGATATAGAAGATGCTTTCCATACCCCAGACAATTTTAAAATGGATTTTTCAAACATAAGAAACATTTTCAAGCCAACTGTCAAGGGATTTGATAATTGGTATTATAATATATTAAACTATATTGACGATATGGATAATGGAGATATCCGTTTGGTAATGAATACAGAATTAAAAACTTCGGACAGACTTGGAATTCTTATAGTAGATGGAAAAAATGATAAGTTTTTCCCAACCGAACTGAGTCTGAATATTAACACAGATAGTACTGCAGGTGAGTATATGTCCGCTTTTATTGAAGATTAAAATCGGAAAATGAAATATTCTTTTATCAAATTATATGATGATAATGAGAAAAATCATCGAATGATATATGAATGCGAAACAAAATATCATATAGTAAAAGACAAGGAATATGTATCTGCGAATCTGCTCATTTCCGTATCGGATAAAGATTTGAATTTTAATATTCTTGCCAATACGCATCCTGTTGGACTTCCGAAAGATGCTGTATATGACGTTTCTTATGGAATGAAGGTCTTTGCTTCCGATATTAAGATGGTTCTTCCTGATATTTCATCTATATTTGAGGACAAGACAAAACTTCCAATCATACAGGTTGCCCAGAATGGTATTTCTTTTCTTTCGGTTGAGGATAATAGGTATCAATCCTATGTTTTAACTGATAAGGGCAATATAAAAGAAACCATAAATGATGACAGGAGCAATCCATCAATCGTAGAGTTTACTCCAACAAAGGAAACTTTTATGTGGATGAAAAATTTATATTTTTTCATGGAATCTTTGAGTTCGCATTTTGAAAAATAAAACAAATATGAGTAAAATATTAATTAAAAAAGATATCCCTATTGATAACTTGAAAATGTTTTTGAATGAGTGCTGGATTTCAAATGACAACCCCAATGATGATGATGATATCTATCGCTCTTTGGACTTTGAATCACAATACGACATTGAGGTTCTATGTGACTTATCAAAATATCATAAGGATAAATACGGATTTTATCTGACGGATCTTGATGTATGCTTTTATACCGAAAAGGATGAGGGAGATTTTATTGTGGTTGAAAAAGATAAGAATACTTTTTCTGTCAACAAGAAACATATCAAAAGGTCAACAAAAGGAAAGATTCTTATCAATCTGATGGATAAAGATTATGCTAATTCTTTGAGAGATATCCTGAAGGAAATTACAACCAATGGAGAACGAAAGAATATGATGTCAAAACAGGCTTTATATGTTCTTCTTGTTGTAAGGAATACAGAAATGGTATCAAAAATGCTTACGTCTTTGCTGTATGATTATATGTTATCCCAACAGGATATCAAATGTATAGAAGTAGAAGGTTCTGCAAAACTGGAATATATGTTGGGACTGTATTTATCCAAATATATATATTATGATGATGAATGTGATGCCGAATTCCATAAGATTGAACAGGCTGATTCTTTTAATGGAGAAACTGTTCTATGTGAGTATGATAATGAGGAATTGACCAAAGTGGAGGTATGGTGATATAGACCATAATTATAATAAAAAAAGCGGAAGAATATAATCTGTTCTTCCGCTTTTTTCATTATATATGATTATGGTTATCTGTAATCGTAATCGTTCAATATTGGACTTTCATAAGAATCATCATCATCGCCGTCATGATCCACATACAGATCTCTGTAAAATTCCCTGTTGTATGGTTTTACTGGCGCATCTGATAAATATGCTCTATGAACATCATAATCCGCATTGGCAAGATTTCTGTCGTGCTCAAAACCGTTTATATAGGTATCGCCTTTTACTTTATGTGCTCCGCTCCAGAATGGTTTGTTTTCTTCCCAGTCGTGTTGCATCTGACCACCTTTGGAAGACAGTCTTTTATATAATTTAGCATTTGAATCCTGTATTACACTGTTTGGCACCCTGCTTTTGCCATCATTATAGAATACCAAATTTTCGTTATCATAAGGACCTCTCTTGTCTGCATAAGGTGATGTTCTGTCATACTGGTCCAGATACTCTCTCATGTCCTCTCTTGAATTGAAACCATTTCCGCCTTTGTTCTTTGCTTCGTTGACTGCGTTTATGATTATTCGATGGAGCTGTCCCTCTGTCAATCTTATTCTTCTCATACTTATTATTCTTTTTAAATATAAATAGATACAAAAGATTAATTATTGGTTTGAATACACAAAAAAAGCGGGGAAACTGTTAAGCTCCTCCGCCTTAAATTTATTCATAAGTTATATTGGAAAGCCTATCTAATTCCTGTTTTCCGTTTCTATATGAAGGAATATTATCCCTACTTGCGCTGGTTAGTTGGGCGTCAACCTTGTAATCAGGACAACGCCGAAACATCTTTTCATATGCGGGAGAATACTTTTCAAAGGACTTGGTCTCAGAATCACCATATAGGTAATCATCTTTATCTACATACCAATCCGAATTTCTTCTATCTGAGTCCATATAAGTTCTATTGCGCATTTTTATTCTTCCAGTGTTTGAAGGTTCAAAATACTGCTCACCTCTTTTATTTGAATAACCATACTGATTATTCAAATCATTTGATAGACTATCAGCAAAATTGTAACCTTGGCTATATCTTCCTAAATCGTAGGATTTATCCATACATTTCTTTTTTAGATCCTTTGTTATTTCGTTCAAGATATTATTGACAGATTCTCTTATTACATTGTGGAGCTGTCCCTCCGTTAGTCTTATTCTTCTCATATTATTTTGTTATTTTACTGATAAATATCTGCAAAATTTCAAGAATTTACCCCCCCCCCGCAAATACCGTGCCAGACGTAAAACAATGTCAAAATATTTACACAAAAAAGCGGAGAAACTGTTACGCTCCTCCGCTTGATTTTTAACTGCCCTGTAGCTGTTTAATATGTTGTGTTATCTTGTCACTTGTGTTGATATCGGTACACAAATGCATTGTTATTACGGAATACACATATTGGGAGATTGCCAATTGTTTTGTTTTGTCATTTTTATTGACATCTTTGAATAAATTACTATTCTGTATTCTGTTATTAACTTCACTGTAAATTTCAAGAAACAAAATATTGGGAAGTTCTACCTTCCCGCCTCTCTGCACCATTCCGAACACGGGCGTCTTGGTCTTTGTGGAGCGTCCTCGTGTGGCCTCCGTCCTTTTGCTCTCATGCTTGTTCTTCTCTCTTCCGCCCATGTAGGCCTCATCACACTCCACCTCGTCAGCAAGCGTAACATTATCCTCCTGACCAAGTAGGGTGCGTATCTTGTGGAGCATGAACCAGGCGGTTTTCTGTGTCACCTCGATGTCCCTTGCAATCTGATGGGAAGATACCCCTTTTTTGTGCGAAGACAGCAGGTACATAGCCATGAACCATTTGCGGAGGGGCAGCTTGGTGTTCTCGAATATGGTCCCAACCAGCACGCTGAACTTGTTTCCGCATCCATCACACTTGAATCTCTTTCCGTCACCACAGGCATACACATGGACCGAACCGCAGTAGGGACAAACCACCACGCTTCCCCAACGCTGCTCTTTGAGGAACTGACGGCAAATCTCCTCATTGCTGAAATAGCTTGCCAGACTTATTATTGAATCAAATCTCGTGAAATTTACCATATCTTTTCTTTGTTTGACGCAATACAAATATACAAAATTTATATTACATAAACAAATTTTAACGCATAAATTGTACACAAAATCCGAATTTATTCATCAATAGATAATGGAAAAATTGTTTTAGAAAATAATTCCATAAAAGAACATTTTTTGAAATAAAACACTATTTTTTAATAAAATACGATTGATAATGGACAAGGATGTTGCTGTATGGATAATTAAAGATAATAACAGATTAAAGAAATCTGACAAGGAAAAGGATTCTTATTTCAAAATTTTAAAAATAGAAAATAAAAAAGTTGAATTTAGAGTTTCCAACCATCTCACTCATTTATTGAATTGGAAAAAACGTATATCCAAGTTGTATTCTTCGGTAAATATAGCGATCTCTTTTATACACGGAGAAGCTATTCTTGATAAAGAAGAATGCAAAACGAATATGAAAATGGAAAATTGGAATCTTCCTCCTTTCGAGGTCTTACAGTTTGTTTATGATTGCGATACTTTGCATGATAGAGACTTGTTGTACATAAATCTAAACATTCACAAGGCACTGATAAGTGGAAAATATGATGATCCTTATAAAAATGACAAAACAAGGCACGCAAAAATTTACAGAATTGTTCCTAACAAAGATCCTATACTTGTATCTTAAAACAATGCCACAAAGGGCTTTGCCGCTTTTAGTTTTTCATAAAAGGGGCCAGTGTCAACAGGTATATTATTACCTACTGTTAAATAGGGAAGTTTGTCATCTTTGATATATAAGTTGGAATACTTGAAATTGGGAGTATTGTCATCACAAAATACTATGCTGAATAACTTCTTGTCAAACATATCCATTCCGAATGCATTGACGAACTGATCCAATCTGCAATATTGATTGGAGAGTCTTATAATTACATTCTGGTTCGAGTAAAATGTACATATCTCATCAGAACATGCCGAACAGTGAATGTTAATCCGATTCAGGTCCGATATGATATGATTGACTATCTGATTGTCTGTGTCTGCTTTTATTTCTTCTGTTGACATGGCTGATGCTTTTTGTTATTTATTCTCCTCTTTATTAGTTTTATAATCCGTTATGGTCTGTTTTATTTTGTCTAACAAAGCGGATTTTATTTCCGATTTATACTCATTCATAAGTACGGATATCAACATGTTTTTGGGAGTGCTGTTATCCAAATCGGTTACATCTTTTTCCACATTAACAATAGATACATTTTTGAGCATAGGAATGTCGTTGATATATCCTGTCGGAGAATATAATATATCCATCAAATATGATGTTATTGTCTGTTCTATGTCTTCATAAAACATTATATCCTGTTCGTCAAGCTGATAGGATATACAGTGAGATGCAATAAGATTATCTTTGGATATCTTTATATTTTTGGCTTTGTTGCGTATGATGTCGGAAATGACTCCCAAGACCAAATCTCCGTTGATATCTATTACGGTAGGAAGTGTTAGTTTATTCTTTATTTTGTCATACAGTTCTTCTAATATGGGAATTTGTACCACATTATACAGATACATGGTATCCAGAGCACTCTGTTTTGATAATTTGATTTCCATTATAAAATTTGTTTTATTAATATGTTATATTGATTGTTTTTACATTTCTAAAATAAATGATAACCATTGTATATGGTGAATACTTTTGTCTGCAACAAGTGATGTTGAATGATTTATCATCAATGTCAATATATAAATCGTCTTTATAATATGGCATATACAGACAATACATATTGCCGTCTTTCATATACACCATCAATGTTGCTTTTCTGCTTTTATCGCATTTAAACCGTTCGATCCGTCCTTTCCATATATCCACCAGTTCCTCATACTGAGCTTGACGCATGTTTTGTGCGTATGTCCTGTTATCTCTTTTTTCTAATAGATAACACATGATTATTGAAACTATCAGTATAATCATGACTATTATAAATGCGACTACCATAGAATTGAATATTTATTTTGTTTAATTTATATAATCAATCATTTTTTACCAGAAGTTTACTAATGCAAAAATGCAAACATCTTGGTATTATTTTATTGATTTTTTATTTGTATATAATTGTTGTATTTATCTTTCATGGATATAAACTGAACCGTATCTAATTGTATGGTTTCCCATTTGCTTTTTGTTATGCGTATTGTATCATTATCAATTTGTGTAATGAATTGAGAAAGGCAATGCGATGGTATGGTATATTCTTTACATCCGTAAAAACTTATAGATAGATCGCTGTTTATTGACTGACAATCTGTTATAAACTCTTTTAGGATATTGATGTCTATACATTTTGATATGTTATCATTGTCAATGATTCCTCCAATATATTTGATATTTTGGTATGGTATCTTTATCAAAATAATTGATATTCCATGATTGTTTAAGTCGTTATTTATATACATATTTTGACTATTGGTAGATATATGTAAGATCAATCCTTTATCTTTTACCTCTACACAGCTATGTGTTCCATCTTTACAGCTTGAACTGTTATTGGAAGAATAGTTGTTTGTGTCAATGTATATGTATTCATTTTGATATGTTTTTATTTTTAAAATACTTTTTTCCGTCTTTAAGATGTGCATTATTCTGCTCTTTATAATAAAATCATGTTTTTGTGCTTTGTTTTTTCTGATTTCATACATAGAGTAAATCAGCAACAATATTAATATAACAGGAATCAAGTAGCAAAAAATCAATTTAATATAATTCATATTCATGTTTTTTTTATTTTTGTTATTTTCTTTTTATGTATAAACTTTCATAAACCATAGCACCTCTGTCGGACATTCTAATTCTTTTAAAAGAGGAGTTCCCGCTTTTAAGATATTCGTGTGTATCATACAGGGATGGATCTATCGTGTCAACTGTATTGTCGTGTTTCCCGCTTATTCCGTCATAGGAGAACATATAACTGCATCGGACATCCTGTTTCATCCATGTCATCCATCTGTCGGCGTTGAATTCCTCCGCTTCGTACATTCCTTTTGTGCGTGCATAGGGCGGGTCCATATAAATGAAATCTCCCTGTTTGTTGTCCTTGCAGATATCTATATAATCACCGCTTTTAAGAATTACCCTTTTGTCATTCAGTACTGCGCTCCATTCTTTCATGATGCTTAACAGTTCTTCTGGATTTATTCCGTCACGATGTATGTGCAGGGAATTGTTGAATTCTCCGCTCTGATTGTATCTTGGCATTCCGTTGGTGGTCACTCTCATGATGAACATGAACAATGCTGGTTCCCTTAGTCTGTTGTACTCTTCTCTTATCCTTTCGTAACGGGTACGTTTGTCGGTCCAATTGTCGATTCCTTTTAGAATGTTCCATTCCGATTTGTATTTTTTGTAAACGTCCTCGTAATCATCCCTTACGGCAAACCATAGGTTCATAAGTCCAAGATCATAATCGCTTAGAATGAATCTGCTTATTTTGGAATTCTTTTCCTTGTCCTTGTACAGTTGCATGAAAACGCTTGCTCCGCCAAGGAATGGTTCATAATATGTTCCTCCGTCCTGTATGTCAATACGCTTCACTATTTCCTCGCTCTGGCTCCTTTTGGAACCGCTCCATTTGATGCATGGTCTTATTCTGCTCATATAATTGTTATTTATTCTGTTACACAAAGATAAAAAAAATAATTCAAACAACAAAAAGTCATTTGAATTATTTTTATAAAATATTTCTTTGAAACATGTGTCTATGACTCTTCTGTATCATTATGTCGCACCACTGTTCTGAATACTGCTATCAGCCGTTGCTGTCCCTGCCACTGCCGCTCATCTTTAGGTACGGTATATTTTGAGGACACTATAATCTCAGTGTTGTCTGTTTCCAGTTCATTGTCAAGGCACGAATCCAGACTGAATGTCTCAGTTATTCCAGTCTTGTCTTTCATGAAATGCGGTGAGTGCCTTAGGACATACTTGTCTGCATCTGACAGTAACTCAGTTATAGAATTGCAGTTGTTTGACATGTTGTCTATGTGCAGTGTTCCGTTGTCCATGCTGTTGTCATTGAACTTGCACACGATTTCGTTCTCCTTGGCCCATTTATCAATGGCACAGGCCTGTTCTGCAGTACCAGTCTCACTGTTGAAACTGAATAAAACATCTATATCCATATTATTAATTGTTTGAATTAGAATTGTTGTCATTGTTTTCAATAATCATTTTTATTACTGAATCATAATATAACTCGGTTGATGATTTAAACTCTATTGATGATTCAATTTTCTTTTGTTCTATCATTTTGTTTGTTTTTTTTGTTGTTAAAACTCAAGCATTTTTGTCATTATAAATCTGAATAGCTTCATGATACAGTAAAGAGTGAGCGCACTTACCATTACCGTGATACAGAAAATCCATGCTCTTAGGTTTCCTATAAAAAAGCTGCTTTGAAAAAATTGTTCTAACGTGTTCATTCTGGTTCTTTTTTTTATTTTGTTTTTATTTGTCTTTGTTTCTTAGTCTCTTGATATTATCTATTAATTCTTTTAGATCCACAAGAAACCATTTTGACATCATTATTAGTATGCGTATTGTTAGCGCAATCCCAATAATCATTAGTAATATCATCACTGTTGTGTTGAATATCGTTATCATACTTCTTTGTTTTTGTCTTTATTCATTAGTTCATTTATGTTATCTTTTAGATCTTCAAAAAAAGATGTTGCTATTATTATTAGCATGTGTATTGTCAGTGAGATTCCACCAATAATCATGAGCAATATCATCACTGTTGTTTTGAATATAAATTTAAATATTTTTATCATACTGGTTTGTTTTTGTCTTTATTGGTCTCCTCTCTTACATCCAGTCCCCACACATCCCAACCTAATGGTTTATGCCGTGCAAATAATTCAATTTTCTTTTGTGTCGGAAACATCTCTTCTATTTTGTGAAGTACTTCTATTGGTTTCCTGCTATGCTCGGTTCTTGGAATCCTAACTAATTGCTGAATATTTCGAGACCCTCTCGGAGTGGGAATTTTTCCTTTTTTGAAAATCAGACACAATTCACAATTAGATAGTGTATATTGTCCTGGATTGTGATTGCACTTATCCCATACAAAACCAACGGTTTTATATTCAAATCCCCATGACAGGCCTAATTCTATTCCTTGGGCCAGATGAGGATTGGTAACCCACATAAACAAAAGACAATCATCTGCACATATATCTTGAACAGGGAGTTTCTCCATTATTTTCGTTTTTATTGTGGGATATTTGAAATTGGCTGCGCTGATAAAAATATTCCTTTGCCAATTTTTATTTTCAGATTTTTTGCTTGATTTATCAAATTGCATTTTGCCTCCGTAGTCCCAAGGAGGATCGCAATAAATGATATCATATTTATCTTCGGGAAAGTCTGGATAAAACTCTGGCAACTCATTTATCATTGTTCTTCTTTTTTGAGAAGGACTATAAATCCTATAACCAGAAATTCCCGATTCGCTATTTTCAGATTGTGGTTCCACATTATCGACATCATCTGCAGATTCTTGTGAAAACAAAGATTCTATTTTGCTGATTATTTTTACCATAATTCTTATTATTCCTTATTCTTCTTTCTCAAAAAGCACAGGTATATTGTTATACATACAGCGAAGGTCAATGTCATACCAAATGCGAATCCTATCAGCAGTTGTTTCTCATTGTTTCTGATGTACTGCTTTATGGTTCTCTGTTTGCGCCAACCATCATTGTGAACTATGCCATATTCCCTGTATTCGATTGACGTCTGCATTAACTTGTATTGAGTTCCTGATGGTGTTGTCAGAATATCTCCTTCTTCCAAATCTAATTTTCTGGTCATATTTATTTTATATTGAAATTTAAAAAAGCTGATTTATGAACGGAGAACAAAGAACGATGCAACTTGTCTCCATCCAGTGTCATCATGTAATATTGTGAATAGTTATTGCCCATATACAGGTGAAACCACATCTTTTTGCATATCTGTTTGTCATCATTGAAAGTATGGTCCAGATATATATTCAATTCCTTTGTATGCATCTTTCCGTTGATCCTCTCTTTTGATATGTCTATCTGGCATTGTTGATTTCATCATCTGTAAAACCGAGAGATAACAGTTTATTTTTGGTACACATGATATTTTTATGTAATTGATTATTCCTTGTCCTTGCATCCGAATTCCTTTAGAATTTGATATAACGCTTTTATGTCGTAATCTGGATATGTATCGGCATTTCTTAGAGTCATACCTGCGGTATTGGGACCGTCATCAAACTTATTGTCTTTGTTGTATGTGAATTTGATTTGTGTGTGAACGTCATGATAATGTATATGGATTCCGTTCTTTAGAAAAAACACCAGTCCTCCATTTTCGCTTATGTTGACAAAGATATCCTGATTGCCATCAAGACTGCCAAAACATAAAAGGTCACATATATTGACCGATGAATTCATATCCATATCCACCTCCCATAACTTGATGATAGATGGCAACTTCCCGACATCGTCAAAATTTCTTTTCATACGCAGAGTTAATCTGTTGATTCCACATTCTGATCTTTTAAGTGCCAGCTCTATTGTGTTTTTTTCTCCAGTTTTTACAGGGAATACAAGATAGTCATTATCGGATAAATCATCCCTTAGGATCTGCTTTCTGTTACTCGCTATTAATTCTATCATATTTGTTTATTTTTATTTATCCGATTCATCGCAATTGGAATCATAGGCTCCCATACTTTTCATTATTTCATACAGGGACCTGATACATATACCTTCTTTTGATATGTGATGATTATCTGCAAAGTCGCATTGTATCACATTGTCTTTTGCCATTTTTGCTCCATGTGTTGCTATACGCAGACTCCACGGATCATCATCGCTGATGATTATCTGTATCTGTATCTTTCCCTTTATTCCCATGGAAAGTTTTCCGTCTGCTTCTATCTTCATTTCGATATCATCATTGGCATCACTGATACTTGAGAAAAACAGAAGGTTGCGCAATATTACGCTTTGCTCAAGTCTCATGTCCATGCTCCACAGTGTCACATCGTATTTGGCCTGTCCTTTCAAATCAACATTGTCCATATCATGGGACATGTCCAGTGTCAGTATGTTGTCTGTCCCGTGAACAAGGCTAATTCTTAGCGGACACTCTGTATCCACATGTCCATATTTGTCTGTAACATAAAAATTAAAAACGTCTTGTTTGATATACACCCAATTATATCCGAAACTGCCGTTTTTAGCTGCAATTAATCGTATCATTTTCTTATTTATTTATTATTTTATTATTTATATTTTCCCCCCCGTAATCCCCAATTAACCGTAAAACACGGAGGGGGGGGGAGGGAGAAAAAACATATATCTATTGTTTTGTTTTGTTTATTACCACCATACCGCAGGGAATACACCACAAATCACTCATATCCGCCACGCTATTATCCAAGCCCTGCTTGTTGTCCTCTTCTTTATCTTTATTATCGTCTATCATATATATATAATTAAAAAAATATTGTTTCATTGTTTAATCAATGTTCCCCCGTAATCCCCAATTAACCGTAAAACAAGGAGGGGGAACACATGGGGAACATCTATATATTCTATTGCTGAATAATAATCCACCATCCAACACCCCAGACCATTTTACTCCCCCCAGTAATATGGTCTTTTTTCTCATCCTATCGCATTTAGCAACAACCAGAGACTCTTGATCTTTTCCACAGCATATATCTCATCCGAATAACAATCATAGAAATGTGTCACTCCAACCCAGTTCCCATTTCCACCACCATATATCTTTACATTGGAAGAACCATGGTCACTGATGACTATCTTTATATTCTCCCCTTTACCACCAAAGGTCCCAAATGAAATATACCCGTCATGACCAATAGTCATTGTCACCCTTTTACACCTTAATCCCATAGCGTTGTAATACAACAGGTCAAACAGATTCAACCCCACAGGATACTTTATACATATATTGATACCCATTATCTCATGCGCTTCTTTTCCCTTTTCCTTTACCATAAGCGATATCCTATTCCCATCCCTCGACAGCTGCATGTATACACCACTACCACACCTGAACCTGAAACAGTCCATATTCTCAATCGTTGAGAACCCATCCGCAATATACTTCTTTTTCATTTTATTTATTTTCTTTTTTTTATTTACCCCACAAAGTTAACTGTTTCTTTTCTTATATGCAACTTTTTACTATACATTTTTTTCGGAAATCATCCCCCATAATCCATTCACGCTGTCACAACACCCGTCATCCTTTATCCTGCAACTCATACCTGCATTTCCCTCCTCATCCTTGTCCATCCTGCAATATATATTATTGGCTAAATTATCATGGCCGTTAATCCTTATCCTAATGCCCTCATGTGGATATTCCCCACTCCTAAACTCCATTATCCCGTCTTGACCTATCTCCATATACACCCTCTTCTTCTTTATCCCCATCGCATCAAAAAACAACATGTCAAAGAAATTCAACCCATCAGGCCCCTCTGTCTCCATCCTCTTCTCCCACAACCTGCAAGGCACAAGCCCACTGCATGTGACATTGTTACGCTCCTCCCATAACGATACCACGTTTCCAGTACCCCGCTCCAGTGTAATATACCTGTATCTGTCTAACGGAAACTTGAATACACTCCCATTCCCTACACAACTGCGATAGTCAAAACCAATCGCTTCACTAATAATATTCTCACTCATATTTTTTTTTGTTTTTTTATGTAATTACTTAGTCGTTTTACTTAGTCGTTTTACGTCCGTTTTTAAGTCAGCACCGTACTGTCTTTACGTTCGCCTTTAAGTACTCTCGCTCGGAAGTGCCCTAAACACTTAAACGTTTTACGTTCGCTCCCCAGTCGACACTATTCTATTTTTACGTTTGTTCCCAATTCGGTTGCGTACTCTCTTTACGTTTGTTCCCTGATACTCCAGCTCGGAAGTGCCCTAAACACTTTGCCGTTTTACGCCTGTTCCTAAGTCGGCACCGTACTCTCTCTACGTTCGCTTCCCAGTCGATTGAGTACTTTATCTACGTTCGCCTTTAAACACTACCGCTCGGAAGTGCCGTAAGCACTTTACCGTTTTACGTTCGCTCCCAAGTCGGCACCGTACTATATCTACGTTCGCTTCCCAGTCGATTGCGTACTTTCTTTACGCTCGCTTTTAAACACTACCGCTCGGAAGTGCCCTAAACACTATTTGCTGTTTTACGTTTGCATTTAAGTCGGTTGCATACTCTCTTTACGCTCGCTTTTAAACACTACCGCTCGGAAGTGCCGTGTCGTTACTTATTAATAATCAAAAAAACGGAAGCCGATATCTGAATTGTTTGGTAACGATTTTACGCCGTTTGCGGGGGTATCAAAAACTGCGAATTCGGAAATGTTATCTACTTGATTATTAATAACTTATCAAAAATGCGTTTTCGTAACTGCCTGATAATCAGAGAGTTAGCGCAGTGTGCAAAAATTACGTGTTTGTGCCTGATAATCAGCGAGTTGCATCAAAATACCTCAACAAATTGTTTAAATAATTTTAAGGAAATTTAACATCTAAACCGATACTTTAGACTTTAATGCTTATATTGTTGAGTATCAACGCTTTAACCACTTAAAGTTAAACAAGTAGTTTAAATGTTAAAAAACTTAAACGTTCAGCGAAATTCCACTGTCCGTCATGGGAAATGCTGGAGAGCTGTATGTTTTTTCTTTTTCTGCATATTGTTTAATTGTTTACAGGACAAAGATACGGAAAAGGAATAAGAAAAGCAAATAAAACACGAAAAAAAGCAGAAAAAAGTGATTGTGGTACTATTTATAGAGTGAACGGAAGAAATCGAAAGTACTGGATACCGATAGAGCCGATGGGCATTGTCTTAGGACCCCGCTTAGCAGAAGCCGACAGGTACGATGAACGAAGTAGACAGGAGCCGTTCGGACATAAAGTGATGAGATAGCAGTAGAAAACGCAGGGTAAGATAAGGACCCGCTACGGCATTGCCAAACTCGCGATTCTGCATTTATATACTGCAATTAAGTCACTGAAAATAAACGGTTTAGGTTGGCTGTACGAAAAAAAGGAGTATGGTTAGCCAAGATTTTTTTTTGTCATATATATAAGGTATATGAAAAAAGATACTATTTATAAACAAATAAAATGACAATGAGAAGAATGATAAACGAGCGCAGGCTGGACAGAATAATCAGTAAGAACATCAGCCGAGCATTGAACGAAGGGATGATGAACCGCATGCGAGGAGCGTGGAACGGATTTGTGAACGGAGGGAACAATCAGAGTTACCAAGCGAATCCATATCCAGCAGGCAACAACGGACAACAGCAGCAGCAGAACAACGGGAACGGACAGCAGCAGCAACAGCAGCGGTTCGGATATGCGCAGCAGGACAAGAATGGCAAGTACCAGTTCACGCAGGCCAACGCAGGAGGCAACAGCCAGAACCAGTCACGGGATGCGTACAACAACTCATTCCTGACGTATTGCCAGTATGCCAATGCCCAGATGGAGAAGATGTCCCAGTGCATAGAGCAGGGAAATTACAAACAAGCCTACGACTGGAGTCTTGGAGCCATGGACAACCTGAAAAGAATACAGTCGGGCATAAGCAAGGACTCCGCCAACGGACAGCAATAAGGGAAAACTATCAGCATAATAAAGCAGCCAGAAATGTTAAAAAACGTTATCTGGCTGCTTTTTTTGTTGAAAAAAGAAAGAATACAAATAAAAACACATATATTTGCAGATAATAAAATTATATTATATGAGTACAAAAGATGAGAATCAGATGAATCTAAAAGAGAAGTTTGAGGAGCTGTCAAAAATTGTCAACGAGGATTTTGGCGGAGGGGTGACGGTAAGTTATGATGAGAATCCCGAAGCGAACGACAGGTCCTATATAGATCCCAAAGGAGCGTACAACAGAGCGGATGCTGAATTTATGATTAGCTACATGTACTTTGATGTTATCGTGTCCATGTTTGACAAGCAAGACAAATGC